TTGTCTCCTTAAAATAATATTTTTATATATAATATATATGATATTAAAATAAGGAGGTGATATTATGTTTTGGAACATACTTAGCTATGTTCTCTGGACAATGTTTATGCTACGAGTAACTCTTCCGGTGCTACTCGTAGACATGTTCAGAAATAATACTAGATATATCGTATCTAACTCTTTATGGGTTACGATACCTATATTTCTAGCAGTAGTTTGTTTTATGTGGTTTAATACTCCACATAATGCATTCTATTTATTACTAGCTGTATCCATGGGTTACTACATCCAAAAAGGCATCTACATACGACTATATACAGATAACCTGGATATAACAAGCTAATAATATAAAAATAGGTAGTTTAATCTGCCTATTTTTTTTTTATTCAAAAATTATTGGAATAGCTTTTTTATTATAGTCACATAAGATTTCACATGGCTTTAAGGTGGTATATCCAGTATACCTAAGACGATCAACTGATGTCACAGTATCTATATGTGTCTTTATAATAAATTCATCTTTTTCTCTTCCGATCACTATTTTTGTTGGATGTATATATTTCTTTTGTAAAAAATCTAATATGAATCTTAATGTTCTTCTTTCTTCTGCATTTTCTAACATGTTAATCCTCTCCTTAACTTCTTTCGTCTATATGATCTATTAAATCTGTAGCTAATCCCATACAAGCATAATTAGCATCTAAATGTAATAATGTCATTCTACCATCTGCACCATTTGGTAAATCAGCTAAGCTAAAATCTAAATCTTGTCGTATTAATTCATTCATAGCTTTCTTTGTTATCCTATTATCTCCTCTAGGAGAAAATAATTCTTTTATAATAGGATCTACTACAGAACCATAAGCTGCCATAGCTGCTACTTCATCGTCTGACAATAATCCTGTTTTACTACCTCTAGTAGCTTGGTTATTCATATCACGATGATTCGTGTGTATTGTAGAAGCATTTTCTTTTGTAGCCATTTGTTGTAATTTAAGTATCTGCATAGGCATTACCATTATTTTATGTTTAGTAGTAACACCATTTTTGTAAGGTAATTTTAGTTTTTCTTCTAACACTACACCTGTAGATTTACAAATCTTATCCACATTACTTTGCTCTAATTTACTATCTTCTGCATATAACCTAATACGACCATTCTTTTTAATAAACCAATCTTTGATTTCTTGTTCATTCATAGAACTAAACTTTTTTTCGTAACGTTCATAAACGTCAGGAAAGGTCGTTCCTAGGTGTTTCTTTAATTCAGCTAGTATTTTATCCTTTACTGCCATAAAACCTCCTAAATCTTAAATATGAGCGTCTAGAGGTCATTCATTAACGCTCTTGTTTTTATAATAATATAATCTTTTATAGTCTTTGTTAATTTTACTATACCATTAGAAGTCTTTAAATCTTCTGGATCTTCATTACTATATTTTGTATAATTTCTAATAAATTCTCTGATAAGTTTCATTATACGAGAATCTAATTCTTTTGCTAGTGGATCTTTCATACGAGCAGTATTAGATTTAGTAATGAATTGTTGTTTCATTTTATTCCAATCTGTTCCGTGTGTTTTTACATAATAATCTATGTATATATTTGCATACCTAGAAAATATTTTTTCTTTAGTATTACACAATACAGAAGTAACGCACCCCCTTCTTATAGGAGTTTCTAATCTTAATGTCTTTAAGATTAATTCATCCAAAGATGTAGAAGTTAAATTGTCTACCATACTTTTAAGATTACTTATCTTTAAAGAATTATTACTTAATGATAATCTACCTTCTTCTGCTTCATCAGATACACTTAAAATATAACCTGATTTTTCTTCTTTCTCTGCCGCATAATAATGACTAGCTAAAGTATTTAACAAAGAATTAATTCTACTATATATTGTATTAACTAAATCTATAATATTTTGATCATTAGGTGTTTGTAATATAGCAGTTATTCTTTTACTATCACTTGCATTTTCTCCTTGTAAAATCGTAGAAATAGTTTCTTGTAAAGCAACATATGCAGATCCATATTGTTTAAAATAACTCTTCATAGTCAATTTTTTCTCAATAACGTATTTCATTACATGTTCTTTTACATTGTGCCTGAAGTATTGTTTCCATCTACTACCGAATATTGTTACAGCTAAAAAATCTAAAAATATTCTATCACGTGTTTTATAATAAGATATAATAAGACCCATTCTTAATAAAGATCCAGATACTTTAAAGTCTTTTTTTAATAATGGATGACTACCTTTAAATTTATTCCATTCAGCTGTTGTTATATCGTATAAATTTGTTATACGAGCTTCATTAGTAGATCCGAATACAATAAAATCTTTTAATAGTCCATCTAACATAGCATCGTGGTTATTAGATAAATACCTGTAGATTTGTTCTACTACTTTTTGATCTCTATCTTTTATATAATGTTCTTCAAAAAAATCTTGTATTTCAAAAGAACCTTTTTGAATTGGTTTAGCTTCTCTAAAAGGTTTATTAAACAATGGATAATTCTTGTCATTTCCTGCATATAAAAGCTCTATAGATTCATTCATGTTATCTCCTTTCTGTAAAAAATATATACTTATAGTTCGGGAGTAATATACACCCCCCTAAGGGGGTGAAAGAGATATTTATATGAATATGTTGCTAATTTTTTAAAGTTCCCCAGATATTACTCCAGGGAACCAAAAGGTCTTTATGAGAAAATGGTATACTATATAGTTTATTTAATATTACTAATATTTTTGTTTTTATGTATTTTTTACTTCTTTTAAATTTAAAGCAAATAAAGATCGGACTTTATTTATTTCTCTTAAATATATAGCTTCTATAGTACCAATAGATGTATAGTAGATCCAGAAACAAATGTATAATCCCATAGCTACAGAAACATTATCGACATGTAACCAAAGATTGGCTGTTAGTATATTGTACATTACACCGAATGTCCATCTATTCATATTTCTTCTATAATCTAGAAAAATAAATCCGAATGCTACCAGGATTAATACAATATAATAAACGTCTCCTATTGATTTATCTAATAATATTTTGTCTTCAAATACATCATTAATTATTGTAGCTACACATACACCTATAACTAACCAAACATAGAATGTTCCCATATTATGACAATTTTTACCATGTCTTCTTGTTGAATTTATTTCCTTTGCTACTAACGATCTCCATTGATGTTCATCTTTCGTATAATACAGTTCGATTGCCCGTAAAATAGCAAATGGGATATAAAAAGCTATTTTTATAAACACATCTATGTTTAATCCGTATTGAAAGGCTATATAAGTATAGATAGATAAATAAAATATTCTTAATATTATTGCTCTTCGATCATTAGCTAAAATATACATACTAGCAATAATTGTTATATATAACATTAACGTGTCTAACCAAGTATTTTGGTTAAGAAAAAATAATGGTATTATAAAAAAAATACCACAAATTATAAAATGAAGGTTAAATAAGACTTTCTGGAATTTAGTATATTTATTGAGATTTCTAACCATTAGATGTTAGAGAAGTGTGCATAGCTGATTTGATGAATAGTAGAGTATTCTAATAATTCTTTTAATAATTCAGCTTTCTTATCTGCAGCACTTGCCCAGTCTTCTAGTTTTAAATTCAATGTTCCCATTCCAGTTTGTATAGTCTCTATAAATTTTCCTTCATTTTGATATAATGTAGTCATTAAATTATATTTACATAAATCATAGAAATCATGTTCTCTAGTTTCTGATATACCACTTAAATTGTCTCCTTGTGATACATAAAAAGACATAGCAACAGTAGTAGATTGGTATAATGGTCTAGGGAACACAAATCTAAGTTTATTAGGTTTCTCATAATAACAAGCAATATTCATTTGGTTAACTGCTTCAGCATTTCCTTGTCTATAATTAGAATATAAAGCAGTATAAGAATCTATTAGATTTAAATCTGGTAAGAATGCTCCGACAAATGTTCCTACACCGGCAACTGCTTGATCAGATGATGCTAATACTTGTCTTATATCTTCTATTACTAATCCACTTCTTCTTATATTATCAATAATATATTTAGGTATAGCATACACATCATATTCTAATTGTAATTTAGCACTAAGTTCGACATTTTGAAATGTTACAGCTTGTTTAAAATAATGTGACCATTCTTCTAAAGAATGTACGATTATATTATCATAAATATCTTTATCTGTATATGACAATTTAACGAATCTAGATAAACCTAATTCATCTTTTAATCTTTTAATTAATTTATTGATATTCATAATATCACCTAAAATGCATTTTCTCTAAAAGCTTTTAATTTAGATCTTTGATCTTTATCAATTTTACTTACTTTAGTAAAATATCCTTCTCCTAAAGAAACAAGTGTTTCATTATCTTTTACATCTAATAGATTATAACTTTCTCCTTTAGGTACTGTTCTACCTGTATATTCATAATCCATAGTAAATAATGGAGCATCTGAGATCATGAATTCTTTACTATCAGGTACATAACTATTAGGATTACCTGGATAGTTAACCCAGTCAATAGTTATTAAAATTATATCTCTTAATGTACGATATCCATTTTCCATATGTTCAGATCCTAGTACTCTGATAGAGAATGCTGGTAATTCACCATTAATAATAGCTTTAGCTAATAAGTTACCATTACCTGGATATGTTCTAACTCTACCCATTAATGTATCTCCGTCAAACCAAAGCTTTGTCCATTTGAATTGAGCTTTATCCATAGGTACTACTACCCATCTATCAATGTCTTTAGGATTTAATGGATGTCCTCCTTCTCCATACATAGCACCCCTATTTAACAATTCTTGAACCATAGCTGACGCAACAGCTTTCTTCATCTCTTCTAAAGGATACATAACTTTATTTCTTGTAGGTCCTGGTAATTTAATTACTACAGTATCAAATTCAAATACTTTCTCACCACTATTTAATTCATGTATAGAAGATTTATCTACAGCACTTGCAGATTCAGCATATGTAGCTCTATAAATTTTACGATTTAACATGTTAACCTCCTTATCTTTTTGATATATTAAATGGTTAACATGCAACTAATAGTAAAAAAAAAACCAGCCACAAGGACTGGGAAAAACTTTTATAGAATCTTGTGTACCTTTTTCAATGCATTTACCTCCTTCCAAGTTTTTATTTCTCCTTTTTTCCATCTTAATTTAACATCTTCCTGATACTGTTCCAATCTGTCAAGTTTTCTTTCAAGTGATTTTTCCATGTTACCTAGATCCACTATCTGTTGCAAAGTTAATTCTGCTGGACTTTCTAATATTGCTGATACTTCTTGTGCTTTTTGTGCGATATCTCCCGACATCTGATATAAATCTCTTCTAATTTCTTCCCATGTTACTTGCTCTTCTATCGCTGCATATAATTCTTTTTGATGTATTCCTTTATTAATCCATATTGTGTTACCATAAATATTAATAATTGTATTACCTTTTGCTGCACCATTTAATCTTTCTCCGTACTTTTTCATAACTTTTCCTCCTAAAATTTTTATTATATATTATTTCTATCAAGTATATAATATACAAAAAAAAAACTTAAGGTATTCAAAAATACGTAAAAATAAAAGCCCCCATATGGGGGCCTATTTTATTCATATTCTGTTATTATTTCACGAAGTTTAATTTCGAAGTTAAGTAGATGATAAGATATAGTATGTCCTGTATAGAATAGAATATTAGATACTTTTTGACATATACTAACAAAAGTATCTTTTGCATCGTCTATACTTATTGTCTGTATTAATTTCTTTATTTCATTGAAATTATTTTTTGCATCTTTCCAAGAAGGTTCAAGATATAGTCTACTAAATATAGTATCGAAACTTGTAAAGACTTTGTAACAGTTGTCTCTTAATAGTTTATTTTCATACTCTTCTTTTAAAATTAATCCTCGAACATCTTCTTTCTTTAATTCAAAAAGATTTAATATCTCTGGTAAAGCTTTTCTATATATGATAATCTTTTTAGGTAGAAGATATGAAAACACTGCTTCAATTTTATCTATTATGATTTTTATATTATCTTCGTTATAATCGTTTACTACCGTTTCAAGAAAATACAGGTTTATCAACATCTTATTTTTTGAAACGGTTGACAGTACCTTATTATCTTCATCATCCTCTATTAAATACATAATAGGACTTATAGCTTCTCTAAATCTTTTTACTCTAAAAGTATTAGACCAATTTACAATCTCTTGCGTAAATTCATCTAGTATGTCTGTAACTGTTTCTTTTTCTTTTTTCATTATTTTCCTCCTTATTATAATAACATATTTTCGATTTCGTCATAGAATTTTCTGAAAATTTCTTTATGTTCTTCATTCTTATCTATCCTCAACAAGTATTCTATTTTCTCAAATATAGAGATTAATTTATCCTTATCGTCAGAATAAATATCTATCTCATTAAATCTGCATGTTATACCATATAAAGTAGAATAAAGTTTAGTATCTTTATTTTTATAATAATAATTGGATATTTTTTTGAAATCATCCTCGTACCTCTTTTTAATAGAGGCTAAATTATCCTTTAACTTAGTTTTCTGGTCTTGAATAAATATTGTTAAAGACGTCTGTTCTGATAATTTTGTTGAGAAGACTCTGTCAACCTCTGAAATAGTTTTCCAGAATACTTCTCTATTTTTAGGAAATATTTTTATTAAAAGCTCACATAATTTCCATTGTGTATCTTTATCTTCTTTTAATGGTTTATTCAACATTGAGCTCGTAATACTATGTAAGACTTCATATATTTTATATCTATTATACTTATTAAATTGAGGACGTTCTGCACATTCATCTTTCAAAAGATAGTCGACTAAAGGATAAAACACATCTACGATTTGTTTTCTTTGATATGGTTCTAACCATATTCTAATCCAATCACCAGAAGTATACGATCTTAAACAAGAGTTCGGTAAAGGTTCGCCTACCTTTACGTAGGCTTCTTCATATATCTTCTTCTCTTCTTCGGTCATTTCTTTATCATATTTACTATTATCTTCTACCTTATCTTCTTTCGTTCCATTTAAAAGTTTTAATGTATTCTGTAATGATTCTAAAGTATCATTTAAAGATTTTTCTACTTGGTCTAATATTTTCATTTTAATCATCTCCATTATATTCTTTTTCAACGTCTGGATCGAATAGTTTTAAAATTGTTCTTTTTAATTCTATTCCATCTTCAATATTACCAACATCTTTAGCTTTAGTATTATAGATTATTTCTAAACTACTTATTCTTTGATCTATACGTGGTAATAAATATCTTTTATACCAAGATATATCTACATCATCATCTGACATAATATAAACTTTTGCTCTGTAATGATATTTAGTATACTCCATTATTATAGATTTCATATTAGCCATACCACCAACAGCAATATACATTCCATGTGGTTCAGGATTTAAATATAGATATGTATTTATTATATCGAAAGGTCCTTCAGCTAATACTAATACAGAATTCTCATCATCAAATTTATTTATATTATCTTCTATAAAATATGGCTTATGTCTAATTGGTTCTTTAGTAGATCCAGTAACTAATGTAACTCTACCTCTTTTATCTCCATTAATTTGACGATAATGTACTGTAGAATAAGCACTATTAAAAAAGTAAATAAATTTATCTCCTCTTTCTTCCCATAACACTAAAGGATAAAGTTGTTTTATTCTTATGTTATTTATTTTTTGCCAATTCGTTATATTTGTTGTAATTCTTAATTTATCCTGTACTTCAAATATATCTTTACCAGTCCTATCTCTAAAATAATCATTAACTGCTGTATCTATAACTCCTAATAAGAAATCTCCTTTACGAGAATAGTATTTTGGTGTAGTAGAATAATTATGATATTTTAAAGATTCGTCTTCTAATGCTTGACATAGATCTTCTGGTAATCCTAACGTCTTAGCAAATTTTCTATTTAATATACCTCCTGCATTACAACTCGCTCTAAAACATTTGTATGCTATAGGTTGATTATCTATTAATTTAATAGACAAGTGACGCTTTTTAGAATTAGCGTCACATATTGGACATTTTGTTTCTAAATATCCAGTATTCTTATACCATTTCGTATCTCTATGATTCTTTAAGAACTCTAAGACATCTTTTCGTAGATCATTCATTATTTATTTTTTCTTTTTCTTTATCCTGTTTCTTAACGATTTCTTCATAATCGTATATATAAGCATCATCAATAAATAAGAACTTATCTATTTGGTCATTTAATAGAAATTGTATAAATTCTTCAGTAATATGAATTATTTTATTTTCATATGTCTTTTTATAATCATGACCTACTATTTTCTTAATATCTTCTAATGCATTAACAGGATTAGTGTGATATTTTCTTAAAGATGTTATTTTATTTAATAAAGGTTTATCAAAGAACTTTGCTATTTCTGATGGGGAAATCTGATCACTTAATACAGCATTACCTAAATTAGGCCAGTTTCTAGTTTGTAATTTATAACTTATTAAAAGTGCTAAACAACAATAAGTCTTTTTGTCTAACAATTTTAAAGTTAATGTATCTTCTGCTATTTCAGATAATAATTTAATTATAAAGAAATCTGTTAATGGAGTCGGAATAATAGATATCGAATATTTCTCTAATAATTTATATTCTTGTACTTTATCATTAACATATGCTTTTAATAATTTAATATCATGTCTTCTTCTCTCCATATCAGAACTACTTTTTCTTTCTAAAGATAGTTCTTGTTTCATAGCAGATTCATAAAAGTTATGGTCACTTTCAGCAGATCTATTATATTGTATTATACTAATAACTCCTCCAAAAGGTGTTCCTAATTTATCCCCTATCATATTATGTAATGTAGACTCTAAATAACGTAATGTATTCTTCGTAACAAATTTAAATGTTGTGTAATCATCTTTAAGTGTATAAAGTTGTGATGTCTTATTATCTATATAGACTGGTAAATGTTTACTAATTGTACATAATGCTGTAATATATTGGTCATTTGCTATTCTATCTATAGAGAACCCATTATTTCTAAATAGACCTGTATTATTACCTTCAAATTCTCTAGATAGTTCATTATAAAAGTATCTGTATACAGTATTTTTGAAATCTTTACTTCTTATTTTAAAATACTTTTCTCCTCTTTCATTCTTAATATTATAATAATACATAGACATAGTATCTTGGAATTTATCAGTTGCTATCAAAAGAGGTTCATAAAGATAATTCTCTAATTTAAATCTTTCTAATAATGATACTCCAACAATCATTATCTTTGTAACTGTTATCAGACATATTATTAAGAAAAGATCTTCGTGGTCTAAATCACATTTATCTTCTTCTATATTTTCTACAATATTGCTATCAACATATTCTGTAATACCATGGTATATATCTATATCCATATTATTAATAAATTTCTTATAATAGTGTGCTGTAGCTAATTGTATATTAGCAAATATCCCTTCATATACATCTGCTATACATCTATCCCTAAAAGATGGGTGTGTAACTGTATTATGCAGATCTAAAAAGAAAGTATTTAGTTTATTAATAAAATGATACTTTTCGTTAGCATATGCCCATGCTAACATGTGATTTAAACCGGCTACTAGTTTCTTAGCCGATTTCATCACTACTCCTTTAGTATTGGGACCGACGAAAGAATATTCGGTCCCATTTATTACAAATACCAGATTTTTTTGATTATCTGATACTTCTTTAAAATAACTATTCAACATAGTTATTTCCTCCTTTATTAGTTTATTAATTGTTTATCTTCGTCAATATCGTCATCATCGTCGAAATCTTGGAATCGATTCATCAACTCAGATATCAAACTATGTGTTTCAGCTTTCATCCTTTCGATCATTTCTTTTTCTTCTTCGTTTCTTAACATATTGTTAGCTATAGATAAATGTATTAATTTATTTGTGTCATATTTGTCTCTTATTAAATGCTCGTAGACACATTCCTTTGCTTTTTGGAACATTTTAGGTAAAAGTTTATTGTACTTAGGTGTTAAAGTATCTACTACCATAGGAATATCATTTTCTACACACGATCTTATATAACATCTTCTAACTGCATCTAATACACCGTCTAATACATATGCTAATCTATCACCTTTATAGAATCTTAATACATGTTCAACATTAATCGAAAATATTTCTAACATATTTGCTGTTGATTCTTTTAAGATGTCTAATCTATATTTAGTTAATACTTCTTTTGGTGATAATCCTGTTTCATTAGCTAATCTGATTACTTTATTATCTAATATAGATTTCATATCAGCTAAAATACCATTTGAACTTAAGAATTGAGAATTATCCATTTCATTACATAAAGCTAATATATAATGATATGGATCAAATGTTGCTTCCATATTATCTTTTAATTCTAACATATCAGCTTCTTCATAAAAGATACCTTGATATTTCTTCTCCATACCAAACCAATACCAAGGTTCAAATGTTATAGATCCCACCACTTTTTCTGGTTTGTAGTTACTAATACTTTTGTTGAAAGTTTGCATCAATTCTTGATCCCAACCACATAATTCTCCTCTAATTTCTGTTCTTATTATTTCATTGATAGAATTGAATCTCTTTGATTTTTCTTTTCCATGTAAAATATCTGCAGCTACTGGAATACTCGACGTAATACAGAATTTCACTGTCTTAGAATCTTTAAATATCATATAATAATTTAATGTCATATTATTTGATGGTAATAATATGAACTCATCTAAATCCCCTAAGAATTTAAAATGTTTTTTAGGGTCCAATGGATATCTTTTTTTACATGAGTCGTAACATTTTTTCCAGAACTCGTCATCTAAAAACCCTAGATCAGCAGTTACTGTAAATAAATACATTTTACTAGGTTGAGATGCTAACTTTATGAAAACCTCTTTCATTTTTGTATCTGTTAAGTGTTTCTTAGAAATTTCCCTTGCTAATAATTTGATTTCATTTTTTTCCATAATCATTTCCTCCTTAAGATTTTTTTTTTTATCAATGAGCCGAAATTTCGGCCGATTAAAAGTTTTTTTGCTCTAAGAATAAATTTGCAATATGAATCCGTACTGCTAAAGAGTATCTTAATAAACATACTAGTGCTGCTCTATCATTTAATAAGAACATTTTTTGTTTTCTATTTTTTTCATCAATATATACGTCTTCTTTCACTTTTATATTATTAATGGCATCTATAATACCAAATCTATTATCATCTCCGTATATAGGCATAACATCTTTTAATTCCTTATTGCCCACTGTCGGAACGCGCAATTTGTAAAACGGTTGTATTTCACAACATCGTTTAACGATTTTTTTATCAGTATTAGAAAGAGGAAGTATTATTTTTTCAAAACCTAGAAATGCTACTTTTTTATCTTCTAATTGTAGTTCTTGTTTTAACTCCACGACCCCCTCCAACAAATCTCTTCGTACATCCTCTAAAACATGCTTATGTTTTCTACCTGATATATCAGCTAACTGAACTGTAGAAAGCCAGAACTCATCATTCTCGAAAAGAAGAGTCAGTGTCAAAAGTTGATTTATATTATAATTTTTATTATAGGGTCCTCTTTTATCCACTTCTTTGTTATTTTCGTCATCCATAATAATTTGCCTCCTTAAGATTTTTTTTTTTATTACCATTTATATTATATATAACTTCAAATAATTTAAAGCTCTTCCATTCTTAATATTCTTACATCCATTCCTTCAGATACAAAGAAATCATGTGATACGATAAATATCTGACTAATAGTATCTACTGCTTCTATATAACGAGTAATCATAGACATATATTTGTCTTTATTATCTTCATCTAATGCAGCAGATCCTTCATCAACAGATATTACATCCCATTTTATCATTCTTTTAAATGCTATTAATAATGCAATAGATAACATTGATTTTTCACCTTGAGACATAACAGATGCTGGTCTTTCTTCTGCTTTAATTGTACTATATATTTCAATACCGTCAGTAGTATCAAATCTAATAGTCATTATCCCATCTAATAGAAAGTTAACTAATTTAGCTACTTCGTCCAGATAAGAATCCATTATACGAGCAGGTAATACTCTACCAACTATTTCTCTAAGTACTTTTAACTTTTCTACATGTTTAATTGTATTATCGAAATCTTTAGTAAGTAAACTTATTCTTTCTAATCCCTCTTTAAGCTTATAATACTCATCAGTATTTTCTTTTAACTCTATATTCTTTTGCTTTACTAATTCATACAATTTTTCTTTCTTAATATCTATTTCATTTATTGTATCTATTTCCTTTGATAATGATTCTATCATATCCCATTTCTTTTGTTTATCTTTTTCTATTTCAGAATACTTTAATGACTTTAAATTATCTGAAAAATTTTCTTTTTCTAATTTATTTTTTTTGTCGTGTAAATTCGATATTTTTCTCATTAGTTCTTGTTCTTCTGTATTTAGTTCCTCTAAAGAATGATTAATTTTATTAAATTTTTCTTTAGAATTATTTTCTGTAGTCTTCACTATATTCTTTAAAGATTCTAATTTAACATAAATCAACTCTAAATCATTAGTATCTTTTATATACATAATAAATTCTTTTATTTTTACTAATATCTTATTTATTATCGTATCTCTAAAAAGATCTACTAATTTATAATCTCCGAATAGATTAGCTACTTCTAATAATTTCACATTCTCTATTCTATTAAAAGTATCTTTTAATGTATTAACTATAGACTCTCTTTCTCTATAGATTTCTCCATATCTATTTATATCATTGTTAATTTCTATTTGTCTATTTTTTAGTATTTGATTTATATTCAAATTCTTTATTTGTTGTTCATATTCTACACGTAATTGACATGTAGGTATTTTACATTCTGAAGGAAAAGATAATTCTGCTATATTAGACGCAACATGTAATTGTTCTAAATCGTGTATTATCTTATCTTTCTCTTCTATTAATTTATCTAATTGTATTTGTATTTCTTTAGAATACTCTTCTATATTTTCTTTTTCAATTAATTCTAATACAGTAGATGTATCTGTTATATTCTCCATAGTAGGTAAAATATAATTCTCTATAATAAATACTGATCTATCTAAATTATCAATTGTCACATTAATTAGATCAGGAAATTCCTTATTCTTATATTTACTCATTACTTCATCTACTTGCTTCTCTAATGTTTCTTTCTCTAATATTAATTCATCATTATTTAAATCTTTTATTTGTAATAATTCAGTATTAAGATTATTAATTTTCTCAGTTAAGAAATCTAATCTTGTTTCTTCTTTAGTAAGTACTTGTATTAATTTATTATATACTAAATTATAAGATAATTCTGGTAAAGTATTTTTATCATCTACTATATCTTCTAGAATTACTCTTAAGTTATTATACATATTTAATTGATTTCTATATTGAGATCTTAATTCTATCTTTTCGTCTAATACAGATATATCAACATTTTCTAAATTATTATACTCTAATTGATAACTATCTCTTTGATTGGTGAGTTCTATAGATTTACTTTGTAACAAAGACATTCTTCTTTTCATGTCATCTATGTCACCCATCTTAGATATTTCATTAGCTATATATTTACTATTACTAGAATATTGTGAAAAATTATTATTAACATTATCTTTTAAAACTGTTAAGACATCTTGATTAGTTACTTTCTTTAAATAGTCTAATCTTTCAGATGTTGTTTGTTCTATTAATCCCTTATTATGAGATCCTATATTTAAAATATTATAAAGATAATCAGAATAACATAATTCTTTTTCTACTACTGATTTAAAGTTAGTAGGTAAACCATTCTCTACTAAGTTATTGTATACTCCATTTTCTTCTTTAAATAAATATGACATAACTTTTGGAGATTGTCCCGGTTTATTTCTATTATATAAATGTTGTACTTTATAATTAACTCCGTAGAAATCAATTTTCATTTCTATAAATCCTTCGTCCACACCTGTCTTTAATCTATTATATTTATCATGAGACGATAAAGGATGAGTAATTTGTTTCAGTAACGATGTTTTACCTGATCCATTAGGACCAGTAATAACTATCTTTTTTTCTGTTCCTAATTTAATATCACAATCTGGTATTCCTACCATACCTTTACATTTGAACCTTTTTATCATACTGTCCTCCAAAAAGATATAATTGTATACGATATTTAAGTTTAATAAAAAAATAGAATATATTTTTCTGCGTATAAGTAAAGAAGTCCCCACTCAGGGGGACTCCGTAAGTTATTCCATAAATGCTTGGTCTTGTTTTATTGTCAGTGTGACATCTTCTGATAATGAATACAAGAACCCTATAACTGGTTGACTTTGTTTAAATTGTCTTCCGTATCCATCTGTAACAATTCTGTCTTCCCATTTAATATTTGGTGTAACATTTATACCTCCAAATCTAAATGAATATGTTAAAATAGATTGGAATCGAGGGTCGATTGTATATGTACCATTAGGATTTTTAATTATAAATTTATCTACATAATCTCCTACAGCATCAATATACTGAGACAATTTATCCATGTATTCGATTATTGTTCTACCATCAGCTGTTCTTGATCTACCATAATTATCTCTTATTGTTGCTAATTGTGGTGTTAAGAATGCTGCTGATTTTAAGAACATGTCATCAATATTTTCTCCATGTGGAGTATTGATGTTTGTTGTATTGCCATTGTATACATAAGGTTGTAAATGTTTGTACACCGTATTAAATACTAAGTTAATTGTTAATGTAAAGTTATTACCTTTAAATGTACATGTGTAACCTTTCGTGTTAGATAAACCATCTTTAGCTTTTGCTATACCATTTGTTAATATAGCAGTCAATATTTTCGTAAAGAATAATTCATCGTTAGGATCAGTTTTAAAGTTGAACGGTGGCAACTGTGGTTGAGCTGGTTGTGACACCATTGGTTGTTGTTGAATTGGTGGTGTTACCTGTTGCACCATTTGTGGTGGTTGTACCACCTGTTGTTGTATTGGTTGTGGATTGTATGGATTAGATTGTTGTACGTACCCGTTACCTCCCCATCCGTTATTGTTGTTCCAATTGTTATTATTCCAATTGTTCATGTTAATACCTCCATTATTAAGTTTTTTTTAATTTCAATCAGCTTCATTTGGAGCCGATATTATTTTACCAATTATATTATATATAAGTATTTTTTAATTAGCGAATCTTTCCAATAAATGTGATACATCTATCATGATTCCTCCTTGTAATGTGTCGAAATATGACAATTTATTATTCACATTATCGTATATTAAAGGGTATCTTCCAACAGCGATAGTTTCTCTGTCATTTAAATTTGTTATATAGTATATTCCATTACTGGAAACACACCATACATTTTGATTTAATCTATAGATTTCATCTGCTACTAATATTTGTGCTGAATGTCTCCATAATTCTGTTATTCTACCATCTGGTGTTTTAAATAAGAAGTATTTATCAGGATATATAACAATGTCTTCTACTGATACACCATTTAGTATTTTCTCAAATCCATCTATATAGATTACACAAGCATTTACATTTCTTAAATCTAATATAAACCATCCTTCTCTTGTATTAATCTTTAAATTATTTTGGTGGCTTCTTAGAATTTTATCATTATATATTTGAAAATATTCGTTATTATATTTATACCAACTTAATCCTAATCTTTCACCATTTGTTGTTATATTATGAATTAATTCTTCTTCTGCTTTTCTTTCTTTTTGCATCTCTCTTATTGAAGAATCTATTAAATTAGCCATTATATCTCCTTTCATATATAATGGAGGTAGTAATGACTACCTCCAAGTTTATTTTCTTACAGCTGTACCTGATGATGTTGTAGTTGTTGGTTGTTTAATGATAGCTGCCCCCGCTGGTTGAGGAAATTGACCAGCTTGATTATTGTTATTACTGCCATTAACAATAGCCATTGCATTGTTTAATGCTTCTGTACTTACATTTATTACAGATCCAGCCTCATTAATTATTTGTCCAAATTTATTTATAGTTTCTGTTGCAGATTTCATCCATGTAATAACATCATGTTGAAATCCACTATTTAAAATAGTACTGTATCTTCTATCATCTAAGAATAACCAATGTTCAATTCTGTAATCTTTTAGTGTTTTATTACTTCCATATAATTCAGGTGGATAAAAATATACTCTATTTTTGTCATCCATTCCTAATACCAATTCTTTATATAAAAATCTTTCTTTTGTTAATTCATTTATAAGTTCCTGTTCATTATATTTTTCTCCATTGAAAATAATATCTGGATTATATTCGAAATCATATTCTCCTGTTGAGTTATTTAATCTTATCACTAAATTTTGTTTGTCTTTAAATTGCATAATTCTTTCTCCTTCTTTAATTGATTTTTTTATATTTTTAGATACTTGTTTAAAATTCCCTTTGCTTTTTCCCCAGACATCCATTGTAAGAACATGTCCATGTTACTGGAGACATATTCTAACAATTCTATAGCAAATTTCCAAGATATTGGATCATCTGGAAAATTTATTAATTTGTTTAATAAGTGTTTCAATCTTGCAGCATTAGTAGTTATTAATGAATTATTAGGAGCCATTTCCTTTAAATACATTATTAACATTATATTGAATGAATTAGTTTCTGGTGTAATCTTTAATTTATTTAAAGAAACTATATTCCTTTCTAATACTGCTATCTCAGTAGGTTCTTTTTGTGTGAATACTTCCCAATTTTCTAATTTAAATACTTTTGGCGGTATCTTATTAAATGAGTATTTAGAGTTCAAATATTTTTTCCCATCTATATCTATAACTTCCATATCATCCGATATATATTTAGATTGAGTCTTAATATTTACTATTGGTGTATTCTGTAATATTAATTTTCCTTCTTCATTATATTCTAACATCATTCCTCACTTTCTGGAACTTCTTCTAATCCTATTGTAATTCCTATTGCATTTAAAGAACTCGAAAGTTGAGATAGATCCGGTGTAAATAATTTTTTATCCGAATCGAATTGCGACGTTATTGTTACGTGTTGTGCCAGATCTGATTGTTTAGCAGCTGTTGTTAGATATTTACTATGGAATTTCTTTTTATCTAATCCAACTCTACTTAATCCACCTTTAGCAGAATTTATTCTATCAGATCTCATACTATTATCTTTTCTTGGTCCATTCTCTAATACTACTATAAATACTATTCCTATATCGAATTTATCCCCTAATTTAACATTATTCTCATAAACTTCTAATGGTCTCATTTCAGGATTAATTTTCTTAGTAAGCTTTACTAATTCAAATAGCATTAGTTTATTAACTTCTTTGTCAAATGGATCAAATTTCAGATGTAAATAATTTTCTGTACAATATTTAACTACGGTCTTCATATCTAGAGAAGAGAATAACTTTATCAGATTAAATTGTTTTAATATATAAATCCAATCCATTATATTTTTATATTTATCTTCTAACTTATCCTCACTATATTCTAGATATCTCATTAACCAAAAATTACATGTAGACATGGAATGTTCCATTTGTTGAGAAATATTTTCTCTATTACAAACTCCTGATGCATTTATTTTAGCATCTATTTTTCTACCGAATTCGTCATACATGGTTTCTTTAGCGATCAGAACTTTAGAGAATGTTCCTTTTCCACCATATCTGTTAGTAATCTTAGCACCTGGTGTTATAGGTTCATCTCCTGCTATAGTTATTCTAATCTTTATAGCTTTCTTTAATTCTTCTGTACCGAATCTCAATTTCTCAGTAGTAATTTTTGATAATTTCTCTTGATAACTTTTTGCCTGTAATGACATTCTAGATGGATCTAATTTATTTAATGCTATAACGATATTTCTGAAGTAATCTAAATTCGCTTGTCTTAGATTTTCCAAGAATGGGTTATCTATTACATTATTAGAATACACTTCTATATCGGTTACTTCTCCTCCTAGTACATAATATCCAATATCACTATTATGAACTATATCATCAGATGATGCCAAGAAATCTTTTGCTACTTTTGATACTACTGCTACTTCTCCGTCTTTTATTTTTTCACCTGGTAACGGAAATGGTTGATAATGAATAATACCGTTATCATCTATATAACCGTATCGATCTAATAATATTTCTTCACGTGGGTTAAACTTTATTTCCACTGGATCATAGGCTGGGTGAACTCTTAGTGAATTAGCTAATTCCTCCGAAATAACTATAGAGTCTTCTCCAACATTTTTATCGATATCATAGATGACCGATATATTCCTTCCAAATGCAATACCTCCGTCTCTTACGTCCATTGATTCGATATAGGACGCATAAATGTCATTTTTGGTTTCTCCTATTTCCATGTCGTCGAATTGTGATTTAACTGGTACAAAATATTTTGCTGATTTTCTGTATTTACCATGCTTCTCAACAAAATACTGTTCTTTAGTATGATCATAATAAATATATGTAGTATTGCATACATATCCATTTATTACTTTTTCTATTTTATCTACTAATGTTATATTACCTTCTAGTAATGTGTTATCACTAGAGAATAATATATCTTTCGTATACGGAGTATCAATTAATGGACGTTCAGCATTATCAGGTATTATGATTTGTGATAAGTGTGAATGCCACATATGTTGTCTCATAGTAGACGTCATACCAGCGAACGGTACAGTTAATGCAAAATCCGAAAAACTACTTAATGAATTTTTAGGTATGTTGTACACCTTAGATTCATCATAACGAATCATAAAAAAACACATCTCCTTTCTTTATTTAGATAAGTGATAGGGTAATCATATTTGAAAAGATATTATAAATCTTTTAAATACAATTATCACTATCATATGGATAATATATAATTTAAAATATTTTATCTTACTTAATAGTTTAACTAAATTTTAGTAAGTTGTATATCATATATATGATAATAAAAAAATTATAGGAGGTAACAAAAATGAAATTTATGACAAAAGACGAGTATCAAAGAAAGATTGATACAAGAGCTAACTCTTTAGCTTCAACAAGTTATGCTATGAGAATATACTATGATAGAGAGGAAGCAAAGTATACTTTATTAGACAGAATAAAAATAAAATTAGGTCTAAAAGCTGGTAATAAAATAAGAGTAACAACTACAAGTAAGTTTTTCAGACACCTTGTAGAATCTTGGATGAAATCTCCGGTATGGTTTCACGACGTAGAGACAATAAAAGTAAGGGATAAAAATTATATAGTGACAGAGAGAGTTATCGGTCACGAAAAAAACCCTACATTGAATAAATTCGATTATATTCCTAACCCTACTCATTCTAAAGAATATTACGAAAAAGAGTTCAATGATATAAAAGAAGAGGCATTTCAATTAAGAAAACAATGGCAAAAACAAGTTTGGATGGATCGTATTATTAGATTTATGTTATTAGCATCACTTTTCTGGTCAGTAAATTATCTTAGTAACCCATTTCCTAATATTATATGGCAATGGGTCATAGCATTAATTGTTACTATGTATGCTAGTAAAATATTGAAATTCGTGGTTCTTGATTCTTTAAAGAGTAGAGATTTCGACTTCTGGGAAACTCTTTATGTTGATAAAAGAGAATGGCATTATCTTTTTAGATGTATAGTGGTATTCGCTTTAACGTATGCGTATACTTCAATACATATGATCTGGCTCAGTGACTTCGAATACACTAAAGTAATTTCAGCATTTCTTATATACATCATCGGAAATCACTTATGGTTCAAGTACGAAACAGATCCAGTCAAAAAGGCATTAAAATAATTTGACCCCCATATGGGGGTCCTTTTTTTTTACACCTTTTTAAATAAATATAATTGTATATCATATATATGATTACATTATGAAAGAAGGTGTTATATATGCAAATTCTCTCATATATATTATGGGGGATAGTGCTATTTAAAATAACACTACCCGTGTTGTTACACGATATGCTGAGATTCGGTCGCCCAGATCGAAAAATAATCTCATCATCGTTGTTCGTAACAATTCCCATCTTTTTGATGGTAACATTATTCTTCTGGAGTTTTAATCCTAAGAACATGTTTTACTTAGTGTTAGCAATATCCTTTGGATACTATATTCAAAAGGGTTTATATTTGAGACTGTTTACAAAAAGTCTTGATATGCTAGACTAAGTATATAAACAGGTAGTTTGGTTACTACCTGTTTATTTTTTTTTTTTAATACATATAAGTTAATTGATATGGGAGTTCTTTATCAATTATTTTTACCCAGTTATCTCCTGTGTTATCAATGTATGTTAGAAATTCCCATTCTTCGAAGTTTTCATTTTTTTTATTCAAATTATATAATAAATTATTAACATCTCTAAAGTCTGTTTTAGAAATCTTTTCGTATACAGGTATTTCAAAACCTTCATCTGATAACAGTTCTAACTTTTCTTCGTAGTATTTTGTACCAGGATCTGTGACTAAATCTATTGCTATAAATTTTAATACATTTTCAGTAGTATCAGAATCATCATTTAATAAGAAATCGTATATCATAGCAGTAATAGTCGGAAATAGTTTTTCTCCTATAGCAAATCTATTCTCATTTATTCTTTTGAAATCACTATAGTATATTGTTATTATGCCTCTGATAATTACTGGAGTATCACAATATTTTATCTCTAAAGGTAGATTATCTATTAAAGATATTTGATTACTATAATTAGAACCAAATTTACCATTTCCTTTACCTATTACTTGATCTATCTTTCCTTCTTCGTACTCTAATGAAACTGGAATACCTTCTATATATGGTATTGCTATTAAATGATCCGTATTTTCGAATTTATCTACACACCATCTTTCAATAACATCTTCATCATCAGTATAACAATCTACTTTCTCTTCATAAGGTATTCTATGTAAAGTCTTTTCTATTGTTTTCATTTTATTCTTCCTTCTTGATACATTTTCTTAACCCTAGTATAGACATCTTCTGCTAATTCTTCAATTGTATTAAATTTAATAGCATCTTTGTAATTATATGTTAAACTAAATTTTGGTTTAGCTAATATATCTTCAGCTATATATTTTTTTCTATATACCTTATTCTCAGTATCGAAAATAGTTTCTACTTGAAATATTATACCATCGAATTTATTTATATTTTCATTATTCCATTTAGGAATATAATATTCAAATGAAAGTGTTTTATCTCCTCTATAAGTTATACCATCCTTTACTATTAAACCAAGTTTGTCGTTCATAATAATCATCCCCCTATATTTCTGTTTTTTATTATATCATTTGCATGAGAAAGAAAAACTTCTGCTAAAGCTATATATGGATAAGTATTATATTTACTTTTACCTATTTTTACTGACTCTATTATAATATTTCTTTCACAACAATATTTAATCACTTTCTTTTCTAATACTGTCTTGTCATAATATATTGGCTTTAAACAATGCGAGACCATGAATTCGGTTATTGTCATATATTGACCATTAAAAATTCGTGTTCCGTATTCAATAGCTCCATGGATATTTAATTTTTCATCATCTATTTTATCCATCCATTCAACGTTCTTTATCTCTCCATCATTTATTAAAGGGACTATAGTTCCGAATAACCATTGTTTAAAATCTTCAGCACCATTCTTTCTTGATTTCCCAATTGCTTGTCTTGTTCCCATATCAGATAAAAAATTATAAATAAAAGCCTGCTTAACTACTTTTCCATCAAATTGAGTTATTGTTTCTGAATACATTTTCTTTTTTATTTTATGTGCTGGATCAACATTTCTAACTGCATTCGAAAAGTGAGATAATCCCATTGCTCTACCTATATCTTTCATACAGAAATATGGAGATCCATCTTTATGTATAATATATCTTATGTCACATTCTCGAACATCACCAAAGATATTTTTAAATTTATATGTAGCTTTATAAATCCTAGTACCGTCAGTACATTTATTATAGTCTATTGTATTTTTTCTAGTCATAGTATATTCTCCTGTAAATTATAATCTATAATGATAGTCGGTTTGATGTATTTTTGCTTAATAAAACGAAAAGAAAAAAATCTCCTGTTATAGGAGATTTAATCTTGTCTATTTGTCCCACATGCTGAACTCGTCTTCCCATTCTCCGGCTGTTCTTCCACCTGCTTGTTTTTGACGTTCTTTTATACAGTATTCATTCCAGTTATGTGTTACATCATCTTTGATTTTTTGTTCCATATTAACGATTACTTCTTTAATTTGGTTTTCTATAGATCTCATTAGTTCATTGAGATAAGAATTCCAGTGATCTAGAGATTCTTCAGAAATACCAAATGTTTGTAATCCTTTTTTATCCCATTTTGAATCTTCTGGGAAGTATGGATTTGTTTCTCCATAAGGATTACATGAGATGAAGAAGTTATTTGTACCTTTTTCGGTTCTTGCAACAATATCATTTTTCACATCGTAATCGAAATGATCTTTTCTGATGCAATTGAAGTAGTTGATATCTTTTACAGATACTTCTACTTGACCATTTGGTCTCGTATCAAGATACAAGTTAACTTCTTTCATCATCCCATTTAAAGATGGAACGATCAAATCTATATTTTTTGCTGCTTCAGATATTATGTTACAATATTCTGGAAGCTCTTTAAGACTTCTTAAGAAATAACCAAATTCATCTGAATCTCTACTGTCTCTATCACAGTAGTCAATGTTAACTTTACAGTTAGAGAAATCCTCTTTAGTGAAACGAGAATATTCTCTTATTATTACAAATGGTAATACAGGAACATTTATCTTTTTAGACAATTCTAGCCATTCTTTTGTGTGTCCCTTAGGTGCTTCCACCTGAGACATAAATAATAATACATTATCATCAGCTGCAGGTAGATTTTTTAATTCTTCTATGGGGATTCTTTTTCTCCCCTTAAAGTACGCGATTTTTTCTCCGTACTTTCTATTTTTTCTCTGCATATTAAAGGTTCCGCTAAATTGTCTCCAATCTACACCTTCAATTTTGTTGATAAACATAAAAATCATCTCCTTATATTATTATTTATTTCCTTCAATTATATAATATATAATTGAAGAATATTAAGATGAACATCAGTGAAAATAAAACCCTCCCTTTCGGGAGGCTATTATTTTTCATTTATATCTAAATTAAATATGATATATTTATCATCATTATTTCTAGTAGGGTATCCTAATATCTTTTCATCTGGAATAAATACAAATACATTCTCATATTGCATATTTGATAGAATCAAGTATTGATTGTATTTATATTCTGTTTTCATGTTTGCTGTATTACACCACATTCCTTTTAATAATACTCCGTCACTTACCCATTGATATTCTCCTTTTGCAGATATACAATCGAATTGATCTATCGAACCATTCTTCGGCATATAAAGTTTGACATTATCTGGGTGATATATCTTCTCCGTAGTATCATAGGAAATGTTCCCATATTCAGTACTAACTTCTTTAGCTGAAGCGTTGCAAATTACACATAGAAATAGAATAATACCTATCATTATAGTCTTTTTAAACATTCTTTTCTCCTATATTAGAATTCTTCATTCATTAAATCATACACCATATTAGAAACATTAACTTCTTCATTCGATAATCTACCAGAATCTAAAGATTCCTCATATTCTTTATCCAATTCAGCATATAGACATCTTCTAAAGTTAGCATCTGTTCTAAATGTTTCTAATAAGTCTCCATTCTTTACTTTTCCGTAACCTTCTAATTCTCTGTAACCAGGTTTACTTTGTAATATCTTTCTTTTTTGACATTCATATATTAAAGACTTTTCAGGACTAAATCCTTTTGTGTCTTGTACTAATGTAAATGTTGCACCTTCTCCTGGCTGTCTACTTTTATAAAATCTACCTTCTATTATAGCTATAGCATCTAAATAACCAGCAGAACATTTTTCTTCTACTGCTTTTTTATCTGATGCTAAGATTGTCTCTAAGTTAATACCAAATGAACAATCATAAACAAAACTATCAGGTGCTTTAATATCTAATGTTGCTGGTAGATATTTAAATTTCTTTTTAGGTCTCATACCCGGCATAGCATTAGGATCTATTTTAATTCCTGTATGAGCAGTTGACATTAATGTAATATTATATTTTTGAAATATGTTCCCATGTTGTTTTAAAAATCTATCTAATTCTCCTGCTACTTGCATGTACATAGCATTTGTTGTATCATTCTTTAGATCTTGTACTTTATCGGTTACTAATTTTGTTACAGAGTCTATTAATATAAAAGTAGGATGATGTATCAATATAGGTTGACCCATATGATTACGAGTCTGGATCATTTGGTAATCCTTTTCTTGTTTAGCTTTTACATCTTCTAATATACATTTTTTAACTGCTTCTATAGATTTATTTTCTTCAAATACAATATGATTATCCACATCTTCTAAACTTAACTTAGCAGTAACCCTAAAACGGTTAGCATCAATACCGTCTTCAATACTAAAAAAATGAATTTTTACTCTGGTGTCTCCTGATATAATCCATGGACGTGCCATATTAGCTAATACTTGGGCACACCATGTAGATTTACCAGTATGGGATGCTCCGATGACAGTTATTATACCACCGGATAACATCCCTCTATTTACATGCATTAATTCATTTGTTACAGGATCGTACATTCTGTATCCTATTGCTGTATCTACATTTCTAAATCCTGTTGATAATATTATTCTTTTTTCTGCTTTACTATTTTTTAATTCTGATATTTTTATTTTTTCAGCCATTTCTTCCTCCTATTTAAATCTAATATAAGAGAAGGTTTAGAAGGTTTAAAATTTATTCGTATATTACCCATGTAATTGCACCTTGTTCATTAGCTTCTCTATCAGAATCAATAGATAATATTTCATTTTCTATTATATATTTAACAGCAGGCCATTCCAGTCCTCCGCAACCGCATCCTAATTTAGGTATACGAATTGTTATATTACCAGTCATATCAAAGTTTTCAAGTGTATCATATAACTTTTTCATACCTCTTGTTATATATTTTAATGTGGATTTATTTTTCCATTTTGTTTTAGTTGCAAACAAAATAAAATTGCCTATAATTGTTAGATCTCCTCCTTGTTCTAATTGTCTATAGGTATTTGTACAAAGAGCTCTATAAAGTTTAGCTTGGGCTGGATGTTTCTCAGCCCATTCCTTTGCTAAACCTGCTCCATGCACACCTTCACAATTAACAGGAATCATTACTAAATCTAATCCAATGTCTTCTAAAATATCTCCCTTTTCATATTTTATCATAAAGCCTCCTTAGAATGTTAATATTGGTGAATACACATTTATTACTGAATCTAAAATTCTATCTCCTAAGCCTTCCATTTTCATAATATCATCTTCTTTAGAAAAAGTATAATGTTCGTCAGGTTCTCTATCTAATTGTAATATCTTTAGGAATTCTTCCTTATGAATCTTATTAGGTTCAAATAGTTTACCGTTATATTCAGAAATTGTAGGATGTGTTGAAGGATCAAGGAATAGATCTTGATTTACATCAAAATTACGATACACGGAGACAGCACCACAAATATTTTCATCTGGGTCTTTGAAAGTTTGACATCTATATAATGTATTATCTTTACTTACAGCGTATAATATACAAGATGTATATCCCTTAGTAGAGAAATGTCTTCCTAATTCAACATCAACTTTTTCTGTTCTTTGTAATACCTCTATTGTATCATTCAAAGTTCCTATTAGTTCTGTCATATTATTTCACTCCTTTGAATTCTTTATATATTTTTTCTATAAATAAATATGGGTATCCATATCTAGGATTTTCCCACTTAGAAGATAGAATTTCTGTTATTTCTATTTTCTTTTCTCTAGCTCTTTTGTATAACATAGATTCAATATCAGTCATTTCTGATGCTGATACTTCATCTAGTAATAATTTTAATTGTAAAAATGCATATAGAGTGTAATGTGTAGATCTATCTAAAAATGTCATTCTCTCTCTTTCTGACCATGTATGCCAGTTTCTTAATGTAGATCCTGATATGTTCAATGTTGTAGTTTTAGTCATTACTTATCGTCTCCCTTTTGTATTAAATCTTTTAATATGTTTACTGAATTTTGTATTTTATCTAATGCTAATAATGCTTCATCATTAACAATCTTTTGAGGTTTACCTATACTCAAAGCAGTCTTCAATGCAGTACAATATAGTAATTCTCTTATGTTATTTCTGAATGCTAATTTATTTTCTCTTACCTTTACCTCTAAAGTTACCCCTGAGTGTGGACCCATACTATCTGGATAAAAGTATCTTCTAGGTGTGTCTTCGAAGATTTCTTCTTCTATTTCTGTTATATATTTTTTTATGTCTATTATTTTTTGATTAATAAGTCTATTGGATAGAGCTATTAATTTTATTTTAGTTGTAAATTTCGAAAATAATTCATCTCCTAAATCTTTTATAGGTTCTAAGCCTAATACTTGATCTTTAGTATAATAAGACATTCTATCATCTCCTACTCAATAAAAATAAACTCCCCTTTCGGGGAGCATTAATTATTTTTGTCTTTTAGTTGTTCCTTTAGGTTCTACTGGTTGTACTGGACCTTGTTGTACTGGTGCTGCTTGAACACTTGGTTGTACATTAGGTTGTCCAGCATAAGCTGTTGGAGCCGGTGTACCAGTAAAGTTTGCTTGAGTACCTACTAACATATTTGGTATGTCTGATCTAAATGTCTTACTAGAATCGAATTCGAATGTAGTTCTTTCAGGTGTTGTAGTTCCACCAACATATGTAGTCGGATTTAATACAGACGACGCAACATGAAAGTCTGATACTCCAATATTATCTACTGTAGGACCATTACCATATTTCTGAATATCTCCAGATTTAAATTTGTTATGGATTTCTTTCCACATAGAATGAGATACTTTCATTTGATAAACTAATGATCCAAAAGACCATCTGTTGACATCTGCTATTGCATTTGCTCTTGCTTTTTCTTCTTGTGAACCAGCGTGAGTTAATCCAAAGTAATGTTCTAAGTATTGAGCTCCTACCATTGGTAAACCTGTTTTTTGGTCAACAATATATTCACCTTTTTCTGTCAATGTAGGTAATAGACCTTTCATAGCTATTTCTTGAGATATCAAGAATGTAGCAAGTCTGTAGAATTCTTTGTAGATTTCTGATACTATTTCTGTATCTTGTGTATCTAAGTATTTTACCACTTTTGGTGTTACTTTTCCTGTAGCAATATCTACTACATTATAAGATACCTTTTCATAAGGTAATTCTAATTTTTGTCCTAAGAAGTTAAATACTTCTTTTCCGAAAATTCTTTTATCGTCATCCCCTGATAACGCAATGAATTTTGCTACTTCCATATTACTGTCTGTAATGTAAGTTACTTTTGGATCCGCTTCATCCAAAATTAATCCTTCATTTCTTTTCAATAAATCATTGTACATATGTTGTGCCATTGGCGATATTGGTGTTGCAAATGTGTTTGTTACTGAGATTTTTTTTCCCATAGTTTTTTCCTCCTAATTTTTTCATTTTTTTTTTGTGGAAATACTTAGCTAAATATTTCATGATTCAAAAAAGAATAACCCTAAATATTCTAAATAATAAGTTTGGTATTATATCAACAAAAGTGCTTAAGCGAAAGCGACAATCGTCGATATAATACCAGAAATAAAAACTATAAGGAGTTGATTCTAAGTTGAATCATTTATATTATATACATGTTTATAAAATTAACGTTATTTATATTCATGTATACAATATAAAAAAGAAAGGGGTTTGGTTTTAACGAGTTTTCCTTCTCGTCGCAGGAAGTTAGAATTGGAAACCTCTAACTCCTACGATTTGTCCATCAGCATTTCTAACGGCCCCTGTTGGACTTGTGTCTGGGCCGATTAAATCATCCCTGTCGGGAAGGGCCGTTCTTACCATGGCCCCAACATTAATAACTTACCTGGTACTGGATCTGGGAGATCTGTCACATCTCCAAAAGTACTTGTGATAAAACCAGGTGCAACGACTGTAGCTGTAGAAGCTACCCTAGGAACTACCCCACTAGGAGTGATAACGATTGGGTCACTATCGTTATCCAAGATGATATTGATTGGGTGAGGTGTTAAATTGATTAGATTACCTCCGTTAACAAGATTAGCTATTCCGTCCATTAAATTTACTCCATTTTTAATTGTGTTCATTTTATCCTCCTGTACATTTGGCATTAGATATTTAAGACCATTTTGGTCACCAAATGTTTATTATTTATTTCTATCATTTATATAATATACAAAAAAAAAAACTTAAGACAACTAAAATTTACGTTAAAATATAAGCCCCCATATGGGGGCATTTTATATTTTAATATTTAACTAAATCGTTTGGTAGTTTTTTAATTATCTCATTTAATTCAGGATAGTTTCCTCCTAATTGAGATTTATTTTGTAATCTACCATTAGTAGCATTATTATGCATTGTACCATACATATACGGATTATCATAATCGACAGAATATAATTCTCTTAAGTATTGTATTTCTGTCATAGCCGTATTAGCCTCTTGATCGAATACTGGTGCTTCTATATCTGGATCAACCATTTGCATCCATTCTAATATATTCATACCTTTAAATTTTAAATGTTCATCTTCCCATTTAGAGAATGCTTGGAATTGATCTTGTAACCAGTTACCGGTTTTATCTGACCAATTATTTAAAGTATTTGTTATTTTAGCATTAGTACCAGCTATAGATTCTTGCATTTTTTGTATCCAGTTACCCGGTGATACTTTATCAGCCCATGTCTTTTTAGTATCGTCTATTTTAGATATTAATACTAATAAAATAATACGTAATCCATCAGAATATTGCGAAGCCCATTCTTTTACATTTGCTTTATAGACTTGATCTCTCCATTTTACTGTTACCATATCACCTGGTGTAAATGTAAAGAAAGCATTAGGTACTTTTATATAAATATGGTCATAATTTTCATACTTTTGTTCATCAGGTACTAAGTATTCTGTATTTGTTTGAATTACTTCTTGATTTAATGTTTCTTTAGATCCAGGTTGTTGAGCACCTATTGTAGATCCTTTAGCATATCTAGTAGTACCTTTATTAGAAAATTCTTTACTATCACCTGGTCTACGAATATCTCTTTCTGTAATAGGCCATATTATCTTTTTTCTAGAAGGTTCTAAGAAGCATATCATATCATTAGCATCTGGTGTTTCTATATGACGAACACGGAATTCTATTGTCCATCCTTCATCGAATTCCATATCTACGACACCTCTTTTTGGTAATAAAAAATAAACATCTTCTGATTGACCATTGACTGCTAATCTGTCATGGAATATAACAGGTCCTCCATCATATATTCCGTATTCTTTTTGGAATTGTTGTAATAATCCTTCAAAATTAGTAGGCGGTATCGCAACATCTTTAAGAACAAAATTATTGATTGGTACTGCTGGACATAATACTCCTTCTTCATATGATGATTGAAATGCTGAATCTAAGATTTCCATAATAGTATTTTCTCCATCTGCTATACCATTGAACATTTCTGATGTTCTGTTACCTGTTAATAAAGGTGGAGTAATAATAAATTCAAAATCTTGTGTTTGGAATTCTGTTTTTCTGTCAGGTGGTTCACTAGATGAATCAGTTCTTTTATGATCTTTTTTAGCTTGTGATTCTTTATCTCCTTTTTCTTTTCCTCCTACTATTTTAGCAGGCCATTGATATAAGGAGTCTCTTTCTACTTCAGTAAATTCTGTATTAAAATCTACTGGCATAGTACCAGTTGGAGATTGACCTAAAGTAAATCCGTATCTACGTTGTATAGATATCGTTAGCTCTTTATCATTTAGATCTATATTAGCTAATTGATTATTAGTTAATCTAACTTTTATTCTACGTTCTGCTGTTAATTTATTTCGATAATCAAATCTTTCAAAATAATATAATACAGCAGCATGATCTACATTTACCTTTTTACCTTTAGATTCTATTACAGCATATGTTCTTTGGACTAATGTTGTAGTAATAAAAGCTCTGGTATCTGTCCCAATACCTAGGTTACCAAAACCTAATTTCTCCATTGTATTATAAATACCTTCTTGGAATTTTGGATCTAAAGATAATCCTATACCTGTGGCTCCTTCAAAGGCTTCAGCAAATCTGTTAAATCCATCAAATTGATCTTTTACGAATTCTGCACCTGTATAAGATATATTTTGCCATGTCTCAGATATATAATCACTGGCACCATCTAAAAAGTTTGTTACATTTTGATTAATAGATCCAAAGAAATGATCAGATACTTCTTGACCTAAGTTATATCCGGTACCATCTGGATTAGCTGCAGCTGAATTATGATAATTCATATTAATTTTGTAATATTTATATAAAGATAATAAAGATTTATCTTCATCAGACATATTTTTATATACTTGTTGTAAAGCAAATACGTATGCATCAGTCTCAGAATGTATATTCATTATATCTTCAGCTGATATTCCAGACATGTCAGATACTTGTTTATATGTATTAGATAATTTCTCATCTAATCCTGTAGCTTTCAATATAGATGTTGTAGCAGTAGCAATAAATTGTGGTGACGTTATAGCTTTATTTAGTGCTTGTCCCCAAGATAGATTTATTTTATCTGCAGATGGTGTTTCACTCATATGTAAATTACCTGAAGCCAATCCTAATTTCTCATACATTTTAGCAGAATTACCAGTTAGTGTCATCCCACCTAATTGTATTGATTTAGCATTATCTAATCCTGAGGAAGTTAGTCCTCCGATAAATGGTAATTTATTTTTTATTAATGATTCATTATTTTGTTCACGTAGTTTTTCAATTCCAGGTGAATTTAATAAGTTTTTTTGAGCAGGTGATAAATTAGACATTATTTGTCCAAAATTATTACTACCAAATATAGACTGTCTTTGTTCATTTAATCCTTTTAATCCTTTAACAGATGATGAAGCACCTGATATTTTACTGGATATATCTTTTAAAGATCCATTTCCTAACATTCCACCTGTTAATCCAGATAGCTGATCTAATCCACCAGTAAATATACCACTCCACATATTAGATTTTTCACCTTGTGGTAAATAGTCTTTTACTTTTATAGCAGTTTTAAAAGATTTACCAGAATTAACAGATGTATTTGTATTTTTAGTTATATTAGAAATTGTATTTCCTGTATTACCAGCTTTTTTACTGATAGCATTCGTATTAGTAAATGAACCACTGGTTTTTAATGGTCTACTGGTACTACCCATAATAGTCGTTGTATTAGACGAACTTTTAGGTGTGTTAAATCCTGTTGCCATTTTAACCTCCCATCTAAAAAAATTTATAATCTATTGGTTAAGGTCGATACAAATAATCCGCCCCGAAGGGCGGGTAGACGTTGAAAAAAATATAACATATTTTTTCTACAATGAAAAACCGTATGACCGTTCGATTATTCACCAAGCACAACAACATAAAGCTACTTTCATAGCTTCTACTTAGATCTAATTAAGGAGCGTTATCAGATTAAATATTGAGATACAAATCGTAAAGAAAATGGAGGTTTCTTGACTGAGAATGTTAAATAAATAATCTGATAACAATTTAATGAAAAAAGAAAAAATCAAACCTATATGAAATTTGTATAAAGGTCTTTTTAGTCCCTAATCATTTAACTAGGTCTAAATAGAAACTATGAAAACAATTACTACATTGACAGTATTTGGAGTCAGTAATTGCTCATAGTTCCGTCTCAAAATTTGGTTACTTATGGAACCTGAATGAAAAAATATTGTGTTTGATAATTTGTAAAAGGGGGGTCTTACAATTATCGATATTTAAGTTATCCCTGAGTTGATAACTTAATAATGAATTAAATTATTTAGTTTAATCCAATATTAAATCATCAATCTTCAAGAACACGAGAGGGAATTAGGATTCTACAGCTTTCTTTCATGGATTACTGTAAACAAAACAGGATTTAGAGAGACAGATTAACTCTAAATAATTCTTTTCATATCTTTTCAGCTTGATAGCAAAATGACTAATTTTTTCGAAACATATCCTAACTCCCAAATGTTCTTGTTTTTCAGTGAGGCTTTTACAGTATGGCGACTGTATACACATGACTGTTGGAGTGTATAAAAATATCCTTAAAATCTTTTTCAGAATTTAATTTTATTTTTATTTAAATTTTGTGTTTAATGTTTTTCAAAAAAAAAAAAAAAAAAAAAAAAAAAAAAAAATTTTTCCCCCGCTTTTTATTTATGAGAGTTAATATTAGATTAATATCATCTATGTTATACCGTACTTACACTATACCCGTTACAGTACTCATAACATAGATCTCATTCTTCCCATATAGTGGTCACATTATTAGAGCTATAATCTAGCCTAATAATGTTCCTTATTTGTCATTATTTATTTATCTCTTTCTTGAACATATAATGTACGCGATAATATTATATAATATTATATCTACAAGAGATAAATAAATATCATTTTTTTCTTTTTGACTTATAAATTTTTATAAGTTTAATACTTTTACAAAAAAATCCTTAGAATTTCCTTAGAATGCATTTTTGACCAATACCACATTGATCAAAACGACAAAAATCTTAAAATAAAAATTCCCAAATTTGACCGAATTTTTCTAAGACAATTCTAAGATTTCCAAAAAACATGGTAAAAATGGGGATTTCGTAATTTTTCCAAAAATGAAAATCAGAATTCGTGGACTACACCACGATTTTCGACTTTTTGATGATCAAAAAATTTTCGATAAAAAATCACCTTTTTATAAGCGAAAAAAAAAAGTAAAATTTTTTCAAAAAAATATTTTTAACAAACGTAGAAATTATATTTTCGGATCTGGCCAATCTGAAGATTAGTTCCACTTAATGTGAGTCTTTATTTACTTGAGCTGATTAAGACTCCTTGTACCAAAATGATACGAAGGAACGAACCAGAACAATTGACAATTAGTGTATACAGTGTCATAGCTTAACTATGATTTAAATTATATGCGAAAAAAGTAAGAATAATAAAAAAATATCACTCAATTTGATTTTTTTGTTATTTTCTATGTATTGTTTTTTTAATGGAGCTTTTGTTTGTTGTATTTCTAGAGTACAACTAATTAAAAGACCGGATTCTGTTTTTTTAGATTAATAACGATCACTAGTCCAAGTCTAAAAAAATAATGAAAATAGCTGTGAATTTTTTAGTTTCAGATTCCAATATGGAGTGAGCCGTACCTCCATGAAAAGGAATTGGGTTATTATTAAGAAGGATTAATTACGGCACCTTCTTAATAATGTATTAACGTGATTAATATCAATGCTGAATGTTGATATTATGTAGTATATTTAATATTATTTATTTTCGGATTATTTTATAATTTATTATACGTGGTATGGTATAATACGTTATTACTTGTATTAACAAAATATATAATGGTATTTCTTAACAAAAAAGTAGTTAAAATGTAACAATTGTCTTTTTAAAATCTATTATGGTGACGGACTGTCGTGATGACAGTCCTGAAAAGTCATCAAATGGATTTTCTATGTAGAAAAAATATAAGGATTTTAGTAAACAATATTTGACCCTAAGTGTGTTAATTATGAACCCCATCATAACTATTCCTACGCTTCAGGAGTTGAATGTGGTTATTGTATCAAATAACATTTTTAAAATGATTAAATTAAAATAACATTTTAGTAACAAGAGTAATTATGAAAAATTTGCCTATGTAGGTGTTGTTGACCTACTTGGATTTTTTTGTAAATTGTGAATCTTACTCTTTTTATGTCCTGATTGACATGGGTACATATATTACGCAGACATATATGTATTTTCAGGATATAAAAGAACTATATATCAATCTTAATTTTATAACTTTTTATTTCTTAACGCCCTTCGGGGCGTTTAATATTACCCCCGAAAAAAATTACCTAAATATTTCATTAAACATATATAGGATATAATTTTAACTTACAAGGAGGGCTAATAATGAATCTATCGGAAGAAGCAAAAAGAGTAATAGATATATACAACACATCAAAAAATAATTTAGATTTTACACTATACGTCAGTAGAATCGAAAAAAGTAATCCTGATTTATTTAATGCTATTATGCAAGAATTATCATCAGGTAATTATCAAGTGAAATATTTAAATTCAACTGGTCAATAAGGAGGAAATAATGGATATAACAAAAAAGACTGATGATATATCAGCAAAATTGAATGATATATTCAATAAAAAAGAAAATGATATTTCTTTCTTAAATGATGTTGATGACTCTAAATTAGTTGTAGTAGGTAAAGACCATAAAGGAAATGATATAGTCGTTAATACTGATCCCCATGGAGGATTACAATTATCTCCAGAAGTATTAGAGAAAGTACAAAATCCTGAATGGATAAAACATAACAGAGAAGACGAAAGAAATAGAAGAAAGCAATTATTGGATAACTGGTTTAATGCTAAGACTAGTGGCCCAATAGCAAAAGACTTTGATCGTAAAAATGATCTATTCGAAATACCTAAAGAATTTGTACATATGCTAACAAATATAGAGGATGAAGATGATGAATTAGACAATAGATCTAAACAGATTATCAAGAATGCACGTAGTCAATCTTCTGTAGTAGAACCTGATTTAATGAAAGGTCTAGTAGATGCTATAGATTCTGGTGCAGGTTATAAAAATATGATTCATGTAACAGACTTCTTAAAATACTTAAAATCACGAAACGTTAACTTTAGTTTACTAAAGAATGATATGGCTGCTACAAAAGCTCTTTATGATGAATGGCATGGTCTACGAAGACCTTCTATTCCTGTAATCATTCAAAGACTAATACAAGAATGCGATAAATTATTTTTTGATTGGTTAGAAACTCCTCCAGCACAAGCTTTAGGAGAAGATGTAATAAAGATACTAAGAAGAGAAGTATCTCATAGAGTAGAATTCTTACAAGATATGGAAAGAGAATCAGGTCAGAAATTATATACCATAGAGGACTTTATATTATTAAAATTCCAATTTCAAGAATATGGATTACATAAAGAAGACAAAGAATGGTTCAATCGTGATAAATTAATTCCTAGTATGACCGGAGTTACTATGGGACATTATTTAGATGAATTTAAACGTAGAACCGGATGGGATTTTGAAGATATTTATGTTCACTATTGGAAGGAAGTAGAAGAAGAGAATAAGAAAAAGGATCAAGAAGAATTTACTCCAGAAAATTCTTTAGTGGAAGGAAAGGAAAATATATCAGGTACAATAGAGGCTGAGGCTCCAGATGTAGTCTCTAAAGTATTAGGAGATACTGTGAATGACATATATGAATATTCAGATGATGATATCATATAACAGGAGGAAACAAGAATGAAAAAGAAGAAAACAAGAAAACCATTTGATGAAGAAAAGTATTATGCAGATTGGCAAAGAAGAAAAGAAATCAGACAAAAAAAGGAATGGGAAGCCTATCTTGCTACTCTATCTCCTGAAGAATTAGAACTTATGGAAATAGATAACGAACAAAGAGCTAAGTACAATGAATGGGTAGCTGAATCTAACAGAAGACATGCAAAAAGAAGATTAGCGAGAATTAAGAAAATGAGAAAAATAAAAGCCACTTTCAAAGAAGGTGTTGAATGGTGGAAAGATGTCTACGATGGGGTGATGGACAATGTTCTATTTTTTTTACCCCCTAAACGAAAGGAGAGATAATAATTGAATACTAATTTTTTACCAGGTAATGTTTCTAATATTACTGCAGAGAAATTAAATAAACCAACAGAAGAGGACGTTAAAATAACAGAAGTAGAAGAAATGAATACTACAGAATATGTGGTAAATAATCCTTCTACTATTATAGAAATAGAAGGACGTAAAGCTGCAGCACAAATGGTTCCATCTGAAGAACTGAATGAAGTAGTAGATAATAGAAATCCTATTGTAGAGAAGATGATGTCTTCAGATACAGTAGTAGTGAATAAAGTAGAAGAAGAAAAACCTGTAATAACAGATTTAACAGAAGATATAACTGTTGAAGGAGAAGCTACTATAGGTGATTTAGTAGAAGAAAGTATAATAGATAATTATGATGAAACACCACAAGATGTTAAAATAGAAGATTATCAATTTAATGATATCGATAAGAAAAATATATTCTTTGGAGCATCTTTATATCATAGTAATAAACCAGAAATAAAAAAAGATACTGATTTATTTACAGTATTTGATTTCTATAGAAAAGAATCTAGATATAAGGATGTATATTTACCAGTAACAAATGTGGCAGTAAGAATATATGAATTTAATAATTTAGATATCCTGATAAATAAAATGGTATTAGAAAGTGAAAAAGATTTAGCATATAGAACTCAGATAAACATGGCAGGAACTCAAACAAGAGATTTTGTTTCTCATATATTCGAAAATGCAGAATTCTTAACGTCAGATAGAGAACAATTAACACCGGTACATTTTGAAATGGTATCATCTTTAGATGTTCCATTTATAATATTAGCAGCTACTGCTTTAATGGGAGAAATCTATGAAGCTACAGCAGGTACTGCTGGTCATAGTATATCTGAACAAATACAAAAAAGTCAAGGACTCGATATATGGCAAGATACATGTGAATCATGTCAGACAAATCAAAGATTATTTAAAAATGTAGATGAGATATTAAAAGCTCAATATACAGAAGAAATAATTGATTATGCTAATAAGAATTATGATCCTAATGATACTTTAGAAAATAATATTAAGAGAAGTAAAAAAGTTAAAGCTAAAGGTATTAGATACACTAAAGGTGATAAAGGTATCGATACTATATTCTTTATGAAAGATCCTGATTGGATTAGAGGACATGATTACGATAGAGCTTTTGATAGTTATATAATTAATAAATATATGTCAAATAAATATATTAAAGAATTACCAAAAATGTTCGGTCCTAATGAATGGATTAATATGACTAACAGAGAAAAAGCTGCAGAAATACAAAAAAGAATTGAGAGATTAAGAAACTTTGAAGATCCGGACGGAGATACAGATACTTTAGCATTAGAAGAAGTTATGGAATTAGCTAATAAATTAGTATTAGATATACAGAACTTTACTATAACAAAATATTTACATATGGTAAGAATAGAAGATTCTAAGAATAAAGATGTTAATGGTAATCCAACTATATTATCTACTATACAAATGACAGATTTAACTTTAGAAGAAAAATTAACATTCTTAGAAAAATATTTAGATGAAACATTAGTAGAAAAAATGTTAACCCAAATAAATGCTATAAGAGAATTTGGTAAAGAAGCTGTTGAGTATAAATGGACATGTAAGAAATGTGGTAAATTAAATAATACTGCTGTAGAACCAATCATGTTTGTTTTTCTATTACTCCAGAGCAAGCTGTGGAAAAAAGAAAAAGCGTTATCTACAACGTAATCGAAGCTATATCTCGATATAATATAAAAAACTTCTCTGTAAAAGATATAATGGGGATGCCTCCCATTATGAGATATGAGTTTCTGGAGAAATATAGAAGAGAAGCTGAATTAGCCTTAAAGAATAATCCTTTAGGTCAATTATAAAAAATATATTTTTAATAAACATAATATAATTATATTTAGGGTACTCCTTTTCCCTAGATATATTCTATACATTGAAAACTTTTTTGAGTTAATTTTGAGCTCACAAAAATTTTTTCATCTAGGATCGGGACTACTCCGAAGTTACTGATCCGTCCTTTCATGAATTATTTAGATAAGCCCCCTTATGGGGGCGATATTTTTACGTGATTTTAGATGGTCTTATTTTTTCGTCATTATATATAATATAAGTGAATAAATAAATCTGATTCTTTTAGTTAGGTATATTTATTCAAAAGACATGAGAGTACCTAGTGGTATTTTACATGTACTAATCGCTATAGAAAATACCCCACATCAAGAGTGAGCTCTTAATAGGGTATCAAAATAGAAATTAGAAACGGAGCCCGATGTGGTTATCTCCTTTTCAATTTTTATTATTATTTCTATCAAAAATAAGATGCAGCGGTTAGTATATATAAAATCTCATTAGATCTCTAATGACTGGCTTATGTTTATCGAACATAACGATAAAACGCCCTCTACATAAATTTTGAATACATAAATAACTGGAAATCGATTTAATTATTCCAATTTATTACCGCGGATAAAATCCAAGGCTTGGATAATTAAATTAGATCGACGTTATCGTTTGTTGTTACTGTTCCGATAAAACGATGGCTTAATTCCCCCGCAAGGGGTCACATAGGGTTCTATGTGTAAGATTTAATTTAATGAGATTAGATCAGTTATATTTTTTTCTCTTAATTAAATTTAATTATATATAATATATTCGGAAGTGATAATAATATAAAAAGATAGGAGGATGTAAAATGACAGAAGACGATAAAATAGCAACGTTAAAAAATTTGATTCAAAATGTTCGTAATGGTGATATAAATATATCATCTAGATACGTGGCACAATTTCTAAACGTTCGACATGATAATCTTTTAAGAGACATTAAAGATGAAATAGAACGATGGAAAGATCATCCAGAATTTGACAATGCATTTATACAGAGTACCTACGCTGATAAACAAAATCAACAAAGGTTATGTTATTATATGAACAAATTAGGACTAAAGTTATTAATTTTCAGAAAACAAGCGAGGTTTAGTTCTAAGATTTCAAAAGAATTGTTTGAAGCATTATTTTTATAATAAAAAGTATAATAAGAACCATTCCGGTTTATGGGTGGTTCTTATTATATTATAAATAAAAATGGAACAATATTTTATTATTATTTTTAGGAGGATTGATGAGATGGATTTACAATTCGAAGTACAAACATGTGAAGATAAATTAATAGTGAACAGGGATATACTAAAATCAAAAGATAGAGATTTTAAAGATATTGCTTTTGATTGTTATGACAATTTAAAATCTACTATACTTATAGCATGGAACGATGGACCAGCAACAATGGATGATTTATTTAAATCAGACTTTAAAAAACAATTAGCTAAAGCAAAAGATAAAGATGTAGACTTTTCAGCAGATGTAGATTCTTTAGGTAATGTTATGAGTAGATTTGATCTTAAATATATAATAGATCCTGAAGTAGTTTATGATAAATATAGAAGAATTGCTTTAGAAAATACTATTAATAAATTTAAAGAAGAAGTAGAAGGATATCAACATGTAAGATGGGAAGTATTAGAATACTTAGAAAAAGAATATAAGAAAGAAACAGAAATATTTCAAGCTGCTTTAGAATTATATAATAAAGAGAATGAAATTAAAGCAGATCCAAATGAACCAAAGAAAAGAGGTAAAAGGAAGAAAAACCTATCATCCTCTGTAGTAATTAAACAAATGTCCCTTAAAGAAGAGGAACTAGATACAGATTTATTTATAGCAGAACAAATGGTACTTGTACCAGAAATAGATAGAAGTAATAGATATGTAATAGATGGTATCAATTATTACGGAGTACATAATCAGGTCTATACAGGATTCTTAACTAATGCTTTAGATTTAGGATTTAAAGTATTTAAAGATGGAAGATTTAGTACTGCATATTTCTCAATAGTACGAGATGATGTATTTGGTCCAATATTACAAGTAAGTATCTATGGATTTGCATATAATCCATTTCATGTATTAACAACAGATCCTATAGAGGAAATAAATCCAACTGATTTGTTAGTATTTAATAATGTTAAACAAAGAGAAGATTGGAATGAAATCATCATGAATACTTATAAGAAAGCTGTATATATGGATCAAAATGAAGAAGAATATTCTTTTGCTGAAACAAAAGAAGAAAAAGGTATACGTAATAAAAAGATAATGCATATTGCAGATCCAAATCATAGAGCTACAAAGAAAGAAAGAAGATATAAAATAGCAATAAATATTGGATGTCAAATGTTATTAGAAAAATTAGAAATAAAAGCTAATGGTATAACAGAAGAACACAAAACTAAATTTACACATTTAGCATCTTTAGAAGAAATTATATTAAGACATATCAATGAGGAAAATAAAATACCTAAAAAGAAATCACCTAAAATCGGAGTAAAAAGGGTGAATCTAAATCCTGGATTAATAGTGTCTATAATTAAACGTAACAGTGATGAGAAATCTAATACCGTATTATTTAGAGATAGTAAGAAAGCACCTAATCCGTTTGATATATTTCAAATATTTGCTTATGCACAAACATCTAATCATACTGAAACATCATCTAATAAACATGTGTCAAATAAAGCAAAGAAAACTGAAGAATCAACTAACTGGATTAACTGGAAGAACTTGCCTTACTTAAGTATATACTTCTCTAAAGGAAATGTACCATTAGGTAAAAATAATATAATGCATTTCGATATTGATAGTGATATAATGATTGAAAGAAATAAAATAAAGGAGGTATTCCATGATATTTATAACGCAAGAACTTTATAAAGAATGGAAAAATAAAGATAAGGATATATTTAATGAAATTAGAAAGATGAATGAAAGAAGTAGTGTATTATATTTCTCGGAACATCAATTATTAAATGATTATGATATTTTAAATATCATTTTAGAATTAGAAATGAAAGATCTGATGACAGATGTGAAAAATAGCTATTATTTTGATACAGAAGGATTTATTTATGAAGCTACAAAAAGATTAATAAAATTTAATAATATGTTAGATAAAAGAAGAAAGAAACATCCAGCAGGATTACCTTTCTTATATACAGATAGATCATTAATACCTTTAATAGTAACAGCTTTATATGATATAACAGTATTCAATTGTTGGAATGATCATAGAAGCTTATATGATCTAATCTGTTATATAGATGTAGATGAAAATTTATTAGATCCTGATACCGATCAACAAGTAAAGATCTGTAATATTGCTAAATGGATGGATAAATGTTATAGATATGCTAGAGATTATAACCCGGCTAATAGAAAATTAACTAGAATTATAGATGTACATTCTGATCATGCAAAAATAATCGATCTAGTAGATATTTATAAAATTTCAAAAAATCTCTACGAAAAATATTAGGTGATCTACAATGAGAGAAAAAGCTGAAATTAAAAATCAACTGATGATACAAACAGAAAATAAATTTAATGAAGCATTATCAGTTAATAACTTTGCGATAGATAGAATATTTTATAAAGTCGACAATACTTTAAGGACAAAAGTTATATCTGAAGCTAATAGTATAGTAGTACATAAATATATAGGAGAATTATTATATTATCAATCTTCATATTATGAACAATTATTAGTAAATTTAGGAATAGAATTCAAATTAAGATGTTACACATTACATACACAAGATAGATTATTAAATGTATGTAACATTGATGAAGCTATAGGTCAAAGACTTCTTATAGAGGAATTCCATGAACGTATTAAATTTGCTCTAGCTACTCCATTAATAGATATGTACTATAATATAACATATGGAGATGAAGAAACTACTGAGAATGCTCGTAACATGATAATGTCTATATCTAAAAACTTTATAAATGTGTTATTAACAACAATATTCTGGAATGTTAGAGAAATGGTATATAGAGAAAGGATAACTAAAGAAACAAAAGACACCTTAAGCTTTATATATTATTCATTCTATTTAGAGAATCTAGAATATCAAATGATAAATAATTTAGATGAAGTATTTTCTGTAATACATGACCAAGATGATGGACCTTGGTCTGAAGAAGAAATGAATGTTTATGATTTCTTATTAAATTTAGGATATTGCTTTGCTAGTCCTAAAACAGATCCATTGAAAGCTTTTTACGGTTAAATATAAATGGTCCCCTATACGGGGGCCTACTTATTTACATGTTAAAATATAATAACAATACAATGATAATCTCACTGCTCATATATGAGTACTGAGATTAAGAAAGGAATAATTTTTATGTATAAACAAAATGGAGGAGTTAAGCAACTTATTGATGATCTACTATTAGAAAGAAGAAGTAATATTAAATCATCAGAATTAGCAAAAGTGTTAGGTAAACAACATAGGGTTGTGTTAAGAGATATTCGAGAAGAATTAGAAAGAGAGGATTTAGGAAATCTCAATGTGAGAGAAATGTTCGTTTTATCGGAGGAACCTAATTCTAGAAATCAATGGCATCCATTCTACTTTATTAATCCAGACGGATTGCTACATCTTATGTGTAGATATGGTAGATACAATTATAAAATAAGACAAGATATGATTGAGATACATAGAGTATTATATTTATTATATAGAAAATACTAAGTATACAAGTATCAATATATAACATTTATCCATATATGGATGGATGTATAAAAGAAATAAAATAAATTTAGGAGGAAAAATTATGAAAAAATTAGAAATAGCGTTGAAACCAGGAGAAATTAAAGATGTTAAACAAAGAGAGATTGTTTCAAAAAGTGTTATGTTACAAGAAATCGTCGAGAAGAATTTCTTTTCGTCAGGACGATTTGAATTATCAAATATACAGTTAGCAGAGATAACCGGTAAAGAGATAAGGAATGTCAATCGTGACATTCAAGAAGAATTTTCATTTATTAGATCAGTAGGAGAAGAAATGAGTCATTTAGTAATAGAGGGAGGTCAAAATGGAAAACTCTTGGATTACGGACTAGCGATGTTAAAAGAAGATATAAGAGAAACACGAGAACCTAATTCACGGAATCAGTTTAGACCAGTAATTTACTTGTCTGGATTAGCTCTTACTCAACTAATATCAAGATGGAGTCCTTTAATAAGATTTATGATAAATACAACAATTCATATGGTACAGAAGAATCTATTGGAAAAAGGAGATAGAGTTTATTCATTAAGATCGTTTGCAGATGAGCTTTCATATTTGATTAGATTGGTTGATGGTTTAGAGATTTTTTATACAGACTTGATAAATAACGCTAAAATACCACATATAAAAGAAAATTATCAAGATACATTAGATCAAATAGAAGAATTGAAATATGAAGCGTTATCTAATAAAAGAAAAGGAGAATTAGCATATCCTGCTTTATTAGATATCACGTCTAAAATAGTAGAATTAGATAAACAATGTGCTGATGCAGTACAAAAGTTGAATAAAAAACTCACATATGAAAATAAAGATATTGCTGAAGTAGCTTATCAAAATGATTAAAATAATTCAACACTTTAGTATAAATAAATGGAGGTGTATCAATGATTATAAATCAACAATTAGATTTAGAAGGAACACAATATTACACAATAAATTATCACGAATTTAATAGAATGTTAATTAGAGATAACAATATAATGTTCTTTTTAAATTTAAAAGCAATATTAAAACAACAAAAAAAGAGTTTTATGAATATAATACATAATTTCTCAGATGAAGTTATTAGTAGAATATTTTATGAATCTTTAGGAGGAATAAATGTACAAGAAGCTATATTAGAAGAAATAATTATACCAGCTTTTGTATGGTGTGTTAAGAATAACAGGACTTCTTTAATAACACCATATTTTAGATTATTTGATTATATGACTATGGGTATGTATGATGTAATTACTACAGTAGACTATTTAGCTAATATAATAGCTTTATTAATAATAAATGATCTTAAGACAGAATATTATAACATGAGTGATGGTATGATGCCGTTTGTGACAAAAGAGAATGCAGATGATATAGAAAGCCATTTATTAACAATAACAGATAACGAATTAAGAAAGTTTTCTAATCCAGCGGTAGATCTATATTTATCTACAAATGATTTTCAAATGGACATAATAGCTATCTTTAGAAAATCCTTAACTCATCATATGACATCACAATTATCTAAAGGAATGTATGAAATAGGATTTGAGATGAATATTACTCCCTTTATAGAGAGTAGTATATCAGCATCACTAAATTTATAAAGTAGGGGGAATATTATGAACGAATTAGAAAAAATATTTTTAGAAGATCAAGCTTTATTACAATTAGCATGGAAAGGTTTCAAAAAAGAGACTATAGGGTTACTCAATAATCAATATTTAGGAGAAGATTGGTCGGTAAATTTTAGAACAGAAGCTATCAAAGATGGACGTTTAAGATACAAAATACATTTTATTCAAAACAAATACGGTTCACCATGGTTCATATGTGTTAAATTAGAAATAATAGAAGTTACATCTGATGTTCTAAATATATCTGTAGTATACGAGTATACCGACGTTGAAAAGAATATAATAGATATACACGGAGCAGGAATAAATTATTTCATAGGAAACACAACTAGAGAAGAAGTAAAGAAAGTAGCAGAGAAAGTTATAGCTGAAATATCTGAAAAGTATGGAATCGTACTAGACAAATCTGAAAATCCTAAGATAATAATGATCCATCTTTTATTGAGATATTTACTAATTAAAGATAACGAGAAAATGCTAGAAATGAAGGGTGAAGAATAATGCTAACCGAAGAAGAAATCTCTAAAGAGATTGAATGGAGAAATGATGTTATATATAAATCTTTAACTCCTTATGATGGTAGTGGTCACTTTTTAGATTTCGATGAAATTAAAATGGACATGGACAGTATTTGTTCCATATTATTCCATATAGATTCTGGAGATTGGTCACCTGAACAAAAAACAGAATTAATGAAAACAATAGTTCAGACATTTATACAATTCTTATTAACATATATAGAAAATAATTCTATAACAGTATATTACAATCTAGATGATTATAAGACTTTTAAATCTATATATCCAGATTGGTGTAAAGAAAGATTAAATAGATATCATAATATGGAAATAAGAAATATTGTAGATAAGATTGTCATAAGTAAGTTAAAGAAACTTAGTGAAATGAAACCTAACATAACAGTAAAACAATGTGAGGATTCTCCGATTTTAGATATTTATAAAGATATAAATAATACAAATAAGAGAGTAGTAATAATATCTAGAGATCCTCATATGTTATGCTTATTAGCTTATAAAGATTTATCGATATTTAATGGTAGATTTTTTGTAGATAGAAATAATTACTTCTCAGAGAAAGAATATCCAGCTGTACATTATGCTCTAATACCTTCATATTTCCTTATAGCAGGCATTAAAAGAAATGAGTATAGTGGTTTACCTAAATATGGAAAGAAGAAGACAGATAAGCTAATAAACGATAATAAGATAGGTATGATAAAACAAACCTTACCAGAATTAGAACCTGTTAATAAATATAGAAAAATATTTTATTTAAATGAATTATAAAGGAGTAAATATGGAAATAAGAAATGTAACTATGACAAAAAACGAAGAAAAATTAATCTGTATGTCATTCGACGTATTTAAAAGATTTTGTAAAAAATCTAAATTACCAATTCTTAACCCGAAATATATTAAGTTCATTATAGATAGTTACCATGCTAAGTTAGGAGAAAGTAATCAACCATATTATGTGGATATAGAAATTAATCATAACCATAATGATACTTATGATATAAGTGTAGTAATAGATTATAGAAACATAAAACTAATAGATTCTAGAACAGTTTTAAATTACTATAAAAATGGAGATCTTGTCAATATAGAAAGTGTACATTCTAAAATAGTATTTACATTTTTATATGTTGATTACAGAATGTTAAATAAAAGATATAGAAAACAGATAGATGGTCTAGAGAGTTACAAAAGAAAATTAAATGCATTAATAACAGATACAAAAAGACGTGATGAAGAAATCGAAAAATTAACTAAAAAATTAAATGAAATAAAAAATATTAAAGATAGTAATCTTATAGATACGATAAAAAGACAATTATAGGAGGATAATAATGGGTAATTTAAAAGTAGTAGGTGGAACAAAATTTAAAAAGGAAATAGATCCTAAACATTATGCTAGTGCAGAAAATCTTTTGAATATAGTATTTTCAGCACATGATTTGATATGGTTAGATGCCATAAAAAATATTGAGGATAAGAAAGATGGAGAGGAAACTTTCTCAGATTCTTTTATAGGAACAACTTCTATGAATGAAGTGTCAGATGGGTTAAATAATTTCTTAGCAGAAAGAAAAAAGATGATTAATAAATTAGTAGAAGAAGGAACTCTAGAAACAGATAGAAAGTTCATAATATTCCCTAAAGCAGACAATAATTTAGATAATGGTCTAATGATGATACTTAAGGTTAAATTTGAGTTCGATGAAGAAAAACAAGAGTTCTCTTTTGATAGTAGTATTAGATTTGATATTAGTAAAATAGCAGTAGAAAAATATCAACTAATTGAAAAAGAAGTAATAAATGTAATTAATTCTATTAAAGGAAGTGATCTTACAGCTCTATATAATTTCGTATTAGAAAGAGCAGATTTTCATAAACAAATAAAACCTGATGCATAAGATTTAATTAAATAAATATAAGGAGAATGATCATGAGTAAACTAAAAATAGTTGGTGGAACTAAATATAAGAAAAAGATAATTCCTAAGTATTACAATGATTCAGAAAATTTATTTAATATATTAATAGGAACATTAGATATCATATGGAAAGAAGCATTTAAAGATACTGAGGATAATTTTGATGGAAAAGATACTTTCGACGACTCTGCTATAGGAACCACATCATTGACGGAATTATATGATATAAAAGCTAACGAGCAACGAAAGAAAAATATAGAAGAATTAATAGATAAAGGGAAATCTGATATGAAAAGAAATTTTCTCATATTCCCTAAGAATTCAACACAAAAGGAAGGGTTATCAATATCTTGTAAAATCGAAGCTACATTTGATATTAATAATGAAGAATTTGATTATGATATAACAGTTGATACCGATATATCTGAAGATTCTAAAGAAAAATATAAATTTTTAAGACAACGATTTATAGAAAAGACAATTATTTTTAATACATATAATATTAATGAATTATATAATTATATTATGGAGCAGACTGAAAAATACTTACAAGAATTTGATAAAGACCATAAACCGGATGCATAATAAAGCCCTTTGTGGCTTTTTATTTTTACCCAACTAAATATCTTTATAAAAATATACGAAAGGAGGATATATGGCTAAAAAGAAGAAGGAAGAAAAGAAGCCAGAAGTCTTTGGTGATATAGATGTTACTACAGCATTAAAAGATTGTTATTTATCATATGCTATGGCATCTTTTATTAGAACTATACCTAGTGCAATAGATGGACTAAAACCATCACAAAGAAGAATATTATATACATTAAAAAATATGAAAGCTACATCTTTTACTAAATCTGCAGATGTTGTAGGTCAAAGTATGCAATTAATTCCGCATGGAGATCAATCTACTTATGGAACATTAGTTAATTTAACGCAAGAAGACCGTGTACGAAATACTTTAGTTGTAGGACAGGGTAACCTTGGTTACATAACACAAAGTCTCTCAGAATTCGCAGCAGCTCGTTATACAGAGGTTAAAATGTCTGAGTATTTACAAGATTTTTATTTTACAGAAGATTTTAATTATACGGATACTATGCCTACATATAAAGGATTATTAGACGTAGTAGAACCAGTAGTATTCCCATCATTACTACCGATGTTATTAGTACAAGGATCTAGAGGTATAACACCTGGATTTGCATGTAATTGTGTTCCCCATAACTTATTATCCGTGGCGGATTCTTATATAGATTATATTAAAAATAGAGAAAAACCTACACAATGGAATAAAATGGAAAAAAGAATACTAGACACTATAAAAATAGACTTTCCTAATAGTTGTAATATAATTAGAGAATCTGATACTGGATTAAAGACTGGTAAAGGACAAATATTAGCACAAGGTAGATTTAGATTAAAAGATGCATCTAGAGGAAAGAAAATAATTCAAGTATATGAATTACCTTATTTAGTAGAATGTCCAGATTTTGTTAATAAATGTGATATGGTCTTTAATAAGCATAATATGTTATATGCTGTTAGTGATGAATCAGGTAAAGATGGAATTCTAATTAACATTATATTGAAAAAAGACGTGTCTATGAAAAAAGCAATTGAAATGTTAAAGACTTTAACTCCTTTCACTTCTAGTTATAATTATAGTCTTTTAGTAAATAAAAATGGTGAACCTAAAAGAATGGGTGTATTAGAAATATTCGAACATCATTATCAATATAAAAGAAGCATATTAGAAAAATATTATAATGATAGAAAGAATACTTTAGATAATTTAAAAATGTGTTTAGATGGAGCATTATACATATTAGGTAATCCAAAAAGAAAAGCTGAATTTATTAAAATGTTAGAAACTTCTACTAGACAAAATATACTAAAGAATATCCAACATAAATGGAATTTAAATCCCGATGTAGGAGATTATTTAATAAATAAGAAATTCTCATCATTATTAAATGGTGTAGAAAACATGGTGAAAGAAAAAGAAGAAATAGATAAAGAATATCTCGAAGTAGTTAAAATATTAAATGATATAGATAAATATATGATAAAAAGAATTACAACCGTAGTAAAAAAATATAATAGAGGAGATTAATATGGAAGACATAAAAAATTATATTGTTACCAGAAACGATAATGAAGGAATGAGTTTCTCATTATTTATATTATCGGGAGGTAGACAAGATGTTATACCCGGTACAGCACATTTTTTAGAACATATGTTAGTTACAGCATACGAAGATGATGAAAAAGAAATGGAAAAAGAATTAAAAGAAAATGGTATTTTTCAAGAAGCTTATACGACTAAAGACCTAGTTAAAATAGGTCATGTATGGAATAATAGCTTATCATTATATGATGAAAATGTATGGAAATTATCAGCAAGACTTCTTGGGTTAAAATTTGAAAGAGCATTTAATGGAAGTTTATTTAAAAAAGAAAATATAGATAAAGAAAAGGGTATTATATTAAATGAAGAAAGTATAATACCAGAAGATCATAAAATTACAGCAAAAGTATTTCACGATATATCAGAAGATTATAAAAGATCTTGCAGCACAATAATAGGTGACGTAAAAGACATTAAGAAAATAAATAAAAAAGCTTTATGGGATTATGTAAAACATAACATAAAACAAGATAACATTTTCCTGACTATGTCTTTACCTAAATCTTTACCAGACAGTAAAGTTGAAGAATTAGTAGCTTATATGTTAGAAGAATGGGTGAGTAAAATACCAGAAGGTGAAACAAAATCGTTCTTACATAAATATCAAAAAGCTGGTCATAATACAGGAATATTAAGAAAAGATTTACCAGAATTAATGGAATATACTGGTGCTACACACGATAATATATATGGAATAACAGACACTAAGAACTTAAGCTTTGTAGAACATAAACTTTTAGCTGAAATATTAAATATGTGGGTATTTGATAATATAAGAGAAAAAGAAGGATTAAGTTATTCAGCTGGATGTGGAGCAATGACTGGATTCGTAGATGGTAAATTATGTTTATCTTCTACTGCTAGTAAAGAAAATTTCGAAGCAATTATAAAAGCGTGGAAAAAGAAATTAAATAATTTATCAATATCCCAAAAAGAAAAGAATTCAGCTATAAATAGATTAAGAGTATCATATGAGTTAGATTGTGTTAAAAATGCAGATCTTAATTTTATTGAAGATGTAATAGTATATTCTGATTTTAATTATCTAAAAGATGTATTAATAAGAATGGCTAATGATCCTTATTATACTCCTTATAAATATTATATAAATGAATTAAAAGATATAGTATTAACAGATGAAGCTAGAGAGAAAAGAGGACTACAAACATTCAAAGAATTAGGTCAATATTGTGTTGAGCATATTACATCTGTACACATATATAAAAAAGAAGAAAAATAATATAATAAAGATATTATCGTTATATATCATATATGTGAAAAAAATAAAATATTTAGGAGGAGAATTTATGAAAAACAAATTATTTTTAGGAGCTATCGTAGGAATAGCTAGTACATCTTTAGGAGCTACTAAAAAAGAAATTACAATAGAAGGAAAAAAGCATAACTGCACTTGTACATTGGTCGAAGAAAAAGTAAAACCAAAGAAGATTGTAACTAAAAAATCTGATAGATTAGAAGATAATGTCATCAGTGTAAATGATGTTTCTTTTGAGTTACATAAAAATTCAAGACACACACTTAAGAAAATGTTAAAAAAATACGGGGAAAATGCAAATTTTAGTTTCCCGGTAAAAATGGCACAGGTAGATTACCACTATAAAGGAGATACTAAATCATCTTTTGATGCCATTGTATATGTAACACCACAAATGGCAAAGAAAATATTAAATGATAGCTCAGTAAATAAAGTAATTGTAAATGGATGGCAAAAGAAACACAAAGACAGAGCTACATTTATCGTTAGAGATGTTAAACCAACATTCGTGGCTAATTTAGAACCTGAGGATGATTGGTTATTATCAGAAAAACATGATAAACCTAAAAATGTCGCATTTAAATCATCTAAAAAGAAAAATGTTTCTAAACCTAAAGCAACAGGGGTTATGAAAAATAAAGATGAGATCGACATAGAAAAGATCATAAAGAAAACAATATCAAAATGGTCTTAAGGAGGTTTATTATGTTATCTAAAGAAACAAAGGGAGCATATTTGCTCCTTATTTTTATATCTATAATGTGCTCTATAATAGTTCCTTCCTCTAAAGGAAGATTTTTAATATTAGGTATTATATGGACGGTAGTATTAACTATTAATGGATTTTTAGGATATTTAATAAGAAAGGAAAAAATAACTCCTAAAGTATATATGGTAGTATATGCCATTGCATGGATTATAGCAGCTATAATATCACTCAAAGTTACTCTTTAGAAAGGAGTTATTATGGAGAAAGTAGTGTTTTTCATGATATTAATGTTTATATTTTTCGCACTAATATCAACAGGCGTATGTTTTATATTTTATAAAATTATACGTAAAATAGTGAAGAAAATGAGAAACAAAAAATTATAAAAAAAAATTCAGGAGGAGAAAATATGTTAAAATTATTTAATAAAGATGTTAAGGATATGCCAGGTCTAACTCAAGAGATTTTAAATTCTTTTGAAGAATTATTTTCATCAACTTATGCCGATTTACAAGAATATACGAGTAAAACTGGAGATACTTTATATTATTACAAAGAGAAACCATATGGTGAATATAGATTAGCTGCTATATTAACTACTAATAGAGAATTCTTACAATTTGGAATAGTAAAGCCATATAAAATAAATCCTAACGGTGAAACAATAAAAGAAACACATGAAAATTCAGAATATATAAAAACATTAAATACAGATATACTAGATGTGGTAGATGAAACTCCAGAAGCACCAAAAACAGAACCTGAAATCATTACAATAGAAGAACCAAACTCTCTTCAGACAGATATTTATACATATGAAGGAGAAACATATAAAATGGAAGATTTTAAATGGGAACCTGGTGAACAAGGAGATACTGTAATACAAACATTTGGTAAAGAAGGGTCTAATAAAAAGATAGTAGTTAAAAGACCAATTGTTCCATTAAAGGAAATAGAAAAACCAGATATAACCGAAATTAGTATACATTTTATGCCTGAAGATCCTATGGAATTTGATGGTAAATTATTTAAAAGAATCTCTACAATGGATAAATTAGTCAATGGAAAATGGAGACCATCATTCATTTATTATAATGAAGAAACAAATAATCAGTTATCTGTAACAGTATTAGAGGATCCTGTAGATTCTCCTGAAGAAATAGATAAACCTGATAATTTAAAAACATTCAATTTTGACGGTGTTCTATTTACAGCTTTAACTCTAGAGGATTTTGAAACCTTTAGTAGAATAGAGAAATTAGCTAGAAATAAAAAGTTTAAAAGAATAGTACCTGGTAATGAAAATATATCATTTGCTAAAGTATTAAATGTAAATTATTTCGAAGCTATTGGAAAAGTTATATCTGTTAGGGGTATTGTTGTAGATAGAGAATCAGTAAGCATAAAGGTATTCGATTTATATTCTGAAACTATAGCAGCTGATGAAGAATTTGATTTAGGGGATATCGAAGAAATAACAAATTCAAAGGTAGCAGAAATTATAGCTGCATATGAAGTAAAAGCAAATGTTGAAAAAGCAATAGATGAAATAAAAGATAAAGAATAATTAACTGCCCTACGGGGCAGTTTTATTTAAATAAAATATAAGGAGGATAATAATGTTAGAATGGATTAAAAAAATATATATAAAAAGAAGAAATGGAGAAAGATTAGTCAATGAAGTAAAAGGAGTATTAGAAAATCTATTATCAGAATTTGGTTATTCTAGAAGAGATTTAATTCTAGGAGTAAAGGAACATCTCCAAGATAAATATAAAAGAAAAGACTCGACAGAGTCTATAGCTAAAATGAAGATGGATTTAATACAAAGAATAAATGATGTAATAGATGCAACAAGAATAAGTTTCTCTCCTGAATATGAAAAATATAAAACCAGAGCTATTGATATAGCTACATATATAAAATTAGAAATAATTAGAGTATTTGAAGAGACTAATGAAAATACGTGTCAAAATATAGAAAACGGATCATTTAAGACACAAATAGATTTATTTAGAAATATGATTGATAAAAGATTTGGCATATAAATAAGAGACCCCCGTATGGGGGCTCATTTATTTTTTTGTCTCATCGTTCTTAATTATGTCTAAAATATTTTCATTTATTTTTTGCATTGCTGCTGTTAAAGGACCTACTAAGAATGAGCTATATATCATTCTACTTAAAGGGCCATAGGTAGATAATATAAGATCATATTTTTTTCCTGTTTCTACACCTATAGGAGCTTGATCATCAGTAAGTATTTTACTTCCTACACCTTTTAATGCAGTATTACCGATAGTTATTTTATCTCCTGATGAGAAGTTCTGATTCACTTCTATAAAGAATTCTACTAATATTTCTCCTTTATTTACTAAATCTCCGTTTACTGTATTCTTTCTGTTATCTGTAAATTTAGTAACGTGATCTATCACTCTATTTTTTTCATATGCTGGTAAATTCTTAGCTAGATTTACTCCATCATATTTTCTTTTATAGAATGAATCTACCTTCTTCATAAATTCTTTTATTGTAGGATCCATTTCCTCTTCTTCTTTAGCAGTTAATTTATAATATACATATATATCTCTTAATATACCATTATAATTAGATTTCTCTACTTTTAATAATCTATCTTCTAATGCAGATAAATCATATGCACTATTTAAGAAAGATGATCCACTATCTTCAGACACTTTAATTAAAACATCTCCTCCAGCTATAGGTCCTAATAATGTTCTAACTTCTTTTATTTGATTTCTAGGATTTAATTTAACTGCTATTCTTTTCAATACCTTTGTTTGTAATTTTTTAGCTAAGCTTTCAGTCATAACTGTAGCATCTTCATAAGCATATTGAGTATTCATTAATGCTATATTAACAATAGGTCCTGATTTAAATATAATATCATCACCAGCTTCAGCATAATAATTACTATTATATGCAATAATTTCATCTTTTTTTATTTTAGTACCAGGTTTAGCATTTCTATATTTACTATTAATAGCCATTTTATTTGGAGTGAAGAATGCTTTAGCAGAGTTACGTTCAATTACATCTAAATCTATAACTTCTTCAACAAATGTACCATCCTCATTTTTTAAATTATTATATCTTATTTTCATAAATCTATCATTAATAGATAATATTTCTCCATCATCTTTTAAACGTTTAGCAAAGTCAGAATCTAAATAAGACATAGTCTCATCCATACCATAAGTAACATATGCCGGTTCTGATCCTTCAGTACCCATTAAGTGATTAGATTGCATCATTGACATCGCAGTACGTGGAGAGGAGTCATGTTTTTGAGTAAATGGACGTAATGCTTCTGATACTGCCATTAATTCATCATCTCTAGTTTCTGTTGGATCTTTAGAAATAAAATATCCTCTTACATCTTTTATGTTAGGATTAATTGCTAAATGTTTAGTTACTCCAGTAGCAGGACCATAAGGAGATACATCCGACATAACACCATAGAATGTTTTATCCCATTTTCTTTTAATAACTGTATAGGATCTACTATTATTTATACCAGAAATACCTTTATTAGATATTGTATACATTTTATCTACATGTTGTATAGCATTTATTTTAGAAGATTCTTCCACATTAGGTAATGTTGATAAATAAGTAATAACAGCATCTTGTTGTACAGAGAAAGAAGCCATTTTAGAACCTCTTTTAACTTTTATAGAATAGTCTCTATATTCTTTAGCTAAACATGCATACATAGCTCCCTGTATTATTTCACTATTAGATGGCATACGTTCATTCTTTAAAGATATTTCACTTACTGTTCTATCATAGTTTTGTAATAAATTATTAGCGTATATTAAAGCTTCCCCATAATTATTTGGCATACCACAATCTTCCATTACTTTAATTGTAATAGGATCTAAAAATAAATCTTCATATGTTTCCATAGCCATAACAACATTAGAAGAAGTGGTAACAGTATTACTGAATCCATCTAACATTAAAGAATCCCATTGTGTTAAATCTACATCATGTAATGGTTGTAATAAATGTCTGTTAGACACATTAGAATAAATAACATCTAATGCAAAATTACTAAATAAAAATCTATCAGAATCATCTCCTAAAAATTCACTTTTAGGTTTCTTTTCTCCATCAAATGGCACCACATCATATACTAAATTATAATCTTTTTTCAATAATTCTAAAATTTCTAATAAATTATCTCCAAAAGCATGCATTACCATAAATATAGTAGGAGTAGATCCTCCTGGCCATTTATCTACTTTAGAATAAGAAATATTTTTACTAACAGTTCCTGTAGATTTATCCATCCATAATTTATATAGTGGAGGATCTTCTGTTTCTAATTTAGATAAGATCTTATGAAAAAATTCTAAAGTAGTTAATTGAGAACCATCTACAGAATTAGTAACTCTATCTTCAGATTGGTTTGCTTTATATATTTCTCCATTTATTTTACCAACAACTGGAGAAGAAGTACCTAAATCTATATAATTATTTTCATCAATTTTACAATATGTCATAAATCTAGAGATTTCTAATAATTCAGGACCTAAAAAGTTTTCATCTTTTGCTACATAATAAGCTGGTATAAATGAGAACCATTTCTTCAAATAATTTTGAGGAAATTTCTTTCTCATTAATTTAATAAAGCTTTTTATTCTAGCGACAGATTTAGAAAGATTACCTGTAGTTAATGATAAGAAAAGTTTTCCATAATAAGAAGTAATAACTACACCGTCATCTAATTTAATTATAGGTAAAGCCATTTTCTGTCTTATCATAACTTTATCTGATCCATTAATATGTAAAAATTTACCATCACGTAATTCAGGTATATTCATTGTAAATGTATGTTTTTCTTTACTATTATAAGGACTTTCAAAAGTCATTTGTACTTTTCTAGTATAAGTATCTTTTGAATCCATATTTTGTTTATCTTTATATCCTGTTAAATATAAAGGTACACTAGTCTTATTTAATGACTCTGCTACAGCTAATCTATCTTTTTTAGCTATTGCTTCATATTGTTCATCTAATTTATTTATACTAAATGTACCAAAAGAAGAATTCTCCTTTATTACATCAGGAGTTATCATAGATTCAGCCATATCTTCTAATTTAGCTAATACTTCAACTAAATTATCATTCATGATTTCTTCTTGTTTCTTTTTAACATCTACTAATCTAGTAGGAACAGATACTTCTCTTTTCTGGTCTTTAGTTACAATATTCTGTATCTTTATTATTTTCTCTTTTAATACTTTTTCTTTTTTATTTTCTTTAACTTCTTTTTCTGCAGGTTTACTTTCTTCAGTATTATCTGCTTCTGTATCTATAGTAGTAGTAACCTCATCTGCTACTTCTTCCATTTCATCTTTTAATGTAGAATTACTCTTCTTAAAAGCATCTACTATAGCCATAGTCTTAGTAACTGTAGTATCATCTATAGTCTTATCACCTTCATCATTAGAAGCAATTTCTTCTTTTATTTCTTTATGCTTATTTATAACTTCTTCTAAATCTACATCTTCGTCTTCTACAGGTAATCCCATTTGCATTCTTTTTAAATTCATAAATAATGCTTTAAAGAAATCTTCTTTATCTGGATAATTTGTTTCAAATTCTGAATCATTAAAATCTACTTTAAAAGAAAACCTATGATCTGTGAATAGTAAAGCTATATCATTATTTCTTAAAAAAGATACAAAGTTATCATAATGATAAATTAATTGATATAAAAATCTAATATAAAGATTTCTTACTTTATAAGAACTCATTTTAATCAAGGCTTTATTTTTAACATTTATTTTAGTTATTTCTGGAGTAAATAAAATATACTTATGTAAATGCTCTATATCTTGGTAATTTAATAAAGCATCCCATATAGTTCTACTAGATACACTAGTATAATTTACTGATGGATCTAATAAATGAGCTGCTATAGGGGTATAATTAAAAACAACATTATAATTTCTTATATTAGTAGTAGTATTAGTAGCTACAGTATGAGATCTAACTTTTAATTCTTTTACTTTATCTAAGAAATGATCTTGATGAAATCTTATTGTTTTTATACCGGCTTTAAAATTATAATATTTAGGTACATACATATAATTAATACCTTTTATTCTTAATCTACTTCTATTATATTTTAATTTATCTAAAATATCTAAAAACACTTCTTCATCATCTGTAGGCATTATGATAGCAGTATTTCTATTTAATCTAGGCATATCATCTGGATAACACACAGCACGACAAAGAGTCATGTTATTTAATTTTGATAAAAATATCATTTTCTTCCTCCTTATTATAAATTAATATAATCCAAGTGGTTTGGGCTCAGGTTTGGTTAAGTTTTTTTTTTGTATATTATATATATGATAGAAATAAAATAAAAAATAAGGGAGATGATTTTTATGTTAACAGAAAAAATTATTAAGGAAGACTATGAATTTGAAAAAAATAATGGAGAAGGTAGCCATCTTAAGGATAGTTTCCATACGATGAGTGAATTATATTATCATCGTATGGTTTTATTTGCCACTATTTGTGGTTTAGCTGCTAAACAAGGATTTAAAGTTTTTAGATCTAAATTGCACGCAGACGGTTCAATGTTTCCGGGGTATTTCATAGTAGGAGTGTGTACCCCAGAAGGAAATTATTCCTACCACTATAACGAAAAATACTGGAGTTATTTCGATATGGCGGAAACATTGGAGTTTGCTCCAGAATGGAAAGGTGAAAGAGCAGACGATTTACACATGCTAATAAGCCTGTTCCAGTAAAAAAATATCAAAAAAAAAAATCTTAGGAGGAATTAACATGAAAGTAAGAGAAGTGTTAGATACAAATAATGGAGATTGGATAGAAGTCTCCGAAAAAGAAATCAGTGAAGGACTAACAAAAGACTTCGCTAAATTAGTAAATGGGGAGGTTGAAGAAATCACAATAGTACAGGGATCTCACCCATGTGTACTTGTAAATAAAAATGTCGCAATTTATAGCGACGCTAACGAAACAGAAAATTTCGTAGAATACAAAGAATTTTACGAATTGTTGGGATTACCTATCCCAGTGAAGTTAATTATTAGAGACCTTTAATTAGGTCTCTTTTTTTTTATCTTAAATAGATTTACTTATATATAATATAAATGTAGATAATAATAAAAAGGAGGTAACTATGAAAAAAATCTTAAATGTTAAAGACTATTTGTTAGAAGTCCTAGACGGTGTAGAAGGTATACCAAGTTTTGAATTAGCTAGAATGGTTGGTAAGAGACATGACCATGTTTTAGTAGCAATAAGAAATGAAGTAAACATCTATAAAAAATTTAAACCAGATATAGATAAGGATATAATACCTTATTGGTATACTGGTAAAAATAATCAACAAGCTAAAGCTTATTTCTTAACAGAAAGGGGAATTGAAATAATGTTAAGAAGATGGGTAGGAAGAACAAAATCTAAATAATTTTATAAGGAGGAATTAAAATGAAAAATATTTTTGAATTAGACATTATGATGGAGGAAGTAAGACTACATTTATCTGCTATTAATTTTAATCATAAAGAAAAGGGGAATAGAGCTATAAGATTCTGGGTAGGAAATATTAATGCTAATATAAATAAAACCTTTCGAGATACATTTAAGATCGATTTAATATTAGAATTAAAAGATTATACTTATGACTTAAAGAAAAATATTAAAGAAGTATCAGAGAAAAAATTTTCTTTACCACAAATAGAAACTATCTTTGAGTCAGAAGATTTTAACAAATTTAGTGACTCCGTGGATAGAGTAGTAAAAAGAATACAAAATACTATTAGTAAAGAAGATTGGGAGTTATTCTTTAATTGTCATGAAAATTATATAACTCAAACGAGTGATGTTGCATACGAAGAAGATAATTGGATTAATTTTGATGTTGATGGATATATGAGAAGAAATGACCCGAAAAAGACTAAATATAAATTCCCAAATATATACTACTTAAATGAGAATATTTCAGGTACAATGACTTTCTTAATCTCTTCTCCATTATTCGACATAGAAGAAAAAACAATTAAAGAAATAACTACACCTTTTACTTCTATTTTTAATAACTATTATTATTCAGCAGTAGAGCTAGACATTTCTACTACTAATAGAAATAATAAAGATAATTATACTATAACAGAATATAGTGTGGAGAAATACATATTACCAGAAATTATATTTACAGTTGATAAAAGCTTAAATGTATCTTTCTCAGAAGATTTGTCTCTCAAATATTACATAAAATATCCTACAATCGAATTCAAAACATTCTACAAGGGAGAATATAGAAAAACAATTTTAGAATACAAGGATTTAGACAAATTCTCTAATGGCACTATAACAAAAAAAGATTTTCCAACATCATATCATGAATCTAAAAAATGGTTAGGTATAATAAAGCAACATCTTAAGACTTTGGAAGATAATACTAATAAGAAATATCAAGATCTATTAGTTGTTCTTGATTTACTTAAAAAAGACTTAACTATTGCTAATCTACATATAATGATGTTAAATGAAGATCTAGTAGTCACATCAGGATATTCTATGATTACATTTAAAGATGTATTTATTAACAAAGAAAATAAACCAAGTTACATTCTGTACGAAGATTACAGATTAATAGATCAGAATGATACTTTTCAAATATTAATAGATCTTTATGTAGATTTCTATAAAGAGTTAATTGTAGAAAGAAATAAAATAAAGGAAGAAAAATAATAATATAAAAGAGCCTTATTGGCTCTTTTTTTTTTACTGTATGGGCTGAAACTTTAATATAGTATTTATATTATATTAAGGAGGAATTATGGGAAGTATATTAAAAGAACTTGGTGCTACTGGAATGAGATTTGATGAAAATATCTCTTATTGGATACCAAGAGATCTATCAGTAACATTCGGTACTGTATTTGATAATATTAGAAAATGGATAAAGAATGATTTAAAAGATATAGTAGAATTTAAACATGAATTCGTAGACACACAATTAATGGGTGATAAAGGATTCTTTTGGACATCTGGTATATTAGGTCAAGCTAGAAAGCCTGTTTTGAATTTACAATTTAATGTAGATCATTTACATGAACACCCATCTTACGGTGCTGGTTATTCATTCTCAGCTAGAGAATCAGCTAATTATTTACCTAAAGGAGCACAATTTAGAGTAATGGCTTTTGAAGATGAGAAAAATAAAAATAATAATTTAGATATAAGAATCGCTTTTAAAAGTGTACATATAAATTGTCATGCTGGTATAGTAGAAATATCTAGACCTAAAATGAATAATATAGCACATTATTGGCATACTGTTAGACAACCTAATGAACAAGTATATGACTTTAGACAATATGTAGATTTCCAAATACCTACACAAGTATTAAATATGTTAATTAAAAGATTTAATTTAGAAGGATTTAATCATCACCAGATGTTAAGATTTCTAAATTTAAATTCTTTCGTTAATGTTTATTATGGTATGTCAGGTTATGATGGTAAATTCTATTATTTCTTAAGATACCCTGTTAAAAGCTTTATTAAGACGTCTGGTATGACTAATCCTGAACCATGGGGTGAAGAAGGTATAATGGTACCAGAAGCTTATACTATAGAAAGAGATTTTGAAATAGATGTAATGGTACCAATGTTTCTATCTTTTTCTGCATATGGGGATAGAATAGTTTTAGATGATAATGAAACAGAGATAACAGATAAATGGAGAGACATAAATATAGAAGAAGCTGCTGGTTCTATTAATGAAAGATTTATTGAAATAGAAAGAGTATTTAAAGAAAGACATGCTATATCAGAAATGAAATTTAATTGGTCTAAAGAAGATCTTATAACTCACCCTTCTGGAACTGTTACTACTAAGAAGATATCTTTAGAACCATTTTTAGATTTAGACAATAATAAATACTTACAAGCTTTAGTTAATTGGGCTAAAAAGAAGAATTATAAATATTCTGATTTATTTAATTTCCAATTATATCAAAATCCAGGATATACATTAGAGACTATACAAGAAAAGTCTCCTTTAAGAAAGCCTATAGATACTGAAGAAAAAAATCAAGAGACTGCTGTTATACCTAAAGATAATAAAGAGTATGAATATTATTTAAAGAATATGGAAGATTTCTTTATTGTAGATTTTAAACCTGATTTAAATAGAGAATTATATGGAATTGTATATTTATCTTTAGCTATACGTAACCAATTTGAATACGAAACTAATAATGCAGGAGAAACTTCTTTTGCTAACGATGATTTAGGATTTAGTACAGGTTATGGTCATAGTAAAAGTAATGAAACTACTAATAAATGGTAACAGAACTTTTTAATTATAAATATGTTACTCAGGACATATTTATGAGCTTGTCGATCACCCCTAAGTCGGCAGGTAACTGGTTTTTTACATTTTTTTTCCTTCTACAACACTGCCCCACTCGGGGGCAGCTGTTTATCCCCCCAAATGGGGGGACTATATTTTTACCAACGATGGCCTCTTTTTTGAAAATATGTAGATCTAGCTGCATAAACAGTAGATAAAAATTTATCTAATGCTGGTGCTTTAGGTACTTTAACTCTACCATTAGTTAATTCTAATTCTCCTGGATGATCTGCTTCATTACATCGTAAAATTATTGGCCATAGATCAGGAGTACCATATAAATAATTACTTAATCCTTTCGGGTTGTATTGAAAATCAGCTTTATCAAAGGAATCTATTAGGAATACTTCTATATTTTCTTCATCATTTATAGTAAAGAAATTATCAAATAGATCTATTATATGAAAATTATAATCTACATCCATAAATCCATTATAATAAGCTAAATTCTTACCTTTATAATAAGCAATATAATCTCTAATATCTACTAGATCCTTTGCGTTATCTGAAAAACTAAATTCAGCCATATATTACCTCCCTTATTTATTATATTGTACTTTCATTGCTTCATCTTGATTTAAAGGAACAGCACCCTGTATTCGTACTACTACAAATGATGTAGTATCATAGGTACCGTTCAAGAAAAACCCATATGCTTTACTATTTTTAGGTACTGTAACATTATTTAAGTTCTTGTATATATAGTTATTCAAAGTCATAGGTTTCTTTATTTCATGTTTATGTGTTTTAAAATCTGTCATTTTACCCTCAACTACTTGTTCAGGTTCTGTTATACCATCTGTAGAGTCCATTTCATCTTTAAAGGAATCTCCTTTTAGTTGAAATGTATAATCTGTATGATTAGCTGCTTTAATTATTGTCGTAGTTACTAAATTAGTATTCTGTAATTGATTAGATTTATTTATAGATCTATTAGGATCAATAGGTTTAGTATTCTTTGTAGGTGTTAAAGCATTTTCTACATTAGGAAATAAAGATGGTATAGTAACCATGAAAAATGGTTGTTGAATATGACTATCTTCTTGTATTACACACTCAAAATATGAACTGAAATTCATACTGGCAATATTATTAAAATCCATGTTATCCTCCAATTGATTAAACTTACTAAATAATATTGAAGGTTTAAAAATAGACAGAAAGGACAGGTTAAAATGTTAAAATCATTAAGAGAAATAATGACTCATAATTTTTATGAGACTGATAACAAAGAATATTTAAGAAAAATAAATCTACCTATATATTACAATTTTGAAGAAATGTTAGATATGTTTTTAGAAATGCATAGTGGAGCAAGTGGAGCTGTGTCTCCATCTATGATTACAGTTATATGTGTTACATATACTGCATATAGAACTGCTATTCAAAAAGGATTTAATGCTTTATATTTATATGATCTAGTAGATTTTGTAGATACTGATTATATACCTAATAAACCAATACCAGCATTTGGATTCGTATTATTAGAAAGTAGTGATAGTATATCTTTTAATGTAGTAAAAGGATTACATGAACATATGCCTCCTGAGACATATTTTTATATATTCTATGATAATATGATTCCTAAAAAATATATGTCTTTTGAAGATATAATGCCATATTATGAAAAGGTATATGATGTTAGTAGAGTATCTTCTAATAAGAATGCAATGAATGTATCTATCAGACATTATTTGAATTTTTTAAGACAAAAGAATAATTCTTTACAGAAATCATTAGATGGTAATAATATTAATATAGAAAAAGAAGAGATCCAAGAATTTGATCTATCTAGACATCTAGATATAGAAGATCCTATTATTACTCCTAATTTAACGTTAATATTTAAATTAAATAATAAGATTAGAAATTATTTAGGACTAACTAATCAAGAAGATCCTATAAAACCACAAATAAATGAATGGATGATAGCTGATAGACCATTAGAAGCAACTGAAACAGTTACAGGTGAAAGACATATTTTACCAATAGGTACAAGATTTAAAGTAAAGGAATGTACAGCTGACAGAAATCATGCTTATGTCATTAAATTTGATTATGAGAAACCAATAGGAGAAATTGTTGAAGTTATAACTTATGCTAGTAAAAGATATTTAGAGTATATGAATTATGGTCATAGTGAATTACCACATGCACCTTATAGTTATTGTATAAATTTTGGATATGTTATTAATTCAGCTGCAGTTATTAATAATGAATTTGATAAAGGTATAATATTATTTGATGGTAGATTATGTACAGACAAAAAAGAACTTTATACAGCTTTATTATCAATTAAAAGACAAGTAAAGATTCTATATTCTATACGAGAAAAGATAATTGTTTAAACAATACCTTTATAAATTTAGATAAATTCCCTCTAAATTTATTGATTTTAATTTGTTTGTGTAATCTCGTTATTACCACACTCCTATAAATATTCCCTTTCTTTTATTTATAGGACGTAAATTATTTTAAGATTTTTCCTCCCCATTTGGGGGAGGTTTTTTTATACTGTTAAAAAAGGAGATGAATATTATGGCTAGACAATATAATTGTCCATTCGATAATGTTAAATTTAAAAAGATACCAGATCTAATAAAATATGTAGAGAAAAATTATAAAAATAAAATACCTAAAGAATATAGTGGTGATGTAGCTCATTTCTTATACGATGATCGTAATGGTAAAGGTAAATGTCAAATATGTGGAGCACCTACTAAATGGAATGCTAAAAAACAAAGATACGAAATATTATGTGAACCTTTATCAATTAAAAGATTGTTTATAGATCCTTTGCGTACTATAAGAACTTATCTTAAAAATAAAGGTAATTCATGTAATGAAGTTATGAGAAAACAATTTATAGAAAATGCTACTAAAAAAGATGGTATGTTTAATTATGCTGCTGATCCTGAATATCAAAAGAAAATGTTAGCTAATAGACGTATAAGTAAAGTCGTAGAATTTAAAGGTAAAGAATTTACAGTAGTAGGCTCATATGAAGAATTATTCCTTAAGAATCTTTCACCTTTAGTATGGAGTAGTGATGATTTACAAGCACCTGGTCCAGAGATAACGTGGATAGACGATAAAGGAAACAAAAGATTGCATATATCAGATTTCTTTTTACCTAAATATGATTGTGTAATATCTATTAAAGATGGGGGTAAAGATAAAAATAATCATCCATCTATGGCAGAAAGAAGAAAAGATGATACATATAAATTTAAAGCTTTAGTAGATAAAACAAAATATCATGTTATAGAATTAAATGGTAAAGAGGAAATAAATAATTTTCATAAATATTTTAAAGAATTAAAGCAACATATAAAAGATAAAAAAAGATATATAATATATCCAGAATATTATTTTGACTATATAAGTCGTTAAAATAAAGTCCCCCCATTTGGGGGGATTATTATGTATGTCTCAAACGTTTTAATTCAATTTCGTTTCTTGGTATAGGTATTCTTAAATTAGGGTCTGTATCTATAGCCTGTTTTAAAAATCCTATACTTATTTTAGGATTAAGTGGCGTTTCATCCAATATTTTAACATATAATTCAAAAAGAGCTAGATTTTCTGCTGTTGGTTCAATATTCAAATGATATAATATCATTGGTATCTCTACAGACTTATCTTCCATTCCTTTTCTTTCAGTTTCATTTGCCCATACTTGTACAGCATCTCTCATTTTAACTAAAGGTTCTTTATTTAATACATCTATATTAGGACTATTATTAAAATATTCTTTAGCCACATTTAATGAAAATGCTTCTTTTAGTATAGCTACCTTCAATGTTATTAAAGATCTATTGATGGGTGCTACACGATTAATAAAATTTACACATGACATCTTTTCTTTACATACGATACGATAATGATGTTTTTCTAACTCATAAAATCTCTCCTTAGCATTTGGAAATTTACTTTTTAATGGTTCATCATTTTTATATACCGTCCACATCAAAGAATACAATTGTAAACGTTCTATACTTAATCTTGCTTCTCTTGCCATTCCAGCAACTGTTTGGTGTGGACTAAAGGGAAAGGGCGGATCATCAGGATTCTGTAGATCCGGTCCTCTATATTCTATTTTACTTTCAGGTAATCCTGCTTGTTCTGTAGGTGTCTTTTGATTAGTTATAAATTTTTCTAAATCTTTTTGGTAAAATAAAAGATTGAATAATACAAATAGTATAATAACCCAAATTATTGTACCAAATGATGATAATCTAGAGATCACTTTGGAATACCTTTGATCTTTTTCTTTCTTTACTTTAAAAGGTAATTTAAAAGCTTCTGAATCTAAATGACAAATATACAAAACTAGCATAAGCACGACACATAATATAATTAGTACTATTTTAGCTTTATTAGCAACTGTTGCATTTATAGTATGGTTATCTTGTTGTAAATAGTAAGACAGAGGTGTGGACATTATGTCTGATGTCTTATTACTATTTCGGAAACCAAGTATTGTTGTTGCTATTAATACTCCTAAGAAAATTAATGTTTTAATTTGTTTCTTTCTATACTGGTATAATACCTCCTTATTAGTGTCTTTTGAATCGATGTTCTCTTTTGATACGTTGTTCGATTTCGTTTGGTTGCTGTTCATCAGATGTAGCCACCTCCTCTTTTTTCGTGTCTTCTTTATTCTCAGGTGCTTCTTTCTTGTCTTCGATGTCTTGTTTAAATACCGCCCCAGTATCTTGATTTTTTGTATTTGGTAGTACAGCCTTAACAAAATCCGAGGCTCCTTTATATTTCTTAGCTACTTCATTAGAGGCATTTTCTATAACAGCGTCTACAGTTTTAGTATTATTTAAAAATCGTAATAATCGTTCGGGAAGTACATCAGTCATCAAGCCAACGAAAAAACTTAATATAAACCAGTTCCTTCCGACAGGTAATAATTCAGCCAATATAGCAACGAAAGCAGTAGATATGGTAACCGCTGCGAAAAATTTAGAAATCGGAGAAAATCTTTTCCTTAAATATATTTTAGCTGCAGTATGAGATAATAAAACAACAACGAAATGACCAGCTAATTTTATGAACAGAACATTAACCACAATACCATTTTCTTTCAAGAAATTCATTAAAGCTTGTAAATCTATTCTCATAACCTCCTTTCTCATTAATATTTTCGTAGTTCGGGTAAAAAAATAACTGCCCATTACGGGCAGTATATTAATTACTATATCTTTTTAAAGTTTTTAATGAGTCTTCCAATACTTTTAAATAATTTAAGAAATCATCTAATACGATTTCAGCACCTATCTTTTTAGCTAATGTTTCTACTATATCTTTTATTTGATCTACAGTAAAATATAAGCTATCTTTAAATTCATGATTTTCTTTATTATTAATTGTTAATTTTAGCATCTTATCACTTAAAATAATAAATTCTAAAGTCTCTGTGGTATATATTATTTCTGGATTTAATTGTTCATTTAATCTAAATGTAAATGTTCCTATTTTAGCATCTTTATCTTTAGACAATATAGCTTTGAGGAATATATCTAATAAAGTAACAGATCCATCTACAAATAATAAATATAAAGCTCTCATAGCTATAATAGGTTCTACTATATTAGGTCTATTAATACTTCTAGCTCTACTTAATGGTAATCTAGTTTCAACATTTGTTCTTTTATTGATTAATATTATCTGTCCAAATTCTCTACCTAATTCTAAAGTCTCATCTTCAGACAAATTTAGTAATACTCCATTATCAAAAGAGAATCTAAAAGAGGCTGCACTTTTAACTGATCTATCAGAAGAGATCTCTAAAGTAAGAAATGATTGTATTAATTTCTGCATATCTGATAAATCACTTTGTATATGAGAGAGATCAGGTTTTTCAGAAGTAATTGTGTCACCAAATAAACTTTTAATTTCTTGTTCTAATTTATCGTAATTTATACCTGCTAAATATAACGATATATCATCTTCAACCGTTATATCATTACTAAATGCAGATGCTTTAGTTTCTCCTATTTTATGTTTAACAGCCGTCACATTCGGTTCAAAAGGTTTATTAAATTCTATTATAACATTAGTATCTTCTTTTTTAAAACATATAGCTTGTGTATCAATTACTATCTTTTTAGTAGTAGCATATTTATATAATGCTTGTACTAATTTATTGAATTGAGAAGTTTCTTTATCAAAATTACGTAATTTTCTACAATAATTATTTATAACATTTAATTCAGGTGTTACTGTTAATATACCTGCAGCAATATCTCTTTCTAAAGTATGTTCATTAAAAAAATTATTTCTATGATTTTGATCATTAGAAAAAATAAATTTCTCTAGAAATGCTGGATATGCTTTAAATAGTTCGAATGAATCGTTTACATCTTCTATAGTATATTTAGATTTTTCTCCACCGTCATCTACACTAATTTCTACATTAGGTAAACTAAAAAAAAGTCTATTGCCCATTTCTAATTTTAATTTAAAAGGATCTAACGTATTTGTTAGATCCATTTCTGTTTTAAACATTAATTAATCATCTCCTTTTTGTTTAGTATATATAATAATAGATGGTAATAAATCAGCCATCTTTAAGGTTAAATCAAAAAGACTTTTAAATAGATCTGCAGCAAAATCACAAACGATATTAAATTCATCTTTAGATCTATAAGATAACAATACAAAAATCATTTTATAATATAATTTTTTTATACTTTTCTTTATTCCTTTTATTGTTTTAGCCATTGATCTCATATTTGGATAAAATATACCTTTATATACAGGGTATACAATATCATGATGACCGAATTCTCCAGGTATTGATAATAATAAAGATAACTCATAATAATCTTTTTTATTAGATTTATCTATAAGTATCTTTAAGAATTCCATACGATGTTCATCAGTCATTTCACCTTCAAAATTTGTTATTATTTCTGGATTTCGATGAAAAAATAAATCAAGAAACGGCCCTAAACGAGCCGTCTCATATTCCATGAAATCACGAGTTATCTTCTTGGTTGTTATCACACTTATGTCCTCTTGATTCATAGTTTTCTCCTTTCCATAATACTACACGATCATCTTCATAATCATAGAATTCTAGATCTGTAGTAAGTCTTCTTTTATGGATCATTTTCATATTATGACCCACACGTTTTGGAATGTATCCAGCATCTAACCATTCACCTTTCCATTCTTTCCAAGGAATGATTCCATCTGGATGATGCATTCCACATCTGAACCAAAATAACACAAGTGGCTTCATTCTTAATTTGTCGTATTCTCTAAATTTCTTTTTAAATACTTCAAACGTATCGGCGAACTGTCTTATTTTCTCCATTGGTTCTAGACGCATATAATTTCTTAAAGTGGTAGAATAGAAATTTTCACGTTTATGAAATATTCTGCCATCATACCAATTATAGAATTCTTGTAAATCTCCATTAACTTTAAACCAAACATGAATTGCATGAGCAATATCCTCATCTCTCATATTGGTTCTCATAAAGTCATATGGACTCGTGATCTCTATAAATGGTTGACCGTTATAGGTTTTAATGTACTTACGATCATGTTTTTTCTCTTTTTTCATTTTTATTACCTCCAATTTTCATTATCGTATATATTATATACAATCATAATTCAATAAGAAGTTTTTCATAAGGAGATGTCTTTGTTATTGTTTTATATAATTCAGACAATCTTTCAATTCTTCCGAAGAATGTTAAATAATTCATATGAACCCTTTCAGCAGAATTAAATTGTAATTTATCATTTACTTTCTTAAATACCATTCCTTTTTCTACTAATAATTCTTTTTCAATTTTCTCTTGTTTATTAGTATCCCAATCTACAAGTAAATACTTAATTAATATATGTAGATCTTCAGAATTAATTATTGGTAAAAATGTAACTGAAGGTTGTTTAATATCTGAATCTTGAGTCCAACCATATTTTAAAGCAACTGATAAAAATCCATCTGTAATCATGTCTCTACCATCTTCAGATAATAATTTTTCTTTGAATGTTTCTAATAAAGTTAATCTATTATATACATCAATAAATTCCTCTGTACATAATTCTTTCAACATATCAATAGTACCAGTCTTAAATACTATTTTATATTGATCGTTATTATATTCTACATCATATATCATTGTAGGTAATCCCATTGATACAGTAGGAATACTTATATCAGTAATACCAAAATCATTTTCATTTATCTTTAATTTGATTGGTGCTTTAAAATAGTCCTTACCGTATAAGGAATCGGTTTCAGTTACTAAGTGTAATTTGTTATCTTTTAATTCAAATAACAATGTACCGATTGTTTGTGTTTTAAATACGTCTTTAGGAAGGTCAGATATAATATTTCTTTTAATATAGCTGCAGCTCATAATTTTATTAATAATATTATTCATAAATTCGATTATAGGTTTTTCATCAAATTTATAATTAATTTCTTTTTCTATATCGAAGACTTTATAAATATCGTGTCGTATTAAATTTAAGTCGAACACTCTTAAAGGTTGGATAATACAATTAGTAACAGGGTTATTTTCATTTTCTGATAACATATGTAAAGTACCCATAGACACAGAATGATCTTCATCTTTACAGCTTACATTAATAAATATAAGATCTTTTTCTTTATGGAATACTTTTTGTGTAGTAGTTTTCGATGCTGTATCCAGATCGATCTTAGTAATTTCTTTATATAAAGTATTAAGATAATCTCTAACAATAGTATCCGGTACTGTTATTCTATTTAGTCTTCCGACTACATCTAAATATCTTTCATTATCTTCTTCAGATATTTCTATAAATGGAGATTCTTGAGTGACAAAGAAATTATATTTAGATTTTAACATCTTGATTACTAAAAGTTTTAATAAATTTATAGACGATTCATTACTATCTAGAGGTAATTCTGGTAATGGGTTTTCAGAATTTACTGTAACGTTTTCTAATATGATTGCTTCATCATTTTCTCCGTATATTTTTACATCTCCTAAATTATACTTAAAAGAGATTTCTCCTAAAGATGAATCTACTTCTAATACATCCTCTAATTTGTTGAATATCATTTTGACTGATTTAATCATAGTTATTTCCTCCTAGAATTTTTTATTTTTGGTTAATTTAACGGTTTGAAAAATATCCCCCATACAGGGGGATATATCATTTTTTCTTAGTTGTTTTCTTTTTAGTACTTTTGTTCTTTTTTGTCCGAGTGACTTTAGAAGATTTTTTCTTTTTTGTAGTTCTGGAACGAGTATAGTTCCGTTTATTATCTCCAAGTGAGACTACATTTATAATGATATCTTTAATAACCCCTCTCTTAGGGTTTTCTATAGCTGCAAATGCTGCTGCTGATAAATCTATAGACCTACCTTTTACGTATGGACCTCTGTCATTTATTCTGACTCTGACAGTTTTTCCATTACTAGGATTAGTGACATCAACAATAGAGTGAAGAGGTAATTGTTTATGAGCTGCAGTAAACTCGTGTTGATTAAATCTTTCTCCTGATGCTGTCATACTTCCATGTAATTTACCTCCATAAAAACTGGCATCCTCACCTAGCACTATCGTGCCTAAAATCATAATCATTATAACTAATATTACTTTTTTCATAATTTTCTCTCTTTCCGGGTACAAGTACCCTATTTAAGTTTTATACCGTTATGTTTAATTATTTATTTTTTGCTAACAATTCTGATATTTTTGAATCTTCTGTTTTAGGTAATTCATCTTCATATATAGCATAACGTATTCTGTTCTGTCTTCCCATGACAATACGATGAATTATTGCATTAAAATCTTGATGTACATATACATTACCGATATCAAATATTTTTCTTAAAAATAGTGTCAATGTACTAAAATCCATACCATATAATGGGTATTTGTCTAATATACCATCTTTATTTAAAAAGTAGATATTTTTAATATGTTGATCTACTGCTACTATAATATTTTCATCTAAAGGGAATTTTACTATTGCTCTTAAATTTTTCTTAACGATGTCGAATGTTCCTAATAATGTTAATTCCAAATTATCAATAGTGTATTTAGTAGTAGACGTTATATCTACGCTTTCTTGCAGGTCTTCAGGCATAGCCATATTTAAAGGATTAAAGAAGATTTGTGCTAAAGTTCTGTTGTTTGTATCATTTAATTGAGACGCGTTTATAGGCTGAGGTTGAAGTGGTATTCCGTTATTTGTAGAAGGACTGTTAATTGATACATCCTTCCACGGATCTCTATATTTAGGTATTGATATATTTTCTGATTCCATTATAATATTTTTGCTGATTTCTCCATCTTGTATATTAGTCTGATGTGTTACTATTTCTTTATTTAATGCCGGTACATTTTCTTTTATACTAGGATGAGATGGTCTTTCTCCCGTTGGTCTTGGATTAGTTCCTTGTACTCCATGAGCTCCATTTATTCCCATAGTTATATTAGTATATGCTTTTCCCATAGTTATTACCTCCATTATTTTTTTTTTATTTACTTTCTTTTTAATACTTTAATCTAGATTATTCATGTAAATCGTTCAGTATCTTTTCTTCTAACTTTTTATTCTCTTTAATAAGTTTTTCTAAACGATTTATTTTTCCTTGTTCATTTTTCAATAGTTCCTTCAACTTTTTATTTTTATTTTCTAGATCTTTGATGATTTTATCATTTTCTTTTAATTTTTCACTGATTTCGTTAACTTGCTCTGTTAGTATTTCTAACTGTCTATCCATATCAGGTTTCTCTAACTCTTTAATAATTACATCAAATGTAACAGTTTGCATAGTTTTTTCTTTAGTGTCTACTATACTTCTTATGCTGGCATATATTTCATAATTAGCATTTTGGTATACTGTATTAAGCATATCAAATGCCCATGCACCAGCAGCCACAATAACTATTTCAAAACTTTCATCTTTCTTATTTGTACTAACTTTCTGAATGACAAAATCTTTACTTTGAATAGAGCATAAACCTTCCATGTTTCTTCCTTCTAAATGAGGATTTATTTCTCCATATAAGTATTTAAACTTTAAAGATTGTTTTAGTCTTTCTTCCTTTAAAGATTTTTCAAATTCTTCAAATGTTACTCCTAAATTTTTGTCTACATCAAACTTTCCTTCAATTTTAAATTTTTTCATTTTAATTCCTCCTATCATTATTATTGATTCTCATATTAAATAATACATATGTTATTTTATTTCTCTTAATTTTTCATTTTTACTAATATAATCTTGATTTTCTTTATCTATTCTTCTTATTTCGTCTGCTATCTCTAATAACCTAGGATAAGCCTTTTCTCTTTTTGATTTAAGATTTAATGCTTCTTGTCTTAAATCAAAGATCTTCTGAGCTATTTCTTCATAATTCTCTCTTATATGTGGATACTTAGATGTACTACCATTATATTCATACATATTTTCTAATTGATAAGCTAACATACATACTGTTGTTAATTCATTAGAAAAATCCACCATATTAGTTACACGAATGTTATTTCTAACAAGTTGATTTTGAAGCACATGAATGGTAACGTTTATTATAAATCTAATCATAGGATCCCATCTAGAAATTAGTTGAGTTAAAGCTACTCCAGATAAATATATAATAGGTCTTTCCTTTCCTTTTTGACTTTGTACTTTCTCTACTCTTATACCATCTTTTAACCATTCTATCCCTAACATCATCATATCAGCATTATGACCTTCTGGTGTAAATAACATCGCATGACTTCTAAGATCAATTATTCCAAATTCTTCTTGAATGTCACGATTTATATGTTTAATCTCTTTTCCTGTGATTTCCGATAATTCTTCATTAGATATCTCAAACACTCCTGTTGTGAAGAAATTCTTTTCAAAAACTTCTTGTAATTGAACAGATATTCTCAAATCTTTTTTAGCTTGTTCATCCGTTACATTAAATGTATTTTTATATTGTATTATGTCGTGTATATTTGACATCTCTAATCATCCTCTCTTTTTTATTCAGTTATATGGTCCAGATCTGGACCATATCATTATCTATTATTTTTGCATAATTTATATAACTCATTTTTGGACTATATAATTTAGTGGGTAAAATAAAGAGCCCCAATGGGGCCCAGTATTATTTTATTATATTTTTTGAAGATGAACTAAGAATTGCTCTGGTGTTTCTTTTACTGTAAAGGTATATTTATTACTGATGAATTCTAGAGACAATCCTAAGAAGCTTAACAATACTACCGAAGTATTTACAAATATTTCAGTAACGTGTGCTTGTTCGTATTTCTTATGTGGAACTGTAATATGTGGATCGAACAAGTTCGATGTATCTAAATGCTTAAGTATTCTTTGGATTTCAAAAATAGATGTTTGTCTTGCTAAATCTACAACGTTTCTGATATCACCATTACCTTGAGATAATGTACTATCATCTATTTGTATAGTGATAATAGATTTAACACCTTCTCCAGCAATATTAGCTGCTTGTGTTGAAGGATAATAAGTTCTTTTAGCGTTTTGGAAATCTGTAATATCTACACCTTTCATAAGATCCAGAAATTCAGCTTCTCTTGCTTCTCTGTATCCGATTCTTTTAGGAATGTTCAAAGAGTTATTAGCGAATGTTAGCAGTTCATCTTTATTTACTCCTATTGTTAATTCGTAAACTGGTTGATTTGTTAAAAACTTAGCTACTTCTGATACATTAGGAGTATATCCTTGATTAGTATCAAAATAAGGTTGTCCATAATTATTTTCTGCTTTTGGTGCTTCTCCAATATTAGAGAAATCAGGACCTTTTTGTTGTCCTAAAGCTGTTGGATCATTCGCCATTACTATTTCTTCTCCTTCCTCTATTTCTACTGCATTACCTGCTGCAACTTCTTTATCAAAGTCTAACGCTTCATTACTACCGTCGCTTATTTCTGTATAATTTCTTTCATTCATTTCTTTTCCTCCTAAATTGTTATTTTCTGGTTTCTTTCCATAATTTTTTCCCATGACATTTCCTCCTAGATTTTTTTAATATTTTTGTTTAATACATTTATATTATATACAATAATAAATGCCTTAAACCATTTTCGAAAATAGTTTAAAATAGACCTTCTACTAACTCGTCAACATTTAGCTCTGACGTCTCTGGAGCATAATTGTGACCTTCTTGAGATAGTAGTAATTGATAATACTCATCTGATGTTAACCAATTTTCTGGCAAAATATTCATATAGATGTATAATCCCATAGCAACGGCTACATCATCAATTGCCGACATTAAAAATCTATCGTCTTTAGCAATATTATAACTAGCTATTGTACTTCCATGGTATAGACAATAAGCTAGACCTTCTAAAGACTCATTGCTGATTTCATCATTAATAGGACCTAATGGGAATAGACCTTCCTGTTCATTAGTATTCTCAATATAGAAATCAACCGTTTCTTTAACATCTTTAATCATTAATGTAAATCTTTCGAAGAATGTTTTAAATTCCTCTAATCTGTAATAAATAATTTGTCTAGATATTTTATTTACCGAAACAAATAAACCAAATAACAGATCTCTTGTAATTGGCTCTTCCAACATTAAATCAATACCGTTTTTTACTTCCTTTTCAGGATCAGGACAAGTTTCATTTCTTTCTTTTATATCACACAATATATCTTTTACTCTACCTATTGTATCTATAATATGAAAGATATCATTTTGTCCTGCTAATTTATATGGAGCCAATTGAATAATATATCTACCTAATTCTGGGACACTGGGTAAAAGCTTATCAAATAAAACTTCTAATGAAATGAATTTATTTTGTACAATATTCCTAAATAAATCATTTTCATCTTCATGTCTGAAATTAGGTTTTTGGGTCTCAGTCTTTAATAATTTTATTAAAAAATTATATCTTTCTTCGACCAATGTTTTACTTAGAACTCTTCCACTCTCCCAATTAAATTCTCCGACAGCTTTTAACAGGCCTTCTGACAAATCTTCTATATCAGGGGAATCTGTATTAGGATATTCACTATATTCTTCTAGAACATAATTGAATAGCCATTTCAGCTTTCGGACTTCTGGGATAGCGAACAAGAGTTCAGGTTTTTGCTCTACGAAAATCATACGTGATAAAATTTTCAGTCCTTTAGTATCTAGGTCTAATAATACTAAATAACCACCTTTTTCAATTAATTTTCTTAAAGCAAATTCGTTTCCACTCTCCAGGTAAACTTCTTTTAAAGTTTCAACTGGAGTTCTGTAAAGATTAAACATGTTTTTTTCTCACCTCCTTTACGAGTATATTGATATAATGTTTAATAAAATCCTTGATTATATGGATTTTACCATATATATTATATACAAGTATTAAAAATTAACAAAACCTTATTTTTAACTTATATATAGAAAGGAAGATGAATAAATGGACAATAACCCAGTATACCCATTTGTAGACTTATATAATATTTTTAATCTTTATGATGCTGATTCAATAAATGATTTAAATCAACATTTAACACATTACCCAGATTATCAATGGACACTAGTAAATAAGTACACTTTCAACATACCACTATTAACTAATATATTAAAAAATGCTATAGATGTTAATAGCGAAAGGATAGACTACTGGTTAGAAAAAAAACCAGGATTAATTAATTCTATACATTCTTTTTATCATGATTTTATAACAGCTAAAGATGCAATACAAAAAGAAACTGAAATGGGACTAATACCAGTTGAAGTATCTGAAGAGAAATATGTAGCTTTATTTGTTAGATATTTTCCAGTAATATTATTAAAATTAGGGGTCATGGATGATAGTTCTGATGAAACTGTAAATGAACTAATAAATGAAATAGGATTAGTAGATCCTAATAATAGCGAGATATACTTTCCTTTATTTTTACCATTTGAAGATGGAAGAATTGATTTAGATACAGTCGAAGAAGTAATATATCCGGAAGATAATTATGACGATGAGAAAGAAGGACCTGAAGAACCAAAGGTAATGGAAGGTACAATCAGTCTCGAATCCTATTATCCGTCGATAAAAAAAGTTCTTGAAGACACCTTAAATGAGTTCAATAATAAGGTAGATCTTAAATCTATAGAAGATTTAATCAATAATAGATTTAATTCATTAGAAGAAAAATTAGAACAAAAAAATAGAGAACCTCTTTATGATGAAGTAGAAGTTTTAGAGTTACAAAACAACATTGCATCATTGACAGAACAAATAAACGATTTAGAGAATGATCTGGAAGAGAAAGAATCTTTAATAGAGAATCTACAAGGAACAATTAAAGAATTGTCTGATGAGGCAAATAACAAGTCTGAGGACGATGTAGCACAGATAGGTGTATTAGAAGGTGAAATAACTAATTTAAGAACTGAATTAGACACTAGAATGGAAAATGAATCAAAATTAAGACAAGAAGTAGATCATTTAAAAAGTCAATTAGATAATATGTCTAATAATTCCAATGATGAAGAATTAAGAAGAGAAAATAATGAATTAAAAGAAGTCATTAAGAAACTTAACTTTGAAAAGAATAAATTATCTACAGAAAATACTTTATTAAAAGATGCAGTTAATAATAGAAAAATAAATAATGATAACTTTGCACCTCCTATAGTGGAGAAAGTTAATGAGAGTGCTAACAATAACTTAGCAGGACAAGTATTAAGAGCTAATAATAATACTCCAACTATAGATGAAAATGATGAAAATATTAAAAGGCTAAATAGATTCTTTAATAAATATTAAATTGTATATAATATAAATGGAAAGGAGAATAAAATGGGAAGTGAAGTTATAAAAATTTTAAAATTTATAATTTCTACAACAAAAATCAGTAATTATGTATTTAATAATTCAGGTAATAGGTTATCCATATTATCAACAATGGATTTATTACAAGATCCAGATATAGCGGCACTTGTACAATCTAGATCTATTAGAGAATACGTGAAACAATTAGAAATTGTTGCTCAAGCATCACCTTATGATGCAGCTGGTTTTTTAATGTTGTATGAAGGCAGAGAAGTCTTCAGATTAATACTTGAAAAAAGTAGTTTCGCTAAAAGTGGTTATGATATCAACCAATTTTTAGATGAGACTACTGAGATGATAACAAAAATGGGATAAAATTACCTTTTTTCGTTAAAACAATAAACAAACAATTTAATTAAATTTTTAGGAGGAAAAAATAATGGACAAAAAAACATTTTTAACAGCAGTTAGTGAAAAAGCTACAAAATTAGGAAAAGAAGTTTATAAACACAACACAGAAATAACTAGACCAATGGCTGAGTCAGTTTTAGATGCTACAAATAAAGTTATCAATGAAACTTTAGTAAAAGGAGGAGCTAAACCTTCAATAGTTGTTCCACATTTAGGAACATTCAAATCAGCTTTAAGACCTGGTCAAGAAAACAAAAAGATGACTAACCCTAGAACTGGGGAAACTTATTTCAAAAATACAGAAGATAAACACTCAATCAAATTTAAACAACCAGGTAAAGCAGCTGCTGAATTTAATGAATCAAGAATCAAAGCACTTAAGAAGTAATTACTAACTACCCCTTCGGGGGTAGTTCTATATTTTATTGAAGGGAGGAAATAAAAATGTCTGATCGTTTATTTGATATAATACAAAATATAATAGTAGGTATATGTATATTTTTACTTATAACATTAAGTGGGTACGCTATATATATCTTTTATACGATTATTTATGAAACAGTTGAATGGAAAAAAGATTGTAAAACTGAAAGAGTTGTAGCTACTTATACTAAAAAAGAAGATTCGATAAATATTATACCAATTTTCCACGGTAAAGTACGTACTACAATAATAAGACACGATACTGAAATAAATCATTATTTAGTATTAAGTAATAATAGAGTATGGAGAATACCTAAAACTAACGAAATCCCTGAAATAAAAATAAATGAACCTGCATCACAATATTGTAAAATACATGCAGAATTAATAGATTAGAAAGGAGGTAATAATGTATATGAGGGAACTTTTAGAATTTCTATTTAAACAAATAGGTCAAGACAGAATATTTGTTTCTGAACCTGTTGATACGGTAGTACAAGGATTAAAAACAGATTTTATGGATATGCATAATATTAAACATGTATCTGATGTTAAGATGTCTATAGTAGATAATTTCAGAATGCTATATAATCAGAACGGTATGGAAAGAAGATATGCGTTTTCTACATTAATAGGTAATACTGTTAATTTAGTAACAGACGAAATTGTATTAGATATGAAAGCTTATTTTAATGATGGATTAGCTTTATTAACACCTGATCCATATTATTTAGCAGAGAAAAAGTTTACTAGAGAAAGCTTTTATAAATATGTTGAAAAAATACAAACATGGAACTCTAAGACAAAAATAAAAAAGAGAGCTGAAATATTGGCAACTTTTAAAACAGTAATAGGATTTTATGTATATGTTAATATGAATAATGAAGCCGATCTTTTAGATCTATCTAGAATTACATGTACTTTATATAAAGATACAGAAAGAGAGAAAGCTTTTACATTAGTTAAATCTATAATGAAAGATAAACATAGTGATACTTTTTTATGTAGTACATATGATGAAGATGATACAACAGATCATTTTTGGTATATGGACAAAAATACACATTTCTTAGGATCTGTTAATACTAAAATAGCTAATTATTTAGGACATTGGGATTTTAAAGTATTACCAGGTACATTTGATTTATTTGCTGTGCAGACTAATGGTAAGACATTGATTTATAGTTATGAGAATAATATAGTATATAATGAATATGATTTAGAATTTACTATACTAAATGTATTAAATCAAGATCCTAATGATTATCATAGCAGAACATTAATTCTTTTACATAATAATGATTTAGATAGAGAAGGAAACGAAGATATTTTAGCATTCTCTCCATTAGTATATAAGAAAGAAGAAGAAAAAGGAAAGTATATAGAATTACCAGCATTAAATATAAGATCATTTAAACAGATCTATGGATTAGATGTATTATATATAGTAACTGATAATCCAGACTATGTTAAAGAAGAGGAAATACCTGTAGAGAAAATGGATGAAAATGTAGAAGATATACCAGATACATATAATGATAATAATTTACCATATGTTATGACATTAATGTATATGGAAGGTGAAGAATTTACATTAAAAGAAATCCCATGTTCATCTATGCCATCATCTATTCATGTAAATAAAGATAATGGTGTAGTAACATTAACATTTAAACAGGATGTATTCTATAATGTAGTAACATTCTTCCATGAGTATTCTACTTTATATAAATATTCATATATGGAAATATCTACATCAGGAGTAGAAAGTAAAATACAAAGAAAAATAACGTCTAAAAAGATGGAACATTTAAAAAGACATCTAATAGAAACTTCTTTAACAGAAAAAACTGTTGAACAAGAATTTAATCAAATGCACAATTTTCTTAAAGTACGTGTCTTAGAACAGAAAACATTAGAAGACCCATCAAAACAAAATCCAATTTTATCTAGTTCATATTTTGTAGATATGACTAATAATAAACCTAATTTCGACATTGAAAGATTGTTTATTAATGGAGTGGGTAGATTCTTTGATTTCAAGTTCGTAAATAATGACACTAAAATAAGAATGAGAAAAGAACTAACAAAAGAAGAAATAGAAAATACAGAGAAATTCTATAAGCAGGAAATGGAATGGTTAAAGAATAATAAATTTGATAAATCGTTAAAATAATAAAGGAGGATATCAATGTTAAAAAGACCACATATTTTTGGAGGAGCTATTCATATTATTCCAAAAGGTATAGATAAAAAGATAGTAGTAAATGTTGATTTTTTACCAACAAGAATGTCATGTGTTGATAATACGAAATATGTACATCTTATCGGATCTAAATATGATGAAGAAATGTTAAACATCGGACAGGAAGTCGACCCACATGAAGCGATAGATATTTTAGAAGAACAGATAGATTGGTTAGCTACAATATTTTTAAATAAATTTTATATACATAATCATGTAAGAGATAGGCTATTATCTTCAGCTATAGTTTATTTCTTAAGAGAAGATTATGATGTAGTTATACCATTATTAGCTAGAGCAGTTAGAGCTGGTGAAATAATACTGTATACTAACAATAGTAAATCTAGATCACAAATAAAATATATAATAGAAAATGGAGTATCAACATTAGTATCTGAGAATAAAATCAAAAATAGAAAAGAAGAGGAAAAGAAACAAGACCAAGATGCGGAGTATATTCCTATAAAGACTATGTATGACCCAAGAAATTATAATCTTATTAGATATCCTTTCGGATTCACAATAGAAGGAAGTAAAGAAAATGAACGTGGCGAAGCAGTAGGATTAGTAAAAAAGATAAAACTTGATCCGGATAATCCAAAAGCTGTTGTAGAAGCTTTATATGAAACGTGTAATAAAATTGTCGATACATATTACCCAGATATAGAAAATACTGATCCAGTAAAGGGAGCTGAAATAGATAGTTTATGTGTAAATTATATTTATGATGTAGTAGCACCTGACAGTAAGAATAAAAAAGAATTGTATATGACAGCTAGAACAAAGTTATCGGAATTATTAACGAAAATCGGTTTAATTTATGAACCAAGTAGAGATATATGGACAAAAAAATAAATAATAATTAGGAGGAATTAAAATGGCAGAACAAACAAAAGACAAAGCAGAAAAATTAGTTAGTACTGAATTGTATTCAAAAGCATTCTTTAATAGTAACGACAAATCTAAATCAAAAAGATTGGTTATTAACTTATTAAATAATTCAACACAAATAGCAATCATACAAGCAGATGCAGAAGGGAAATTCTCATCAGGGACTCGTGTAGCTGCTACTATTAATCAATTTAACTTTATCATGCTGTATAACGCATGTAAAGAATTAATTACTAGATTAGAAGATATTATAGAGAAAGGTAAAGAAGTAAAGAAAGATTCTATATTAATAGCTAATGGAAGAGATATTAAATCAGCAACACAAAAAATAGAAATGAATATTTCTTCTCCTGAAGGAAATAATGAATTCAAATCTAAATTCTCAGGATATATTAAAGTAACTAGAAAAGATGTAGATGGTAAAGAAGAATCTGCAATAATATGGTTACCTACTTCTAGAACAGTATATAGAGGTAATGAAGATAAACCGGCAGCTGATTATCAAGCATATCAAGTATTACAAGAAATAATGATGAGTGCTGAAGCATGTGTTGCCAGAACTAGTTTATCACGTGATGAACATATGAGAAAATACTTAAAGAACTTATACGGTTCAAATGAAAACAACAAAGACCAATATAAAGGAAAGACTGAATCAGGATCTGAAAATGAAGACTTTCCATATTAAATGATGAGGGGTTTATTCCCTCATCTTATTTTTTAACGAAAGGAGGTTAATTGATGTTTATAACCTTTAATGCAGGAAATTATGAAGAAGATTCTATTGGACATAAACTACGATATGTTGATGCAATGTCTGATGATAATAATTACCACGGTACATTAGAAAGATATACTAGTCATTATGATCCTAATTCTTCTTTATATGGTAGAAGAATACAAACATATATAAAGTCTATTAAAAAGAATATTCAAGATATAGACAAAGAATTAAGAGAAATAAAGAAAAGAGTAGATTATTATGTAGATAGTGGTAAGATGGGTGGACAAAGAGAAACTGAATTACGTAATATTACCCAGAACTATTATAAGATGAAATTAGATGCATTTAAAACATTGGCAGGATTTGAACGTGATTTAGATAAATCTAAAAAAGAAGATGCTAAATTATGGAAAGAACTTACTGCTCCTGGTAAAGATGGAACTCAACCTGTCTTATCTTTAGATGATAGATCTTCTGATAGAAATTTCTTAACAAATGTATTAGGAGGAGGAGTTGATCAATTCTTTAATAATGCTCAATCTAATTATTATCCTCAACAAGTAGTACCTTCGTATACACAACCTTTAACTACTCCTGTATCTCAACCTGTAGGAGAAGTTAAACAACCAATACCATCTAATCCAGTACAAGAGATGAAACAACAAGTTGTACCTGAAACTAAACCTGAAGAACCTATTGATTTTGATAAACCTGTTCAACAAGAAGTAAAACCTGCACCTATAGACGAAAAACAAATAACAGGTTATATTAAAAATGCTAATGGTGTAGATGTTCCAATATACGAAGAAGGACCTCAGGATTTTATCGAGGGGGCTAAGACTTATACAGATGCTAAATTAGCATATGAAAATATATCTCTTAGTAGGAACCCCAATGTTCAAAAAATGTTTAAATTTAATGAAGACGAAGAAATGGGTTGGTTAGTATATTACGATCTAGCAGAAAAGAAAGAAATCAAAGATCAAGGTTCTTTAAGAAATATAGAACAAGTATTCCCATTTGAAGTGGATAAAGCAAATAACTTAGTAACAACAGTACTAAGAGAAAATTATCCAGTTATATATACAGATGAGAAACCTTCAGAAGAAGTCAGAAGTGAATATGAAAGATTAAAGAATATTCAAGCAATGAAAGAGAATAAATAATATAAACATATATTTTATAAAGATAGCTTAATTCCTGAAGTTATCTTTGATTTATGAAAAATACTTTCTTGTTAATTTCGAGATTGTGGTTTTTTTCATTGATCTACTCCTTTATTAAAGTTTTTTTACAGCCCCCAATTGGGGGCGTCTTATTTATTCCCAAAAAAATTTTTGAACTAAAAATATAAATTTAAATTAAGGAGAATATAATGATAGATAATCAATACTTCGAAGATATAAGTAGATTTAGAAATGCTTGGGTAAATTGTGTTTCTATAATGACAGATATAGATAATAAAAACTATTTAGAAGAAATATATGATAAACATTTTAAAATTGGTAATACTACTATTTATAATTCGGTTAATGGACAAACTACTACTAGAAATACAGTAGATCTTTTACAAGATATATTTAAGAAATATGTTATAGTAGAAAATGGATGTTTATTTTTAAAACATGAAATATTTACAGCTCCTGCTGTAGGATCGTTTGATATCTTGAAAAAATTAAGAGCTTATTATAAAGGTAATATGAAAAAAGCTAAAGGTGCTGGAAAATCAATGGATGTAGGATTTTATTCATTGATGCAACAAAATACAAAAGAAGCTTTAAATACATATTATGGAATAATGATTAATATATTATCAAAGTATTATAATTATGACGTAGCAGGTTCAGTAACTATAAGAGGAAGATCAACAGTTAGTATGAATGGTATTACAATAGAATATATATTTGGTAAGTATCGTCCATATAATGTATCTATACATTTACATTTTATAAATGAAGTAATAAATAAAAATATTGATTGGTCTTATTGGGACACTTGGTTTGAAGGTATTAAAGAACCTAGTATGGATGAATTATTAGATAAATTATTAATGGACCATAATGATGGAACATATTATGGAATCAGTATTTTAAGAAAGAAATTAAATAAATTAAATAGAATGCAAAAAATAATGGTCTATTATACGGGATCTTTTAAGAATGCTATGGAGTTACCTAAAATAAAAGAATTAATATTAAAAATAATGGAAACACAAAACAACGAATATGATTTAGCTGAGAAGTTAATGAATGGAGAAAAAGTTTTAAAAGAGAATGGAAAAGAATATCAAGTAAAAGATGTTTTATATTTAGATCCAATGCATGGTCCTGAAAAGTTAAAACCTTATTTTGATGAATTAGATAGATACTTTAAAGAAATTATGTATGGTTACTATTGGTATGAAGGTGATATAAATGAATACGGTGAGAGATTAGATTCTACTGAGTTTATATTTAAAACAATCTTAAGAGACAGAATAATAATAACTGATACCGATTCTTTGATTATATATCTTGATGCTGATATGCAATTATTAAAAGCTATACCAGGATTTAAAGAAGTAACAAATAGATTTAATAAAGAGATGCTGGATTATGTAGCTGGATCATTTATAATAAATGCTATATCAACAATAGTACAAGAAGGATTAGTTAGATATACTAAAATGGCTAATATAAATCCTAAATTTGGAAAAGAAATAAATTATAAACAAGAATACTTTTTTACAACATTACAAACTACTAAAGGAGCAAAGAACTATTTAGGATTAATAGGAATACAAGAAGGTGTATTATTACCTACTAAAGAAGTAGATCTAAAAGGATTATCTTTAAAGAAATCTAATTTCAACCCAACTATATCAGCTAAAGCGAAAGAATTAGTATTAGAAATGATAGTAAAAAAAGAAAATCCTGATCTTAGAAAGATATTAAAACAAATAGATCAAGATAGAGAAGATTTATTAAAGATGTATAGATCAGAAGACAACATTAAGATGTTTACTATTAGTAAATTTAAAAAAGGATATGATAATTTACATGATTATGAAAGGGGAGGAGATAGATTTAAAGCTATTGAAGTTTATAATGCTTTGTATCCTGAAAAAGAAAAAATAACTATACCTGGATCTTTTTTAATAGCTAGTATAGACTTTAAAGATAGAGATGAAGAATTAATAGATGAATGGAAAGATCAATGGGAGAAATTGACAGCCTATAATCTATATAGACTAGTAACTAAATGTAAATGTGCTTTTAGAGCTCAAATAAGAAGTCTGTACGATATAAATAAAAAAGATGACATAACAGAAGAAAATTGTGAATCTCAAGAATTATTTAGATTAATGATAGAAATAGATGAAATTGAACAATATCAACATTTAAAAGAATATTTAGATAGTATAAAGAAATATTATAGAACATTAAAAAGAAATAATAAAGAATATGATAAGAATATTTTTAATATTGTAGATAAAGTAAAATTAGAACAACCAAAATTAGAAGATATAACAAAAATAGCTCTACCTTTAGATAGTGAAACAGTAGATGATTTTATAACAGAATTCTTAGCTACAAAAGATACTGTAGTTTATGAAAATCTTATATCTGTAATAACAGAAGGATTAGGTTTGGTAACAATTAGAAATAGTTCAGGAAGAGCAACTTTATCAAATGTTATATCGTATTTTTAATATAAGGAGGAATAATGAATATAACTGATATAATGGATCAATTTAAAATAGAAAATATAACATTATCACGTATAATGGAAAGTGAAACTGCTAATGTTTGGCAAGGACTAGATATAACAGATGTATTAAAATTTTTAAGAAATGATTTAATAATGCATGTATCTAAATATCCTGATACAGACGTTCATATGAAATTTGGAGATTTTGTAGAAGAGCATCCGTCATTCCAAAAATATTTAGATGTAATATCAAAAATCAAATAGGCCCCCAATGGGGGCATTTTAATGTCCTTAAATAATATTTTCTATATATAATATACTTGACAAAATACAGGAGGTATAATTATGATAGATAAGGAAGAAGAAATTTCGGAAGCAGTTATGGCTATGATTATTGTCGTTACATTTACTTTTTTCGCAGGTCTTATTGTAATATTATCAATATGATCTCTTCGGAGATTTTTTTTTTAGTTGTCTTAAGTTTTTTTTTTTGTATATTATATATATGATAGAAATAATAAATAATACTAATGGTACTCAAAATGAGTTTAAATATCTAATGCCATTAGAATAGGAGAGAAAAATGATTACTGTTAAAACAATTTTAAATGGAACTATAGAAAAGTTAACAAACGACGAAAGAGAAATAGTATCTGACGCTATAGCACAAATAGACAACACAGTAGATTTCGGGAAAATTCAAAAAATGATCCCAGAAATTAAAGAAAACATGCAAAACTCAATTCTGGCTGAGATTCCTCTGGACCTGTTTAATAGACTTCTTAATGTCACATTAAGAATGTCTAAATTTATATTACAATTTGAGGATGGATCTCAAAAGACTTATAGAGATCTGTATCATGAAATCGAAAAAAATGAAGGAGCTAATGAAACGTTCGAAGACATAGTCTTCGAAACAGTTTGTCTGAAAAAGAGACTTACTGAAGCTCTAACTGATCTTATGACAAAAAAAGCAGCATGTTAAATCGCTGCTTTTTTTTTATATTTAATTTACTTAAAATTTTTCAACTTATATATAATATAACTGAGTATAGAATAAAAAATTTTAATAAGGAGGATATATGGAACTAGATTTAAGAAATAAACAACCTATAATTGATTTCCTGATAAATAATAATGAAGAAGAATATTATAAGAAAAAAGTAGAATTTACCTTTGCTGGTAAACGTTATAAGACGTCAATTCAATTTGCGTATTTCAATGGTGAATTAGATTATATTTTAAATAAATATAATATCCGCCACGATGCAAGTTGGATGATGTTGAAAGCATTTACCCGAAAAAATTATGATTCTTTTTTGGATCAAATAATACAAAATTTATATGATTTAAATTATAACGATGATCCACAAAAGATAATATTAGAAATATTAACATTAACTAATGAGATGATAAATTACTTTAATTCAGGAGCTAAAGTATCTCAGAACTTCTCATTAACTAGAATAATGAATGATGCAATAGATGATGAAAGATTATATCAATTATTATTCGAGAATAGAATAGATCCTAAATGGACACCTGAAAAGATAATAGAACATAGAAAGCAAAATAAAGAAGACATCAAAAATAATGTTTATTTATCTGGTGTTACAGAATTATTAACTTCTGGGTATGGAGTTAAAGAAGAGCAGATGGTAAATATTTATACAGGAATAGATCTGATACCAAGAATACATAATATGAAAGAAATATTTCCTAGACCAGTTGATACAGATTGGCTATGGGGATTACAAAATAAAGATCAATTCTTTATGACTGCTAATATAAATGTATTCGCATTATACATGTCTAAAACTGTTATTCAAAGATCAGGAGTTATAAATAAAATGGCTGCAATGATAGCTCAAGATACAACTATAACAGAACATGATTGCGGTACTAAGACATTTGTTGAATATTATGTTGCAGATGAAAAAATATTAAAGACATTACGTTTTAAATATATGGTAAAAGATGATGGTACTTTAGAAGAAATAACATTAGATCATAAACATTTAATTGGTAAAAGAATTAAAGTTAGATCTGCTTATACTTGTTGTGCTAAACATGATCAAATTTGTGAAGTATGTTTTGGAGCAAATGCTAGATGGAATAAATCTACAGACGAATACAGAATAGATCTAGGAGCAGCATCTACTAAAGAAGAGATTACAGGAATAGCACAAGACGTAATTTCTACTAAACACCAAGTAGCACCTAATTTAATACCTTTAGAAATGTGGATTGTTTCTGATGGTAAAAAGAAAAAGAAATTACCGGATTTAGAAAATAACGATATATTTAAAAGAGAATTTAACAGGTTTATATTTAAAGAAGGTGTAGAAGTATTTATATATAAAGAAGATTGTACTAATGAAGTATATTTACCTGGTAAAGAAAAGAAGAAAAAGAAAGAATTAACTCCTGAAGAAAAAATGAGTAGAAGTCTTACTTATATGGATAATGAATTTGGAGAATATGATATTATACGGGTAAATAAATTACGTATTAAAACTTTTGATAGAGAATTTATATTGAAAGCTAATTCAGAATTCAGAATATCAGGATTCGATACTAGAACATTCTTGTCATTACCAGATAATGAACCAATTAAAATTGATCTAATAAATCAAGCTATAACACATGTTATACGTAATGAAGCTAAAGCATTAAAATTCTATGACGTAGAAGATCTATATAGATTAGCTACACCAAATAATACACAATTATCTAAAATGAAAGATAATGAAGATGGATGGGATGACGATAATGATGAACATCTTGTAAGAGATTATATTGACTTTATACAAAAAGTTAATGAATGTTTCCCTTATGTGCCAAAAGTAAGAACAGAAATAGTCTTCCGTAATAAAATAAGGGATGCTAATAATCCTCATAAAAGACCAGATTGGAAAAGTGGTAACCCAGAAGCAATTGTATTATCTCGTGATAAAACTATTGCCGCTAGACCATCGTTATCTTTAAAGATTGCTGCAGGACGTATAAATCAAAGATTAAATGATCCTTTTTATCATGATGTTAGAAATCTAATGAATACATCTTATGACAGAATATACGATGATTTAGACATCGAGGAGGATACGGATAATGATAACGAAGATTAACAAAAAGAAAATAATTATTTTAAAAGAACTCTGTAGTGCTGGAAGACATGAAGACCTACCTATGACTAGTTATGCTCTATCTAAAGAAATAGGGAGGACTCATAAATTAATAGTAAGGGAAATTAAAGCGGTCTTTTTAGATTATAAAGATAAAAGACCGTATTATATCCCATGCTATGATACTCCGGTAAAGACATATAAATTTACACCAAAAGGATTAGAAATGATGATAGATTTCTATTTAACTAGTCTAGGTATGGAAGATGTATTTAGAATATCTGATTTCTCGTCACATGCAGTAGATGAATTAAACGTATATTACGAAGATGTTAGAACAGAAAAAATGTTAAATGAATTAACACATAAAATAGCCAGAATAAATTATCCTGGTGGAAAGAAAAAAGAATTCGAAAAGTTTATCAGAAAATATTGTGAAAGATATGATATAGTAATAGAAAGAAAGAAGGAAAAAGATGATTCTGACTAATGATGTTTATGAATATGATGCTAAACATGCAGGAATTTCGATATTATACGAATTCAAAGCTATTACTAAAGAAAGATATGATTATCTACGTAATTTAGAAAAACATAAACGTGTTGTACAAACAGGATTAATGATACGGGATGATGCTAATTTATATAAAATTATATCTAAAGGATATAAACATTTTACAGACTTATTTATTAAAGAAAATAAATTAAAGCCTCATCATATAATAGAAATAGTAAATGATGCTGTATGGGTATCTGGTAAAGCACCTGAGGTATTAGAGTTTGGAGAAGTTAAATTTAGACGAAAACAACATTACCACATCACATATATTTATGAAAGAAAGAATCTTAGGTTCTATTATAATTTAATATCAGGTAAATTATTCTGTAGAGGATCTAAATTAAATGAAGTCAGTAAAATGTTCAATTTCATGAAAAAAGTATTTAAATTATATGACATGGGAGACAAGAATAAATTATATCATACTATGCACAGAACTTTAAATAAACTTAAAAAAGATCCTGATGCTATGGGTTCTGATTTATGTAGAGGTCTTAATAATATAACTTTAGTGAAAGCTTTAATAAAGGATCTTATAAATTTTTAATTATTATATATAATATAAATGTAATATAATAACTAACATCCAAACTTGGATGCTAATAAAAAATAATTAAAGGAGATGATAAAATGTTATTAGAAAATCTTTTTAAAGCAATTAATGGAACGGCAGAAGTTAGGCAGGTGGAGATCAAACCTAACGAAAATAAGAAAGGTCTATTCGGAGAACACTACACATGTATCACTAAAGACAATAAAGAGTTTGATGTATCTTTCGATCAAGGTATGTACGAAAGACATAGAACTAAAACAGTTGAATTTAGTTGGATAGACAATGAAACTGAATATAATGCTCAAATGATGTTGAAAGTGTACCATGATAAGAATATTATTGAAGTGTCAACAGAAATAACTACTTCTTCCAAAGATACGTGGGAAAGAGTTAACAAACAACTGGATCTTCCATTCAATTATGACGAAAAAGATGTTACGCCGCATAGTATGAGAAGATATCTTGGATTTCAACATAAATTTATTGATCTGTTAAATCAAATTGAAAGAGTAACAACAATAAGAGACAATGATTCAGATCTATCTCCAATAATAACTTATCCTGAAATAAATAAATTTTTCAGATTATTATTACGAATAGGTACCGAAAAATGTATTGAGGAAAGACAAAAAGAAATAGAAGAATTATAATAAAATATAAGGAGATGAATTTAATGAAAAAAATGGAAAATGTTATAAAGGATGTATTTGAAGAAGTGAAGGGATTTGAAAAATTAAATACGGAATATTTAGAAAGCACTAAAACATATGTATTTAAACCTGAACCTAATTTTAAAGGTATAGATGGAATAAAAGTTCTATGTTATGAAGATAATATTCAAGCTGCACGTGATAGAAAGATTACTTTATCTTTACCAGCTAAAGATAATTATAATTTAGAATTAGAAGCTAATATAAGTTTTGTAGTATTAAGTATGACTCTATTTGTTGATTTAACTGTACATCTTAAATCTATGCTAGATCAAAAAAACATACATGATGTCACTAATAAACATCTATATGCATGTATATCAAAAAAGGAAAGTTTAAATTTTATTATTAATGATGTAGATATAAAAGACAGTGAACAAATGGAAATGACTGTATTGTCTTCAATAAGTAAATCATTTAAAAGAAATGAATACACAAAAGATATGGACGAATCTTTAATAGATTTATTTATTAAATTAATAAAAGAAAATATTCTTAGTGTATATAAAAAAGATAAAAAAAGACCTGGTGTTATAGATGAATTAATGACAGATCATTTTGGTAATTTTACTCCTATACAATTAAAAGATTGGAAACCTCTAGAAGGAGAACATAAAGGATTGAAATATAAAGTAGTACCTAGAAGTTATGATGATGTATGGATATATTATTTATGTGGATACATTTATATACCACACAAAGTCATAAAGAATCATTCTTTAATAGATTTCTGGGATGACTTTAATGAAGAAGGATTAGACGTTGATTATATGGTAGCAGAAAATGAAAATGGTACTACTATATATAAAGTAGGATTTACAACAGACCACTTCGGTTATACGATGGAAAAATATACACCAGAATTAACAGAAAGTGTGTGTCAAAAATTAGTAGACTTCACATTAGAGAAAATAAAAGAAAGTGAGGAAAAATAATGAAATCAGAATTTATAGGTCTTTTTGTAATATTAATTATCATATTATTACAAATTATTAATGTCAGACTAGTTATGAAGAAGATTAATGATCATGTAGAAAGAGTGAAGCTAGAAAATATAAGACTACTAGATCTATTAACAGATTTAGAACATGAATTAAGAGCTTTGAAATACGAAGATTATGATCAAGAAGACGCTATTTCAAAAGATGAGCATAATTAAAGAGAATTGTATATAATATAACTGAAACAAAATTAAAAAAAAAAAATAATGGAGGTAATAATGATGAAAAAGATTATTGGAGGATTTTTAGCAGTAATAGGAGCTGCAGCTATAGTAACAGTTGGTGTAGAGGTAGTAAAAAGAGTAAATAAGGACAAAGCAAACGCTGTTGTCGGAGAAGCTAAATTGGAAGATATCATCGATCCTGATGTTCTTCCAGAAGGATTTGATGAAGACGAAGCTGCTAAAAATCTAAAGGAAGAAGGAGTTGTTGCACCGTTGCAGGGAACACCCTATGAAAATGAAGACAACACTCCGGGGTCAGAAATTAAAGTCGAAGATTCGCAAGAAGGTGAGTCAAGTGTGGGATAAAATTTCAGAAGCCATAGCGAAGCCTATTAATAAGTTGAACAGAAAGATGGAAGCTTATATAGAACAGGAAGAAAAAGCAGGAAAAGAACCTCCTTCTTTCAAAGATCCACTAACTCCTTGGGAATTTATCAAAGAAAAGCTAAACTCCCTAGGTATCTTTAAGAGAAAGCGTAAGTAGAAATACTTACGTTTTTTTTTTTGTCGGAAAGGAGTAAATTAATGCCGGATATAAATGTTATAGAATTCAGTACATTTTATAAAGTTCCGAAGATACCAGGTCATGATTATAGTGGACTAACACGTCTAGTGAGTACTTTAAATTTCTATACAGAAGAATATGAACCGTATGGATACTTTGAATATAAGACACATTATAGGTTATGTAAAATACCAGAAGTCTCTTTAATGAATGGATTAGGCAGATGTGGATTCTTTGATCCTGAAATAAATAGATCTGATAATTTTCCAATATTACAAGCAGATGGATATAATATGGTAAATCAACCAAAAGATGATCTACAAGCAAATGTTATAAAGAAAGCTTTAAAGGTATTAGACAGAGAAGAAAGATGTATTATATCTTTGCAAACAGGTCAGGGAAAAACCTATGTTGCGACAAATATATTGTCACATTTGAAGGTTAGAGCTATTGTATTAGTAAAATCGAATGAATTAAAAAAACAATGGATAAATAGTTTTGCTACACATACAGATTTAAAATTTAAAGATATCTATTCTATAGATACTGGAGATGATTGGCAGGCTTTAAGAGTTAATAATTCTTTAACGCCACAAATAGTCATCTCTACACATAAATCAATGAGTATGTTTATAGATAAATTAGGTCCACAAGAATTTACCAAATTTATGATTCAAGAAGGATTTGGTATGAAGATTTGTGACGAATTTGATTTAGAGAATCGTTCTATGTTTACTTTAGATACTATGGCTTCTTTAAGATATAATCTTTATTTATCTGCTACTACATTTAAATCTTCAAAAGATGATAACAGAGTATTCCAGAGAATATTTTCAGATGTAGAAGATATAGGTAAAGAATTTCGTGTAACAGTTCCTAGAAGAGGATTATTTGTGATATATTCTTCTAATCCAGATGAAAGAACATATAATAAACTTTTAAAATGGACTCCTAAAGGTACTATGCTAGATTACCAAGCTTATCACGCTTATATAGTAGAAAATAGAACTTATATAAAACCTTTAAAAGTCATATGGGAAAAGATGATTAAAAAAAGATTCTTTTCACCAGAGAAATTAAAGACAGTGTTTTTTATTGGTCGTAAAGGAGAATTAGCAGAACAATTTAAAAAAGATATTGTGGAAGCATTTGGATTAAAAGATATAGATGTAGATATACTTAATAGTGATACTCCTAAGAACGATAGAGATAGAATAATGAGAGATTCTAAATTAATAGTATCTACTTCAAAGTCTATGGGAAGAGGAATAGATTTAAAAGGATTAGATATAATTGTAGATATGGAAACTCGTGCTTCTGAAAGTGAGACTACTCAGGTAATAGGACGGGTATCGAGAACAGGAATGAAGACTGTAGGTACATATATACAATTAATAGATTATTCTATAGGTACTGTAAAGGATAATTATTTAAAGAAATTGCAAAATGGATTTTTTAAAGAACATCTTACTGAAACAAGTGAATTCTCTGTGGGTGATGTTACAAGAGATCCTGTTAAAGAAGATAAGCAAGAAGGTTACAGAGTTTTAATTGCTGGAACAAGAACATTTGATGACTATGAATTATTGAAAAATGAATTAAATAAATTAAAAGAAGAATTAGACTTACCTATTACAGAAGTAGTATCTGGTAAAGCTAAAGGTGCAGACGCTCTTGGTGAAAGATGGGCTAAAGAAAATAATATTAAAGTAATTGAATTTCCAGCTGAATGGGATAAATATGGAAAGAAAGCGGGTTATTTAAGAAATACAGAAATGGGTAAATATTGTGATAGGGGTATTATATTTACTAATGGATCTAAAGGATCTGAAATGATGATAAATATTATGAAATATTTTAAGAAACCTTGTAAAATAATAAACTTTGAGTAGGAGGAAAAGAATGATAAACGATTTAGAACAATATGATAAATTAAAAATCGAAACTATTGTTAGACAAAGAAGAGAAGCTAGTAGAGGAGGGGTTAATCACGACCATCATAAATTTTATACTTCATTAAATGGAATGATAAAGGCTTTCTTTAGAGATGGTAATGAACATGAATACGAAGATGTAGCAGGTTTTTCTCAGGTCTTATGTCAAAGATTAATGGCTACTGTAGGTAAAGAAGCAGATATGATTAATAAAGATGCTACATATATTTCTTTATATACATTATTAGCAAATCATATATTAAATGATGTGTGTAATAACATTGTCGTCAAAGATGGAGAATACGATGACTTTATAGTGTATGACGGGTATTTTATATGTACTATTGATAGAAATACGACTGATTCTGATATAACAGGATTATCTTATTTTGTATTAAACAAATATATGCCTGAAGGATATGAAGATAAAACATTATTTGAATTAATAAATAAATTACACGAAATTATATTAAAATGGATGTCTTTATATAAAGAAGTAGAAATAAAAGATGGTAAAGTATTTATAGAGCCCAAAGAATATATAAGTTATCATTTAAAAAGAAAATTGTATGATATGTTCGTTGCACCAAAAGAATGTAATATAGAAGCATATAAAATAGAGACAGTAAGATAAATTAGGAGGAATTAAATGAATATCATAGATATGTTGGAAGTAAAGAATGTAAATAATCATATGAATAACTTAAATACTACAGTATCGAATACTGTGGATAATGATTTATTATACATATTATCCATATTAGAAAAAATAGACGAAACAGTTAGTAAAACATTTGGACCATTCTCAGGATATGTTGCAAGTGAAACAGTTTCTTCTAGAACTAAAATAAGTGAAATGAAATACACTAAAGATGGAATGACTACATTAGCTAGTATGAACTTTTTTATACCTACAGATTTAATGATAGCTAATGAAGTGACTAAATTAACAGCTAAAATTAAACAGAAATCTGGAGATGGTTCTACTACTGCTGTTAGATTATTATATAACCTTGTAAAATTAGCTGCAAATTCTATTAGAAATGAAAATAATAAAGAAATATATTCTTATAGAATAAATACACCAAAAGTAATTAAAATGATATTGGATAAAGTAAAAGCTAATATAGAATATAATAAGATTAAATCTGTTACATATGAAGATATAAGAAATATAGGGTACATTTCTTTAAATAATGACCCAGAATTAACTAAACCTATAGATGAATTAGCAGAATATATGAGAAAAGAAAATATAACATTAGACAATTCTTTCCAAGTATTGTCTACCGTATCAGATATAGAAAATACTAGATTAATTAAGCAACCAGGTTACAGATTAAGTGTGCCTCATCTTTGTATAGACGAATCTATTAGAGATTTAGAAGATGTAAAATTAGTATTTATTCATAATGTATTAGATTTAAAATATCAAATACCTATACAAGAATTACATCAGTTTGCACAAACAAATGCATTCAAAAATAAAAAAGGTGAAAGACAAAAAATTATTTATGTTGTATCTGAATTAGATCCATCTGTTACAGATTTATTAAGAAAATACGCTAAAGCAGCTTGGGCTGATACACAAGAAGTATTATATTATGATTTTATGGAAATGGATACATTAAGAAGATTTACTAAAGATAAAAGAGAAGATCTTTGTTTATTACTTAATACACAAGAAGTATTCTTAAATGATTTTATTGAATTAAGACATGCTGTATACGGAGATAAATACGATAATGCTGATAATAAATCTTTATGGAAAATGAAAATGTATACTAAAGAAGTAGATACAGGTCAAAAAGATGAAGAAGGTAATCCTATAATAATTACTGAGAGAGATCACCAAACATCTAGAAGAGACCTATTTAAAACATTATCAGCAGCATTAGTAAATAGTTATCCAGTAAATATCACTCATATAGCAGGAGACGATTCTTTATCTATTTCAATTGATACTACAGAAGAGCCTTCTCAATTATTGAAAAATCATATAGTTAAATTAGAAAAATTAGCTAAAGATGATGATAAAGAAGTCGCAATGGAAGCTGCTAATAGATTACAAAATTTAAATAATAAATACTATTTAATAGAAATAGGCGCACCTGTACAAGCAGATAGAGAAAGATTAAACACAGCTTACAGAGATGCTACGATGGCAATAAATTCATCTGTTAAATATGGTTACCATATGGGTGGATCTATAGGAGTTTATTTTGCAGTTATGAGAGTAGAAGGAGAACTTACGGAAATGTTATCTAAGATGGAATCTGAAAATAGAGATCCATTAAATCAAGAATTAGTTTCTTTAAGAACTGCTAAATTCATAATAACTAAAATAAGAGAAGCTTACACATTATTAATAGCTAATCTATTACCAAATAATATGACAACTAAAGAAGGATTTATGTCAGGTTATATAAATCCAGACACAAATAAATTTGGTGAGACAACTGTTATATCTCCTGTAGAAACAGATATAGAAACAATAAGAGGAGCATTAGCTTTATTTAGTTCATTCTTCAGTTCATTAGCTTTAGAATTCCAAGATGCTAATTCTGCATTACATGCTAAAAATATTTCTTCTAACGTAAAAGATTTATTAGATAGAAGAGAAGGAAAGAAAGAGGATCCTGATGGTAATGCACATGAAGGAAATGAAGAAGAAGAATTAACAGAAGAAGAAAAGGCTATTAAGGAACAATTTAAGAATGCTGAAAAAGAATTTAAAGATATGACTAATAACTTATTACCTGTAGGAATGGCTAATAACGTTAGACCTGTAATTGATCAATGGGCTACTAGAAGTGACAGTACAGAAAAGATAAATAAACTTATTGAGAAATATGGACCAAAAGAAGTAGGTAATGTAACAATTACTGGTTATGGTGGAGATATCAGAAATATTGGTTCCGATATAGAAAGAGAAAGAAGAAGAAAAGAAGAAGCTATTAATAGAATAAATATTCTTCAACAACAATTTAATAGTTCAACTATGATAAGATAATATGACCCCCATTGGGGGTCTCTTTATTTTTACGAATAAGATGATGTTAATTATATATTAATGTATATAATAAATGTGATAGAAATAAAATAAAATATATAGGAGATGGTAAAAATGAAAAAAACTTGGTTACTTTATTCTTTTAATTTGAAGGACGAGGATCACAAAGTGTATATCGTCCAAGCATTAGTAGATCGTTCAGGAAAAATCTTTTCTGCACAGGGAAAAGACTTAGGTTCATTAAAAGGTTTACCTGGAAGAGGATATTACCTAGATGATAACACTAATACACTTTATCTCGAATCTATAGGTCAGGATAAAAAAGACCTAGAAAATCTAAGAGATATGAATCTGGAATTGAAAGATTCAAACATTAATGAGGAATACTTTGTTCACCTAATAGGTGGAATAAAGTTCTACTCAAAAAATAAAAATTAGGAGATGATAATATGACCGAAATAATTTTAACACCAATTACAACACCAACAGGTGGAATACATAATATGGACAATGGACAACTTTGCGATGAACATAATAATGTAAAAAATTTTTTAGAAACTGTTAATCCTGACGATGCAGAATTTTGGAACTTGTTTGACTATCAGGAAGATTTGCGTATTGAATTAGTAAGTCGTGGTATTATTATTAAGGATAAGAAATATTATAAGGAGGAAAATTAATGAAAATAATAGATAAATCAAAAGGAGAATTCCTGAGATTCCTGAATCCTTTGACAGGGAAATGGGAATGGGACTCCATAAATTTGGTTAATGTATCTGATGAAGATTTGGTTGTTACTTATCACGATTGCATTCAAGGTATGGAAGATTATTTTGAATATAGTCCCGATTGGGATTTTTACAGACAAACGCTTGAACACATCACACCGGAGTACGAAAAAAGAAAAATACAATATAAATATGATGACAACATAGTATATTACATCGACTAGACCTGCGGGTCTTTTTTTTTTACCCAAACTTAGTAAAAACCTAAGGCTTATATAAATTAACACGGAGGTAATTGTTATGGAAACAAAAAACGAAGTGTTGGACAGAGTATTAAAGGAAGTACAAAAAGTACTGGAAGAATATAAACCACAACTAGATCAAGAAGTATCAACTAATAGAAAAGCTGATAATAGATATGTGTATGATAATATTCGTCCATCAATAGAAGCAGAACCAGATAGAAATGTTTGGATAAAAAAAGAAGAAATACAATTAGTAATACAGGATTTGATTAGAGCACAAGAACAAAGTTCTCCTGATGAAGCAATAAATCATATTAATGATCCGGATACTATTACTAAAACTCCTAAGAAAGATGAATATGGTCTTACAGATGAACAATCCAAAATCTTATTGGAATATATATTCTGTGTAGAAGGAGGATACTTTAATCACCCTAATGACCCAGGTGGAGAAACAATGTATGGAATAATTAAACAAGAAGCTCGTAATTGGGGTTATACTGGAGAGATGAAAAATTTACCTAAAGAAGTAGCAGTAGAAATATATAAAAGAAAATATTGGAAAGCTAATGGATTAAAAAACATTAATAATTTTGTAAAAGCTTTAACTATATTTGATTTCTTTGTTAATTCTGGTAATAGAGGTGCTAAAATAGCTCAAAAGACAGTAAATAGATTATATGCTGAAAGAAAGATAATAAAGTCTTTTGAAGACAGTATGAAAGATGTTAGACCTTTAGCTGAAGATGGTATGTTAGGACCTAAATCATTCGAAGCTATAAATAATACTCCTACATTAGCATTCTTATTAGGATATACTTTATTTCAAGAAGATCAATATGAAGATCTAATGAGAAATAATTCTAAATTAAGAACATTCGATGAAGGATGGGAAAATAGAATACTGAAGAAATCTATTTATATAAATGAAATTATTACAAAAGGAATTGTAGAAATATAAAATAAAGAAAGGAGAAGCCAATGCCTGAACCTATTAATAACACAGCTCCTCAGGGGGCTGTTACTTCTCCTACTGGAAATTCTAGTAGGACTGAAAATTCTATTACTTTAAAGACAGATGAACATGGTGTACCAATAACTACTAATTTAGTAACTGGAAAACAAGCTGATGGTTCTGAAATAATAGAATTAAAAATGAAACCTGATAAGCCTAATGCCTTATTATGGAAAGACGCTCATTCTGAAATAGATGAAAAGACACATAAGAATACTAAGGTATATGATTTACCATCAGGATCTAAAATATTTCCTAAATATTTAGATGGTAGTAAAATATTCTATTTCTATAATGGGTATTATTTAGACTTAACTAATTTCTTAACTTTTCAAGATTTAGATCCAACAGAAGTAGTTACTAAATCTATGATTGGTAATACTGTTACAGAGGAAATGTTTAAAAAGACATTAGAGAAATATCTACCGATTGATTCTTATAATGTTAGAATGGCTGATTATATATCTCATGCTGATATCGATCAAATTAAAAGAGACATAAATACTAAATTATCTAAGTTACCAGAAGAAGCTTATTCTAAGCATGAAATAAATACTTTATTAAGTAATCTAGATACTTATAGTATAGCCACTATAGATAAAAAATTTGCTGAATTAACATCTCAAGTAATCAGAAATAATAATGTTTGGTATAAATCTTTAGATGGATTAGCATCAATTAATTTCGTTAGAGATCAATTAAAAGATTATGTTACTAAAGCTTACTTAGAAACAGTAAGAGCTAATATAGCAGAAGATATATCTAACACAAATAATAGAATAAATAATTTTTATACTAAACAAGAAATAGAAGCTAAGAATGTTAACTTTATGACATTTGATCAATATAATCATTTAGTAACAGATCTAGTAAATAAAAATGCTTTACAAGCAGCAATACAAGATTTCGTAACTACTAATACATTAGCTAACTCTATTAAAGATTTTGTAACTAAACATCAGTTAACTGAAGACTTTAAGAAATATGTTACTAATGATTTATTAGAAGAAAAGTTATTACATAAAGTAGATAATGAAACAATAGAAGGTGTTAGTGAAACATTTACTTCTCAATTAGCTGATTACGAAAAGAAATTAGGTAAATTTGTAGAATTAACAACATTAGAAAATAAAATAAAAGATTTTATAACTACAAATACTTTAGAGTCACAATTAGATACTATACGAAATCTATTTAATAATTATGAAACAATACTAAACAATGATGCTAAATTAAGTAGCTTAAGAAATTCTATTACTACAGAATTAGCTAAATATCTTACTATAGAAAGATATGAAAATGAGAAACAAAATTTTGTGTCTACAGCTGCACTAAATGATTTAGGTACTTCTATTAGAGAAGATATAAAAAATTATGTAACAAAAGAATACTTAGATACAACATTATTAAGTCTTAAGAATGAATTTAAATCAGATATATTAAAAACAATAACCGAAGAAGAAGTAGATAATAAATTAACAGCTGTATTAAATGCTTTAAAAGATGTGTATACTAAACCTGAAATAGAAGTTATTAAAGGTGAACTTATTCAACAGATAGCAGATCTAAGAAATTATTCTGATAATACATATGCTCTTAAAAAAGATGTTAATAAAGCATTAGAAGAAAAAGCATCTAATAAATCAGTAACAGATTCTATTAATAATTTAAAAACAGAACTGGATTTAGATAATAAATTAGCTGATTTAGTATCAAATGATTCTTTAAGTACTACATTGAATGATTATGTTACTACTTCTACATTTGCTTCTGGTTTAAATAGTAAAATAACTGAAGAAACATTAAAAGAAGCGGTTAAAAAATCTGAAGAAAAGATAGATACTAAAATAGAAGCTGTTAAAGGAATGATAAATACTAATTCTTCGTCTGTTAGTACTTTAGAACAAAGTGTAAATAATAAAATACAAGATCTTAAAGTAGATCAGGAAGCTAAAAATAATCATTTTGAAACAGAAATAGCCACAACTAATAGTAAATTTGATGATTATGAGAAGAAAACATCTGTTGATGAGAAGATCACAAATGTTAAAGAAGAAAATAAAAATAAAATAGATGCTTTAGAAAATGTATTAACTCCTAAAATAACAGCTAATACTTCTTCTATAACAGAATTACAAAAAGAAGTAGCTAAAAAGGTAACACTATTAGAAATTGAACAAACTAAACAATCATTGGAAAATAATATTACTGAAAAGATTACAGAAGTTAATAAATTAATAACAGATACAGTAAATAAATTCGATGATTATTTAAAAACAGAGGATTTCAATTTAGAAAAGAATAAATATGCTCTTAAATCTGATATTACTGTTATAGAAAATAAAATAACAGAAGAAAAAGATAAATTAAAAGTATATATAGATAAGAATAAAGAAGAAATCGGTAAATTAGAGGATAAGAAATTAGATAAATCAGTATTTGAAGACCATGTACAGAACACAATGTCTAAAGCTGAGATTTTATCTAAAATAATTACTTTTGACGATGTCTTTAGAAAGACTGAAGTAAATAAATTAATTGAAACATTAAAAAATCAAGCAGATGCTACTAAAAGTAAAGTAGATGATGTATCTACTAAAGTGGATGGTATGTTTACTAATGCAGATATTACTAAAGCTATAAAAGATAGATCTGATATTATTAATCGAAATATTAATACTGTAGCGGCTAAATTAGATGAAAAAGTAGATAAGTCTATTTATCAAAATAAAGTTATAGACGATACTAATAAATTTAATGATAGACCAACATATGCTGAATTAACATCTGCTATTACAAACAATAATAAGAAATTTAAAACTTCAGAAGAAATAAATAATATTTTAGAAGGATTTAAAATATCTTTCTGGAATGATATTATATTAAAGTATACAACTACTGAGACATTGAATAATATATTCTCTAATTATACTACTTTAGAGCATCTAAATAGTGAATTAGAAAAATATACAACATTAGAAACATTAGAAAAGAAAATATTAGATATAAATGGTGTAAGTAGAGATGATGTAATACAATTAATAGCTGATAGTGAATTAAAAATTACTAATGCATATAAATTATATATTAGTAAATTATTAGAAACTTATACAACATTAGTAGCATTAAGAGATGCTTTAGATAATAAAGTAGATAAATCTGTATTTGAAGCTAAAATGAGAGATATAGAAAGAGACTATCTATCTAAGAATGATTTTAATACGGAAAAAGCTAATTTTGTAACAAACACTAGTGTGTATTCTATAGTAGATGATAAAATACAAACTATATTAAGAGGGTATTATGATTCGACAAAAGTTGATGAGTTATTGAACTCTATTAAGAATTTAGTAATATCTAATTCATCATTATTTTACAGTAAAGAAATAATGGATGATAAATTAGACTTACTAGAGACTAAAATACAAGCTAATAATAAGAAAAGAGAATTAGATCAAGAAATAAGTAACATTAAAGGAAGATTCTCAGAATATCCTACTACTACTGATATGGAAGCTAGATTAAATGGTATATCTATAGCAGCTGCTAATATAAATGCTGATTCTTTCTATAATAAGACTAATATGGATACTTTATTATTAAAGAAATTAGATTTAGATACATTTAATAATTGGAAAAGAAATGTATGGACATCTGATAAAATGGAAAGTGAATTAGCTAAATATGTAAAATTAGAAAATTATACTACTGAAGTGAATGTTATTAAAAATGATATAGATACTTTAAAAAGAAATAAAGTATTAACTTTGAATGCTGATAATGTTGTTACTACAGAAGTATTAAATAATACTTTAGCTAATTATGTTAGAGATTCTGATTTTAGAACATCAGCAGAATTAGTTCTACAACCAGTATTAGGTAATTATGTAACAAATACTAATTTAGAAACTAAGTTATCTCAGATGAGAAATGATTTAGCTTCTTTAAATAATCTTACTAACTATGTAACTAAAGATAACTTTAATACATTTAAAGATACAGTATATAATAAAGAGTATGTAGACGATATTAAGAATTCTTTCTCTAGATATACTACTACACAAATAATGGATAGTAAATTAAGAGCTATAGAAAGTAAAATTAAATCTGATGCTGAAATTATAGCATTAACTCAATCAGCAGGTGGTCAAAATTATACTAAACCTGAATTAAATGAAATATTGAGTCATAAAATAGATCTTACAGCTTTAAATAATGCTTTAGATTTAAAAGATACAGAATATAATGCTAAGTATGCTTTACAATCTACTTTAAATGATTATATGACAATAAATTCTTTCGATACTACAATTAAGGATTATTTATCTTTATCTAAGGGTGGTACTGTTGTTGGTAAAACAACATTCAGAGAAAATACTGACTTTGTTAATGGTATTACTACTAATGATGTTAATTTAACTAATGGAAACATTAGAAATGTTAATGATATTACAACAAGTGGAACTGCTACATTACCAACAATACAATCTACTAATGTAAATACTACAAATATAGAAGCATCTAATAATGCACAATTAAAAAATGTAATTATTAAAAATGATGGTAGACTAACATTATCTCAAACTAGTATTTCAAAAAGAGATACTTTAGATAATTCTCCTATAGAAAAATATAGAGTATTAAAAAGTAATCTAGGACTTATAACACAAGAAGATAATTTAGAATTTATATTGAATGTAGGATTGAGACCTGGTAACTTATTGTCTAGTAGAATGATTAAATTTAATTCTGATGGATCATTATCTACTAGAGCAGTAGGTCAAGTAGATTTTGAAGGAGAATGGACTAAGTTAGCTTTATTATCTGATGTATCAAATTTAGAAAATACATTTAGAACAAGCTTTGTTTCTAATACATCTTTAAATGATAAATTAAAAGATTATGTGGCTAAGTCTAGCTTTGATACAACTTTAGCTGATTATTCAACTACAGCTGTTTTAAATCAAAGATTTAAAGGTATACAAACATCATTAGAAAGATTAGATATAAAGTCTTATGTAGATACTGAATTAAATAAGAAAGCTCCAAGAACTGATTTAGAGAACTTTAGATCAGATATGACAACAGGTCTTAATAATAGATATTCTAAAGAAGAGTTAAATAAGATATGGAGACCTCAGTTAATGAATGATGTAAATGAGAATTTACGTAATAACTATGTATCCAGAACAGCTTTAGATAATACATTAACTTCTTATGTGACAACAGCTGCTTTAACTCCAATGTTAACTCAAACAGGAATTGACATAATGAATAATATTAATTCTCAATTTATAACGTTAACTACTTTAGGAGAGAAGCTATCTAACTATTTCACAAAAGAAGAGACTAATATAAAATTAAGATCTTATATTACTGATACTAAGCTATCTAATGAATTAAGTAATTATACTAATACTGAAGCAATGAATTTGATTCATGAAGGTATGAATACTCAAATAAATCTTTCTTTAAGTACTTCTAATAAAACTAAATCTGCATTAGATGCATTTAAAGATACTGTATCTACTAATTATTTTAATAAAGACGATACAGCAACAGAAGTAGAAAAAATAGTAGTTAAGAAGATGTCACCTTATGCTAAAACAGTCGAAGTGGATTCGAAAATAGAAGATGTAAAAACTACTATAACTCAGAATAAACAATTAGCAGAATCTAGCTTACAAGGTGTTAAAAAGATATTAGAAGATAAAGATACTGAACAAGATGGATTGATAGCTGCTAATACCGCTAAATTTAATAATTATGTATTAACAACAACTCATACACAATCTGTATCTAATGAAAGAAATGTTAGTGATGGTAAATATGCTACTAAAGTAGAATTAGCTAATTATACACAAAGAAATTATGTTGATACCGAATTAAATAAAAAAGCTAATTTAGCAGGTGCTGCATTTACTGGATTAGTTAGTGCTACAGGATTTAATACTACAGGAGATATCAATGCTAAACAGATAACAGTTACTAATGTTTTTGCTGATAATATTTTAAATAAGAAAAAGTTATTAGTAGAAAATCAATCAACATTAACACAAGAAAATAATATAGTTAAATTTATGCCTATATATGATTCTAATAACTTTGGATTTATGTTAGGTAATACTAAAAATAAAACAGCTAATGAACCTAATGGTGTTTTTATTAAATTTAATGGAGATAAATTAACATACCAGAATTCTACAGTTAATGTTAGAAGTGATAACTCTTATTATGATCCTACTGGAACTGTACATACAGTTGCAACAGAAGCATTTGTTAATGAGAAAATAAATACAATGAAGACAGGTGAGATTAAATCGGAAGTAACTCAACTCTCTTCTAAGATAGATCAAACAAAATCAACTTTAGAATCTAAAATATCTACTGATATAACTGCTGCTAAACAAGAAGTACAAGGTAAAATCAATCAAGTTAAAACTGATCTATCTAATTATACAACTTTAACTAAACATAACCAAGATATCTCAGCTATACCTGCTACTATTGACGCTAAAGTAAATCCTGTTTCTATAAAAGCAAATAAAAATGAAACAGAAATAAATAAAATTAGAACACAAGATTTAACAGCATTAGAAACAAGAGTAAAACAATATGCAGATAATAAAGATTCTGCTTTAGAAACTCGGTTGAAACAATATGTGAATACTGAAATAAATAAAGTAGTAGAAAAGATAAATAGAGCTTTAGATATAATTAATGGAACGGAGGTTTAAAGTTAAATGGGAACAACACAAGATAAATTAGTATATCTTAATAAATATAAGAAAGAATTTATAAAAGTATTGAATAATAAAGGTATCCTGCTTCGGCAGGATGCTACCTTATCACAAGTTATGTATTCTGTATATTTTTATTATAAAATACGTATATTTGATGAAAAAATGAAAGTATGGAAAGCTAGTTACTTTCCTTTAGACGGACATGATATACTTAATAATATAAATTTAGTAAAATTAAAAGAAGCATATAGAACAGCTACAGGTAGAGAATTAACTATTACGCCATTTTCTGTATATAATAAAACTTCTTCTTTGGATGATAAGTTCGAAGTAATGAAAAGATGGAAACAGGACATGACAAATGAAATGAAGGTTAATCCATTAAGAACATCTGCTATTAATACTGACGCATCTTTAGATAATATGGTAAAAGAATTTATGAAAGAGTTAGATTTCGTTATACCACCATTAAAAATACCAGAAAAAATAAAGAAATCTGATGGTAACCAAGAAATACATTTTAAAGATGCTCAACCTAATATGGTTGTTAACATGGAAGGACAAGATTTTCCATATAGATTGGATGAAGGTATAAAAGGTATAGCTAAACCGCATCCAGCAAAATTTAAAATACCAGTAATTTATAAAACAAAATATGGAAAAGAAATTAATAGTGGTTTTATAACTATACAAGGAAACTTAGAATGGACACCAGATGTTTATATGTTTAATAGAGGGAAGTTATTCACAGGAAACGATAATAGAAATGAAATGATGATGGTCAATAGACCTGATTTCTTTGATCCTAATGAAGAAGCTTTTGGGTTATTTATAAAATTTCCTACAGAAATAGAAAAGAAAATCGAAAATAATGAAGTGATGTTCTTATTAGGTATATTTGAAGTAGATGAACGTGGTGAACCTAAATATGGTTTAGAACATAACCCAATTTATGAATATGTCGATAAATATAATTACAAATCTAATTTATTAGGATTTCCTGGTTACAGGACTGATCATTTCAAAATGTATGAAGGATTATCTCGTGTTAATTATGGAACCTTACAAGAAGGACATGTTTTTTACAGAAATAATTTTTCTTATTATCCAATAACTAAATTTATGCACGAGGATTCTAATTCTGCTAAATTAAACAGTTCAGCATCAAATACTATCAACGCTTATATGTTTGGAGAAGAATTTTTTACTGATTATAATGCTCAATTAAAACCTGACACAAAATTTACTATTTTTTCTGAAAAAAATTCAGGAAGTAAAATTGCAATACAATTATTTCAAATAAAACGTAAAGATGTTAGCTTACCGATTACTGATATGTCACAATACGCTTATACAGCAATAGAATCTACAAGAGAGAGTAGAAATGGTGAACCACCATTATTTGATCCAAATGATTCAACTTTAGCTACAGAACCAATTATAGTTGATTGTGAAAAAGCTACTATAAAAAATGCACCGTATTATGATCCTGATAATATTCCTACATTACAAAAAATAGAAAATGATGGGTCATTATTATTTGGATTTGATGGACAAAAAGATGATTGGAGAATTCATTTATTTTTCGCAGCCTTAATCGGGATATCTGTACCTTATATAGCCAATAATGATAGTAGTCAAAATTATTTTAAACAGAACACAACATATCCATACCCTAATATTAACTTTCCAGACACAAGAGAACCTAGTTCATTTAATTTAAAGAAAGATACTGATGGAAGATACTATTTAAGAATACCTATGTCTTATTATGTTGACGTACCACAAGGTAATCGAAAATCGCTCTCTTTTTATCCGGCATTAGGACCTTTAAAAAGATTCTCGATAAAGTTTCATTTTAGAAATCATATATTCAGAAATGATTCATTCTTTAATAATGACAAAATACCTTTTACAGGAGATAAGAAGATATTAAAGACACACAAAGGACAAATAATAAAATTATTTACATCATATTTTATCCATCCAAGTGATTTAATACATTATCGAGATATAAAAGGATTTGGAGGTGGTGTAGAAGAAGATTTATATCAAGTTCAGGATGAACAAAAAAGAAATGAACTTTATGATCCTGTTAGAAAAATGTTAAAACAATACTACACAGGAGGATTTAATACTGAATCTATAGTAGTGAATGGAAAAAGATTAAGTTTAGATAATTCCAGAACACCTAATTATTATTGCACAGACGGAGCTATTACCACGATTTCTGTAGAAATACCGAAAGTAACTTTTTTACATAAGTTTTTTAATTTCGACGACGGTTTACAAGATGATCCGTATAGTACATATTATGACGACGGAACTATGAATTACCCAGTCTCTTTAGAGGATAAAACTGATTTAAGTTTCTTAGATATGGATTCATCTAACTACATCGAGTTTTATGGTGTTATGAACACTTGGTATTGGTTAATGTATTTATTGTTATCTTATGTAAACCAAGAATCTAAGCCAACATTTATTTACAGATCTCTTGACAATTTTAAAAAATTATTGAAAGATATTTTTCCTGATGCGAAAGAAGAAGATGTTCAATTGATTTTATCAGTTAGACAAAATATAATAGATTGGATTAATACAAAAATAGACATATACTATGAATCATCAGGTCATTATATAAATCTTCAGTATAATACTGGAGGACATCCTCTATTAAGAATGATTATGAATAATTTATATTTTATTTATAGTATAAGAAATGATAAAGAAACAGATCGTATTACATTTAAATATGCTATGAAAATATTAAAATCATATACTTCACAAAATAATTTACAAGGTATCTTTAAAATTGTCGAAGTAGCTGCAAATGAGAAATATTATCTTACTCTAGCAAGCAATGGAGAAAGAACAAATAAAATGATTTCATACGAAGATAAAAATGGACAAGTAATTCAGTACCGTTTTAGCAATTCGTCATCATCTTACTTGAATGCGTGTTTTAAATCTTTTAAAGTGTTATCCGATACACCAGATAATCCATTTATGGGATATTCTCATCGAGCTAACTATATTCCTAGATCTGATAAACAAAGAGAACAAATAGAAAAAAATACTCATATAATATTTTATGACATGACATGGAAAGATCTAGTTGATAATAGAGGAGAAGTAGATCTAAGTAATATTTCTAGAATATATCCTGGTGCAGTAAATGAAGAAAAACATGGGGAAAAAAGTATAGTTATAAGAGTAGTTATAGATACGAAAAATTATGGTTACTCTTATGTGCCGGACGATGTTCCAACAGTTAATTTCGAAGGTGGAAAATATCCAGACTATAATAACGCTACTTTCTGGGATAAATATACCATTTTCTGTCAGAAACTTAGAGACAAATTATTAAAAGAAAATCGTTATTTTAAAAATGTAATTTGTTTAATGTTGGGTGTCGGTATTGATAATACTGGATATGATTATGTTAATAAGAAATACATAAAAATGATAGGAAATCAGGAAGCATTCCGAAATCGTTTACAAGTGAGTACACCTACTCTTACTAAAACACCAAGCGGTCTTATAAAGAATTTTTGGGTGTCATTCCCAATGCTACCAAGTACATTTAATAACACTTTACCATCTGGAATGGCTAGTACCGCAGTTCTACAAAACCTAGTAGTTTTCAACGCTCCACTTGGTGATAAAACTAAATTTGAAGAATGGGTTGATGCTTGTTATTTAGGACCGAAAAATATGATTGAAAATGATATTCATCCTCATTTAGGTAAATTCGATCAATTTAAAACTTATATATCTAATATAGATAATCCTCTTAAATGTAGTAACAATAAATATACTATAGGAGTATTACCAGAGAATGTTAATGACTTAATAGAGAATGAAGAATATTTTTCTGAATTATTACGACAATTTAAAACTATTAACCCAATGTTCGTTATAGGATTTATAGATAAAGAAAGACATCCAGAAAAATATCAATTATTGCTTAATGAAATGGGATATAAGTTATCTATATCTGGAACTGAGATCAACAATAGTTCTTCAACTACATTTCATCTAGATAACTTCGGAAAAAATCCATATTTTGCATTCAATACTAAATCTCGATTGGTTCCACGAACTTTCGTTGTTGGAAAAAGAACTGAAAAGGTAATTTTGAATGCGTCCGAGCGGCAAAATACAACGTTCTTTCTTTTATCGAATACAACGTCTACACTTAATGCGTTTATTGACTTTATTCCTACTATATTTCCTGAGGAAACATTTTCATTTGCATTAGAGCCTCAGGTAGCGTACGGTAATGTTCACAGTGGAATATCAGATGACATAGTAGCTCGTCTACGAGAAGAATATAAGTTTGATACAAATGAAAATGGTGAAACACCAGCAGCAGAAACACAAGAAACTCATAATTTTATTCCCGGACAATCTAGTTTACATAATTTAGATTATATATTTAAATTAGGTGTAGGAGAACAATTTTCCGATACTACAGATAGAATGTATATTAAATTAGCTAATCATAAACCAAATACATTCAGTCTAAATCTTATGTCCTTTAACATAACTCCATTTTTTATACCATCATATAATATGTAAAACAACTCTTTTAATATACTTGTAGAGAGGAGAATTGATTATGGACATATTTTTAAAATTCTTATCTGGTTATGGGTCAGTTGTTGTAGTAATAGTTCTTTTATTAATTATTTTTGCTATTAAATTTAATGGTAAAGTTAGAGCTATGGCATATAAATATATACCAGAAGCTGAAGATGGATCTATAAAAGATACCCTTAAGAAAGGTGCTTACGAAACTTTAGACAAGATTCAAAGATCTGATTTAGATGAAAGAATGGTTCAAGTAATGGCTGTTGTTATACAACAAATACCATTACTAAGAATACTACCTACTTCTGCTGTAGAAGGATATGTGAATAAACTTGTTCAAACAGCTTTTAATAATATTAAAGCTGCTCTTAAGGTAGAACCTAAGACTAAAGATTCTGACACAATTAAATTTGTTGACAAATCAGCTAAAGCTGTTTCTGAAGAAACTATCAAGTTGAGTCAAGATATGTTTAGTAAATTAGAACAACAAGTAAATAATTTAACTAAACAAACTAAACCTGAAGATACAGCTAAAGATGTGAAAGCACTTTTAGATCTGATTAACTCTATTAACAAGAAATAATATGACCCCCATTGGGGGTCTTTATTTTTACCGACTATTCTTGTCTTATAGAACTATACTAAAACTTTTGGGTTATACTTATTAATATTAATATAGAAAGGAGTAATTATATTAATGTCTAAAATAAATGATAATTTTAAAAAACAAGTTGATTCATTTAGTAAACAAGTGAACAATTTTAAACGACAAACTCCAAAAAAACAAGTTTTTAGAGATACTCGTTTAGACGACGTTAAATCAGAGTCTAATAAATTATCTAGTAATTATGGTAAATATATATCTGGATTTAATTATAAAGTACCTAAAGATACCGATGTATCAGATGTCGGTATAGATAGTAATGCATTAAATAGAGATGTACTTTATAGTAGTGATAATTCTGGTGTAGCCCCTAAGAAAATGAGACGTATTAAATCCTCTAATGATAATCCTTTAGAGAAACAAAATAAAATGATGTCTCATATGTTTAGAAATCAGTCTAATTTCTTAACTAAACTACACTCAGAAAAAATGACTCTATCGACTAAATTTAATAATACGTTGATATCTCATGTTAAAAATATATCAGATCAAGTAGCTCAAATAAATAAAGTAAAAAATAGTGTACAATTAGATTTTTATACTAATTCATTAACTGTTCAGAATAGTATATTAGAAGAATTGAAATCTATTAATAGTACTTTAAAGACTGGATTTAATTTAAATGATAAAGGAGAACGTAATGTTAACAGACAAGCTGATTCTTTAATCAAACAATTATTTTCTGGTGGTGGATCTTTACGTAATAAAAGTAAACAGATATTAAAACAATTAGCTAAAGACGGTGCTGATCAAATGTCTGGTGGTCAATTAGGAATACTCTCTATGGGGTTAACTATGGCACCTACTTTAATGATGGGTATGGGTGGTATAAAGGGACTATTAACATATGGTGGAAAAGGTGCCATCAGTATGGGAATTGATCAACTAGGTAAAAGAAGTAGAACTTTTAAAAATGCATCTAGAATGTTAAATAAACCAGGGGACTTTTTAGAAGATATCATTACATCATGGGGTGTATCTGGTAAAGGTATAAAAAAATGGATAGGAAAAAAAGCTGGTAGACAAGATGGTAAAGCTAAGATATACGATATTTCCTCAGTATTAAATAAAGACCATAAGGGTCGTGCTCAATTTGATATGGAAGCACATACTGCATTAACACGTGTTATTACACGTTATTTATCTAGAATAGAATCTACTTTATCTGGTAAGCCAGTAATGTATTATAATTATCACACAAATAGATTTGAAACTCCTGAAGAAGCTAATAGAATGTTAGCTAAAGGCGAAACTTCTCAAATGAAAAAAGAAGTTGAAGACCTTGAAAAAAGAATCATTTCATCTTATAAAATTAAAAAGAATGTCTTTGGTGAAATGGTTGATGTAGAAGAAGATGGTTTATGGAAAGAATTGTCTAAAATTACTAATGACGTTAAAGATGCTAATTTAGATTTTATACAAAAAGCTATAAAGTCTAAAGGTCAACAATTAGGAGAATACTTAATAAGATTAGTAGCATTTTTAGCTAGACATACTAATGAGCCTGGTAGAATACTAGATACTAATATAGATGTTAAAATTTTAATGCGAGCTATACACGGTAGTGATGCAGTAAAAAATGCAGATAAACAATCATTAAACAAAATGGCAGAATCTGCTTTTTCTTTTAAAATATTTCTTGAAGCTTTAAGAGATTTACCTCAAAAAGAAGCTAAGAAAGTATGGGATAAATTAATTGGCTATGCTAATAATTTAAGAGACAATGTATCATCGGCTATGGATGATGCTTTTGATGAAGCTGAAGGATCAGTTGCCGCATGGGAGAAATTAACATATAAAGAAGTATACGATAGTACAAAGAAAACTATGCGTGCAGCTACTAGACATGAATTAGATAAAGCTTATTCTGATCAAAGAAAGAATTTTTCTTTTTTATCTTCTAATATAGGTACAGATATAATTGATTTGACTGGAATAACAGAAAAAGATCAAATTAAACAAAAGTTAGTTGAAGAATATAATAAAATGGTAGGACCAATCTTTATGAATGGTAATACTAAAATAGGAGCTACCTTAAAAGCAAAAGTTGCACAATTAAAAAAGCAAAACCACATGTTCGCTCCTTATTTAGAGAAACTATCTAATGCATTTGATAAATCAGGATTATCAGCTTTAGAAGGAAATGATTACGCTACAATGTCTGGATTAAATACTTATTCAGATGTCTTAGATGCATCTAAACCTCCTGAAATGGTAACTTGGACTATTAAAGATACTGTTAAATCAGCTACTAATATAGCTAAATGGCAAATGGAAAATAATGCTAAAGTAAGAGGATTAGCTACAGTAGGAGCTGCAGGAGCTTATGCTTCTTTAGTATCAACTATGGCTAAAAATTCTGGTATGACTGGACCAATAGGATCTTTAATGTTAGGTATAGGTGCTGCTTCAACAGCTATATTTTCTGGAAAACTATCATCAGCAGTTGATATTATGACTACATCTTTAGGTGACGAAAAAATGATAGGTAAAGATGGTAAAGAAACAAATGTTACTAAACGTCAAGCTTTAATGGAAGCGACATATAAAGAGATGCTACCAAAGACTTGGGGAATGGCTCAAGGTATGAAGATTGGCGGTTGGGTTAAAAATAATGTGAGATTGGGACCTATCTTAGGACCAGTTGTAGGATTCGCTACTGGTAAATTATTAGGTGGTGCTGCTACATGGGTAGTTAAATTAGGTGGTCTATTTGGTAAAATGGGTAAAGGTCTAATGAACTCTTTAGGACAAAAATTCACAGGTGACGAAAATATGTCTTGGGGAGATAACATTAGAGATTTAATGAGAACTGCTATGGGATTAGGACCTGCTGGTGAAGAAAGCTTTACTATGAAAGAAGTATTAAAACAAGGTGGTGCAGATAAAGGTGCTCATAATATTTCTAAGATACTAGTAGGGAAAAGAAATAAAATAGATATAGAAGCAAGATATAAATCTATTAAAGCAGCTGTAGCAGAAAAGAATAATCCTACACCAATAAATACTAATAAAACTGTTGAATCTACAAACAATGAGGAGAAACCATCGATAAATAAAATATCTACTGTAAAAGAATCTGTAGATACAACTTTATCTTCTACTTTAGCTATTAGATTAGTAGGAGGAAATCTAGATGCTGTTTCTGTAATTGGAGCAGTTGATGCCGAGACATATAAAAATAGACTGCAATCTTTATCTAGATCAGCATCTCAAGATGTAAAGAAATCAACAACTACTAATCAACAAGCACAAGATAATATTAAGAAAGCAATTGTTACTAATTTACAAGATAGTATACAATTTGCTACTAATGACAAAGAATTTAAAGATGAATATGAAGATCAAGATAAACAAGAAGAAATCGAAGAAAAGAATAGAGAAAGTTTACAACGTATAGCAGATAATACATCTGGTAAAGCAGAAAAGAAGAAGAAAAAGAAAGGAAAGTTTAGTTTAATAGCATCTGCATTAGCAGGATACTTTTTCTTTCCTCAATTGATGGATGCTGCTCAGAAAACAGTTCCTGTAATTCTTGATACTTTAAATCCATTAAATTGGCCTAAAGCTATAAATGATGGATTCAATTATATACCTGATCATTTTTATCAAAAAAAACAACCCGGTGACTGGTTCGATGATGGAAGAATATCTTTTATGGGGGATTTATGGAAATTTTTAAGACATTATAGTACAAATGTAAAACAATTAAAAACCATAGGTAAATTTTTATGGGGAGCTGCTAAACTCATACCTGGAGTTAAACCAGCTGCATGGATAGGGAAACATACTATAGGACGTGCTGGTAAAGCACTCTTTAAAGGTGGTAAAAAATTAGGTGGAAAAGTATTAAATAAAGTAATTTCTAAAGTAGATGATGTAGCTTTAAAAATAGCTATTGAAGGATCTGAAGATGTTATAAAAGGTGGATTTAAATCTTTTGGTAAATTATTAAATCCTAAAAATGGAGGTAAATTAGGAAAGATTTTAGGATATGTATTTAAAGGATTAGAATTCTTAGGGAAATTATTATATAAAATTCCAGGAGTTAAAAGATTTGCTAAATATCTAGCTGAAGGAATTGTACCTTATGCTAAAAAATTATTTACTAAATTAATTGATAAATTTGCAACAAAAATAGTAGGTGAAGGTGGAACCAAAGTAGCTACTAAATCCTTCTTAGGATCTATAAAAGGTGTATTAACATCTGGTATAGTAACAGCTGTTATTAATTTAGCTTTTATTGCATGGGATGCTTGGCAAGGTGCTAAACGTGCTAAAGATTTCTTCGAAATACCAGAAGGAGATAAAGCTACAGCATGGCAAACATATGCATGTGCTGTTACATTTGGTACGATGTCTTTAATAGAATGTATTCCGGGATGTTTTGTAGTTACAGCAATACTGTCTTCTATGGACTCAGTTATGAAATGGTTATGTTTTAGATTTTATGAATGGATGATGGGTATTATGAAACCATTAGGTGTTGGAGATAGTGTCGAAAATTTACAACACTTTGAAGATGTTAAAAATAAAGTAGATAAACAGATAGATTCTGAAACAGAACCTGGACATTCCGAAGAAGAACTTGAGAAAAAAGCTGAAACTATAAATGAAGTGCAAAAAAGAATGATAGAAGAAGGTAGAACACAAGAAGAAATATCAGAAGAGATATCTCGTATTTATAATGAAGGAGGATCTGGAGGTCCTAGATATCACACATCATTAGATTCTAATCGATTTGTAGGAGACAATGCTCCACAATTCTTTGCACAACGAGAATTAGAACGTCGACAGTTAGGTTCAATGAATACGAATGATGACGGATGTGCTTTAGCTGTTATGAAAATGATAGCAGCTCATAAAGGAATAAATATAGACGATTTAACATTAACTAGACATATGCAAAGACATATACTTTCTAATAGATCTGTATCTACAGCATTTTTTGAAGACTTCGGTGGTAAAATAACTGCTAATAGAGATGACATTAAATCAGCTTTGTATTCAGGTAGAGCTATCATGGCTTTATTAATACAGAATAGAGGATATAAACATTTCGTAGCAGTTATATCTAAAGATAAAAATAATGTATATGTAGGTGATCCTTTGAAACAACAATGGGAAATAATGTCTAATACTGATGCTAAATTATTAAATTATTCTGTAGCTGCTGCAATATTCCAAGGTGCTATTGTAACAAATATTGGCTTACCAGATAAAGCTAAAAAACAAGGTGGAACTGGAACAGGTGGTTTTGGTTCTAAAGGAAAAGATATACAGAGTAATATTTGGAGTCATTCTCCTGTAGGGCAAAAAATACAACGTATGAGAGAAAATATAACAAATATATTTAATAATCATTCAGATGAATCTGAAGAGTCTCAACCAATAAATGCAGGTACTGGATTAGCAGGTGGACTAACATTTAGTGCTAAAAGTATAACAGATAATGGTGGATGGAAATGGGATCAATTACCTGCTGTATCAGGTTCAGGTTATAAAAATATGGCACCTCTTATTAATGCGTTATCGAGTAAATTTAATATACCAGCAGATGCTATTACAGCTATGATGTATTTAGAATCAGGACTTAATCCTAATGCTAAGACAGGTTCTTATACAGGACTAGGACAATTAAATGCTGCTTCTTGGAGAGCAACTTTAACAGAAAGCTTAGGAGGAATAAAATATAATGGTGCTGCATATGGTGTACCAGATACTTCTCAAGGAGGAAATTTAACAGATCCGAGACAAAATGGTACACTATTCTTAGCTAGAATGGCACATGATGCTAAAGTATTAGAAAAGAATGGTGTAAATAATGTGTCAACAGGTATGATTCATATGACACATATGTTACCGACATCTATGAATTATATAGGTAAAAGTAATCCTAACTTAATGGAAATGAGTGGTATGAGACGATCTTATATAGATAGTAATGCACCTTTAACTACATCTACAGGTAAGAAAGGTGGAGCTGCTTTATCATTAAATGATAGTATATCTAAATTTAATGAATTCCATTCTAAAAAATTAGCTGAAGCTAAAGGTGGTTCTGGAGGTCCTAGATCTATAGGAGGACAATCTCCATATGAGGAAGTACAATATTATGGACGTGGTATTGGTATATCTGCTGATTCAATTAAAACTTGTTTCGTAAAACAGAAAGATGTTGGAAGTGTACTTGGATTAACAGGTAAGGATAATACTACTTGTGGAATTGCTTGTGCATTAATGTTGCAGAAGCTTGTATATTTTAATGATCATAAAAGATTTGATGCTAAAGCTGTAAAAAGATATGCTGATAGTAAACAACTCTTCGACAAAGATTTAGGAGTCTCACAAAGATTCTTCTTAGGATTTGGAATGTCTAAATATGAAATAGATCAAATACGTGCAAAAGAAGGTAAAGTTAAAGTTGCTACTTTTGCTAATCAAGATAAAAAAGGAAATCCTAAAGGTTGGGGTATACGTAATTGGGAAATTGCTATATTAAATGCAGGAGGACACTGGATATTATTAATTAGACAAGGAGGAGTTCCATGGGTAATGGATCCTATGCAGAACGGTCCTATAAATTTATTTGAAAGAAGAGATATTGCTCAAAGAGATGTAGATTATGCAGTTCATGTGACAGATGCTGGTAGAGTTATTAATATACTGAATAATGGAGAAGTAAGTCACGTTGGTGGATTAGGTTCTGGAGCCGAAGGAAAAATGAAAAAAGGTGGTGTTATCTCTAGTGAACCTAATAATTTTTCAGCCACTACTGAAACGTCAACTAATTCATCAAATACCACTACAGATTCTACTGTCAGTGAAACTCCTATAAAAGGTACATCAGCTTCTTTAGGAGGTTGGTTCTTTAAAGGTGAAGATGGACAATTAAAACAATTTTTCTTTGGTACTAAAAAGAAGAATATAAAATCTGCTGGAGGAAATGGTTCTGCTTATAATAATGGGACAGTAGCCGGATCTACTGGTGCAGCGTTCCCGATGATGCAAGATACTATATCATTACCAATAGTTCCTGCTTTACAATTAAAAGACGGAGATCAACCATTCGAAGCTGCTAAATATTGTGTTAGCAGAGCTTCTAGTAAATCATTATCTAAATGTAGAGAATATACTGTTAATGCTCTTATTAAAGCTGGTTATTCATCTGCATTACAAACTACATGGAGACAAGGTAGTCAAGATAGAGCAGCTGGTAGAGGAATACCGGGACCTAATTCTAATATAGACCAACAAATTGGATTACCGCCTGATTACGGATTTACTATGATATCTGTACAATCACCTCCACAACCAGGTGACGTTTGTATAATATGGCCATTTGGAACACATGAAAGTGGTCACGTACAAATGTATTGTGGTCCTCAAGCAGGAGCAAAAAATTCTGGTTGGGTTTCAGACTTTGATCAAAGAAGAAGTACACCTTATAATGAAAGTAATTTAAATAATGGATATGGTAGACGTGTTACATTATATAGAGACAGTAGATTTTGTGCTAAACCTACAGGAATGTCTGGTGGAGGTTCTGTAAATAATAATACTGCAGCCTTAATGTCTAATAATAACAAATCTAATAAGACACCAGCTAAAGGATTTGGAGGAGATAAAGATACTATCATTAAAAATGTTACTAATAATGTATCTAACTATTATTCTACAGGAAGTTCTCAATATAATACATCACAAGTATACAATAATACAGTACAAAATGCAAAAAATACACCAGATCCAAAATATAAAAGTACAATCGCTACTCCTGTTGATTCTAAAGAATCTAAATATAAGAAATTCCAGATGAGTTCTGATAGAAGTAGAAATTTATCGTTAGCTGCTAGAGATAATATAGCTAAAGCTAAATATTATAGAGAAATCCGTAATATGTCTGAAGGACAAAATAATAAAAGATGGGGTATCTTAAATATTAAATATAAAGATACTGACGATGTATTAACCAAATCATTGTCTACTGCAGCAGGTGCTATAGCAGATGTAAAAACAAAATCTCCTGTAGTTAATGCTTTATTAGAATTATCAACAGCTTTAATAGATAGTACAGTACAAAATAAATTAGGTACACAAAATATGTTAGAAACGAATAAAAAACATACAGATGTGTTAAATGAACAAACAAAGAGTACTAAAGATGCCGGTATAGCTTTAGATAAAAAAGAAGTACCTTTAATCACTATTATGAAAACAGTAAATAGTCAAAATGTAAATACAGCATTTTTAGATTTATTTAAACCATCAGTAGAAGAAAGTAAATCTTTATTTACTAATGGATAGAAAGGAGGAAATCAATGGCTAAACAAAGTACAGGAGGAATAACATTTGTCAGTCAAAATAAACCTATAACTCATAGTGCAAATTTAGGAAAACACGATCTTGGATATGCTAATACTTCTATAGTAACTAAAAAAGAAAATGGAAAGGTTACTTATGAACAAAAAGAGAATAGTGTTTCTAAACAATTAAAGAATGCTAAAAGAGAAGGTGACATACAGAAATATGGAGAAGCTAATGTAGAATTAGTAGAAAAGGCGACAGGAACGTCGCCTACTTCTCCTGATGTGGAATTTGGTGCTGAAGATCAATATGATAAGGATTTCTTATCTAAAGAATTTAAACGTTTAAAAAATAGTAAAATAAGATTTAAACAAACATCAATTACAGATTCTTCATTAGAGAACTCTATAACAGCTGTAAGATTTAATAAGAATTTTACTAATACAAGAAAAAGATTAGAAAAATATGCTATTAAATCTGCAGTCTATGGTATAGGAGGATTACCAGCTACATATTTAGATACTACAGATCCACCATTAGATGGCATAGATGATGGATTAGGTTATCAGTATATAAACACTGTAATGAGATATGGAACATTTATAGCATTTCAACCTGGATTTATAACATGGGGTCTAAAGCTAGATGGAAAAAGCTGGGAAACCATTTTAAATCCAGAAAATGTTACTTATTTACAAAAGAAAGTAATAGCAGGTGGAATAGATTTTAACCAACCTAAATTAAAAGAATATTATTTAGAAGTAGCTAGACATGATAGAGTAGCAATATTATTAATGGGTATCGAAGAATTAGGAATATCAGCTGCAATGTTTGGTACAGATGATAAAGCATCAGCATATGGTGGTGGATTAAAAATAACTAAACCTGAAATAAGATCTTTATCTTTTAATACATTTCAGCATACTGATATAGCTAACTTAGGAGTGGGATTAGTAGACTCAGTTATTCAAGGTGTACCTGCGATCGCATTCAGTTCAGGTTCTAATGATGAAGAAAAACAATCTTCGGGATTTGTAGTATTCTATGTAGATGGTGCTATAGAAGCATCTGATACAATTAGTAATAGTGCGGAACCATCAGAATTTAAACAAGGGTTAGATAACCTATTAGGAGATACGTCTTCTTTAGTAAAAGAGGTTATGGGCAAAACTTTAGGTGCCTTTGACGGAGGTAATAGTCTTATGACCTTTTTAGGAGGTAATGCTATTATACCAGATGTATGGAAAGATACTACTTATCAGAAATCTTATTCTTTTAATATTAAACTTATAGCAGCTAGTGGAGATCCAGTAACAGTATTTATGTCTATTATACATCAATTGAACAAATTAATGTGTTTAGCAGTACCATTAGGTACAGGAGGTTTCTATTCTTCTGCTCCTATATTAAGAGTATTCTCTCAAGGTGTAATAAATACAGAATATGGATTAATAGAGAGTATGACTATATCTAGAAAAATGGAGACATTGAATGATTATGGAATGCCTACAGAAGTAGATGTAGCAATAACATTAAGAGATCTAAATAGTTACATATATAGAGAAATGCCAGGTTGGTTTGAATCTGGAATGACATTATCGTCATCAATGACTACTTTCTTAGCTACTTTATGTGGAATGAACGTTACAACATTAACACGTACACAAAAAATGAATGTTAATGAAAGAATGTATAAAGAATATATGGCTAATGAAGGTACATTTAAAAATATATTAGATAGAAAATTCCAAGTATGGGCAGATATAGGTGAAAATGGTATGTACGCTATACAAGAGAAATCACAATCTATAAGATTAGGATTGACTAGAACATGGGATCTTTTATCTAGTGCACCAAGAGATATTAAAGAAAGAGCACGTTCTATACCGGAAGGTGTGGTTAATGCTGCTAAGGGTACTGTTAATGCCGTTAAGAAAGGTTTAGGTAAACGTTAAATAATTCAAACTTCCTTAGTATTATATTATGCAGGAGGAAGGTATGAAAAGTTTAACAAAAAATGATATCGATCGCCGATTTAAAGATTCTAATTGGCAACCAGATACCATAATCGAAAAACTTAGAAAGCCTTATGAATATCTGGATTATAAATTCGATCAAAAATGTACAATCGTAATACCTGGCCACCCACTTATAGATAGTAGACCTAGGTTCTTAGAGAAAAAAGATGGTACTATAGGAACTTATAATCCACATAAGGCTCAACTAATGAAAGTCTTTAAAGAAATTTATAATGAATCTACTGAATTACAAGGCATTTGTATTTTAGGACCTATGTTTGTTCAATTAAGTATATATTCTGTAATACCTAAAAATTATTTAAAGGTATTAAATGAAAATGAAATGAGATTATTAGAACAAGAAAGAATGGCTGCTGTGTCTAAACCTGACGTAGATAATGGCATGAAAATACATTATGATGTAGCACAAGATTTTGAATATCAAATATTATTACGTGATGAACATGTTGTAGACAGTAGAACTAATAAAACATTTGTAAAAGATCCTAGAGATGAAAGAGTAGTCATAGAAATATATTATACAGATAATTTACCTAGATGGTATAAAATGTTATTATATAATTCTAATGATTATTTAAGGCATACTTTAAGTATGAAATATAAATTCATTAATCAAATATCTGATAAAGAGTGGAATAAAATTTTCTTTAAGACTATTATAGAATTTATTAAAAGGACAGGTAAGAATCCTAATAAAGCTGTAAAATCAGTATTAAATTATTATAGAAAGAAAGATTTAGATTTATTAGTAGAAGAAAATAATTCTGATTTAGCCAAGGATAAAATTCTTACGATAGTTGAAGCATGTTACATTAAAATAAAAACAGAACAAAAAATTCAAAGGAGTAAAGCGAAATGATATTAAATATTGTAGATCTAGAATTAATTATTATACTTAAGAATACTTATCAATATCCTAGAACGAGAGAACAATTCTTTGAATGTTTAAGAGAAATAGATAAAGATGATTTTAGTAGAGAAAAGATCTTATCTAAATCTCATATAATTTATAGAACTGTCGAAGATTTTTATAAGGATATAACGGAAGAAAAACTTTCTACCATATTAAATTCAATTATATAGGAGGTAAGTAATAATGTTGTTAACAGAGTTAGCAGAATCATTAAAAAGAGAATCTTCGCATACAATTATAGGAGCATATTTAGCAGGTGTATCAGAAAATGTAGCAGTTATAGATTCTAAAACACCATTAAAGGTATTAGGAGAATCTTTTTGTTTATTTGATGAAAAGAATCCGATAGACTTAACTAAGACATCTTTAGTTACTTTGGATAATTATGGATCAGCTCCAGATGCAGGAGGAGTTACATCTTCATTAATATCACAAGTTAATAAAAAAATAGATCATAGAACAGGTCTATTAAATAATAGAAGAATCCCGTACGAGGAAGCTGCAGATAATTTAACTAGATATGTAAAGAAATTACAAAATGCTGCTATATTAGTAGCTAAAGGAGAAGGAGCTCTAGACGATGATCTTAAAGAAGATTTTAGAACTCTTTTAAAAGAAGCTAAAAACGAATTCATCAAAAGAGAACAAGAAGAGGAAGAACAACAAGATGTTGTTGAAGATCCAATGGCTATGGAAGGTATGGAAGAACAACCTATGGATGATGGTCAAGTAGAAGATGAATTCAGTGATTTCGACGATCCAGAAGAAGAACCAGCTGAAGAGTTTGGTCCTGAAAATGAAGAAGGATCAGAAGAACAACCAGCTGAAGGTGAAGAAATAGAACCAGCAAACGAAGATTTCGATATTCCATCAGGTAAAATGGAAAGTGCTGGATTAAATACTAAAGGATTAGTAGCACAAGGAGAAGCTTTAGGTATTAATAATATTTTAGAGATGTCTAATGAAGAAATAAGAGAAGCATTAGGAAAAAGAAATGCTAAATTACCTACAGCTGAAAAAGCTAAATATTTCTATAAAGGAAATATAATAAATACATCTCCTATAGATTTATCTAGAATGGTAAATCAAGTATTAGATGTAGAAGCAGCCAGTGTTAAAATGTTAGGTGAAAGTTTTAATCTAAATAACATCGTAGACGAAGATGTTATGGCACTTAAACATAAATCAACAGTAAATGAATTAGCTATGATAATAGCAGCAAGAAATAAATTTGGATACAGATAATATTATGCCCCCACATGGGGGCTTATATTTTAACGTATTTTTTAGTTATCTTAAGTTTTTTTTTTTTGTATATTATATATATGATAGAAATAATAAATAACTAATGGTGATCAAAATGATCTTAAATATCTAATGCCATTAGAATAAGGAGAAAAAAATGTTGACATTAAGAAAAGTAATGGATGGGAATTTCAAAGGACTAACAGAAGATGAAAAAATGTTAGGAGAAGAAATAGTAAATACTTTTGACGTTAAATTTGACATCTTAGATGCAAAAATTTCAAGTGCAAAAGTAGTAAATTTCTTACTAGAAAAATCAGCACCAACTGCTTTATTAGTAATGGTGACAGAAAATCTAGAAAGAACCATCAAACTAATGGAGGATTTTCAAAATGGTTGTAAAAACTACAAAGATTTTTACAGCAGAGTTTTGCAAAGTGGTCCTGCGACAGATGAAATGGATTATATCTTAAAAAATTCTTTGGAGGTTGGTAACAAAGTTACCAACTTCTTATTGAAGGCTAATTAATAAAACCTCTTCGGAGGTTTTTTTTTTCGTGTTATAGAACTATACTAAAACTTTTGGGTTATACTTATTAATATTAATATAGAAAGGAGTAATTATATTAATGTCTAAAATAAATGATAATTTTAAAAAGATGAACGAAGGTTTCATTAAAAAAGTTTCTAACTTTCAAAAACAGAAACCACGTAAAGCCAGAGAACACATTTTACATTTAAAGAATGTAGAAAATGATGTATCTTCTAATATGAAAAGATATAGTACATTTACTGGTAAAAATGCTTTTAAAGTTAACCTAAAAGAATTCAATACATCTGGTGTAGCTGATACAGGGTTTAGCCAAGATGCTTTAGATAATAAAGAAATACTATATAATAGCGATGCTAATACAACAGCTCCTAAAAAAATGAGACGTATAGTATCTTCTCAGTCTACTAAAACTGGTTCAAATGGTATGTTACAAGGACAATCGAAGATATTTGGATCGATGTTTGGTCAACAAGCAAAGTTAATGTCTAAAATGCATTCTGAATCTATAGCATTAAATAGTAAATTTCAAAATACATTAACAGAGCATGTTAAAAATATATCAGATCAAGTAGCACAAATAAATAAAGTTAAAAATACAATACAATTAGATTTTTATAAAAATAGTATGACTACACAAAATAGTATACTAGAAGAATTAAAGTCTATTAACAGTACATTAAAGACTGGATTTAATTTAAATCCTCGTGGAGAAAGAGAAAGTCAAAGACAAGCAGATTCGTTAATTAAACAAGTATTTGCAGGAGGATCTCTTAGAGGTAATACTAAGAAATTAGTATCTAACTTAGCTAAAGAAGCCTTTATGTCTGGTACTGGAGGAGCTGGTATGGCACTTGGTCTTATCATTCCTTTATTACAATCACAAGGTGGATTTAAAAGCATTCTTTCTGTAGGGGCAAAAGAAGGAATGAAATATGGTGCTAATAAAATGTTCGGTGGTTCTTATGCCGGTAGATCAGCACTAGGTTTATTAGGTAATCCTGGTCAATTCTTAGAGACTATGATGAATAGTTGGGCTCTTGGTGGAGGAGTAAAAGGTTGGTTAGGTCAAAGACTTGGTAGTAATAAGAAATTAGATACTGATATAGATTTATCTAAATATATACTTAAAGATAGAGATACTAGAACATCTTTTGATAATGCTGCACATACTGCTTTAACACGTGTTATAACTCGTAGCTTAGCTAATATAGAATCATCTTTAACAGGTAAAGCTGCAATGTATTATAACTATGCATCTAATCGTTTTCAAACATTAGAAGACGCTAAACAATCTATGAAAACTTCTTATTCATCTTTATTGAATGAGCAAATGAAATATGCTCAACAAGAATTAACAGGTGGGAAAGTAACTAAAAAGAAAGATATATTTGGTAATGAATATGATGAAGTAGGTATAGGTGTATTTGCAGATATAATGAATTTAGATGATGTTAATGATGCGAATCTAAATTTCTTAAAAAAAATGATTAAATACAGAGGACCTCAATTAGCAGATGGTCTAATGAAAATGATTTTATATTTCTCAGAAAGAGCATCTGATCCTGGTCGTGTTTTAGACGTTGATTCTTTAGATTTAAGATTTATTGTAAAAGTATTATATTCTAAAGAAATATTAGAACATGCTACTAAAGCACAAATGGATAAATATTTAGAATCAGCTGATCATATGAGAAGATTCTTAACAACATTCCGTAGCTTACCTGGTAAAAAAGCTCGTGAATTATGGGAGAAGTTATTAAGAATATTTAATGAAACACGTGATGGTGTAGTTAGAGCGGCAGAAGAAGCCTTTGAAGACGCTGAAGGTGGAGTAGCACAATGGGCAGCGTATACATATGGAGAAGTATGGAATAACGGTAAAATGCGTGGTAAGACACGTAGAGAGTTAGATAAAGAATTTGATAAAAATAATAAGACAGCTGCTATAAAAGAATTAGAAAATTTAGCTATAGATTTAACAGGAGTAATGAACTCTGATGATTTAGATAAACGTATAACAAGTGAATACAATAAAATGTGTGCTCCATTATTTATGGGGTCTGTTGATAAAATACGTTCTAATTTAAAAGCTAAATTATCTCAATTAAAAAAAGTTAATCATGCATTTGCACCATATTTAGAAAAAACAGTTAATGCTTTCGATAAAGGTGGGAAAGAAGCTTTCGAAAGAGTAGATTATGCAACATTAGCTGGGATATCTTCTTATTCTGATTTAATGGAAGATAGAGGACCTAAATTTAATGGTAAAACTAGAAAAGATGCTGTTAAATCTGCTGCTGAGATTGCTAAGTGGCATTTAGCTAATAATAATAAAGTAAGAGGAATAGTAGGTACTGGAGCAGCCGCAGGATACGGAATGTTAGTTAAAGAAATGTTCCAATCTTCTGGAATGACTGGTCCATTTGCTTCGTCTATTATTGGTATTGGAGCTGCTACAACTGCTGTATTGTCTGGTAAGATGTCTAAAATAATGGATGTTATGACGACTGAACTAGGCGACGAAAAAATGAAAGATAAAGACGGTAACGAAACAAGTGTAACCAAAAGACAAGCTATGCAAGAAGCAATGTATAGAGAATTCTTACCTAAAGCATGGGGAATGTCACAAGGTGCTAAAATAGGAGGATGGGTTCGTAATAACGTACGTTTAGGACCTATCTTAGGACCTGTTGTAGGTATGACTACAGGATGGATACTTGGTGGAGCTGCATCTTGGATATTAAAATTAGGTGGATTATTTGCTAAATTTGGAAAAGGTTTATTAAATAAATTAGGTAAAAAAATAACAGGTAATGCAGATACAAATTGGGGAGATAATATAAGAGATATATTCCGTGAAAAAGCTGGATTTGCTGAAGCTGGTTCTCCTAAATTTACAATGCAAGATGTTTACAATCAAGCAGGTTCTGGATCTAAAACTGATTATGCTGTTGCAACATTAACTGGTCAATCTTTAGCTAATATAAATGCTCGTAAACAAGCTGGTCCACAAGCTGCTGCATCTTACGAGGAAATGTATTATGCTAAGAAAAGAGCATTACAAGCACGTATCGATCATGAAAAGAATTTATCTACTACTGGATATACTTCTAAAATTAATTTTGATGATACAGGAATAATGTCTGAAGTAGGACAAGGAATAAATCTTTCTAAAGATATATTAGAACCTATAAGAACAAATACATTGAATGTTAGATTAGTAGGTGGTCATTTAGATACTATTGGTGTAGTAGGTATGGTAGATGCAGAAGCATATAAAAATAAAGTACAAGCAGTTACTAGCAAGTCTACTGTAAATGCTAAAAAACAATCACCAGATGCTGATACTAAAGGTATACAGAAACTGGCATCTACATCTGTGTTAGCATTAAAACAAGCTACACAATTTAATACAACAGATCCTGAAGCTAAAGATGAAATAAAAGATCAGGATAGACAAGAAGAGATCGAAGAACAAAATAAAGAAAACTTAGAAAAGATTGCTACAGGTGCTGGTAAAAAAACAAATGAAAAAGAAGACACTAAAAAGAAAGCCAAAAAGAAAGGATTTGTTGAAGCATTAACTGGATTATTCCAAGGAGATATTTCTGGTGAAAATATACAAGGAGTATTAGGACCTGTATTAAAAGGTGCTGCTTTTACGTATATGTTTTTTCCTCAAATAAAAGATGCTTTAACTAATTTCTTACCTAATATATTAAATTATACTATGAATGGTGTAGTTAATACTGGAAAGAATATTGTTAATACTGCAAAAAAAGGTGTTTCTACATGGTGGAATTCTTATAAAGAAAAAGGTGGAAAGATATCTGCTGGTATAGATTTAATTAGATTCGCTAAAGATACTAAATCACAAAAACTTATTTGGAAAATAGCTAAAGGGGCGGGTAAAACTGCTTTAGCAATTGCAAAACATATTCCAATTGTCGGTGGTATAACTAAATTAGGATTAGGAGCTGCTGGGTTAGGTGTTAAAGGAGTAAAGGCAGCTGGAAATGTCGCTAAAGTTGGAGGTCAATTCTTAAAAAATAAATGGGCCAATAGAGCAGCTCAATGGGCAGGAAAATATTCCGATGATGCTGCAGAACTATTTATGAAACATAGTGACAAATTAATGAGATACGGAAGAGAAGGTGTTTTAAAAGGAGGAGAAAATCTAGCTAAAAATCTAGGTAAGAAAGCTACAGGAGAGACTTTAGAGAAAACTGTTTCTATGGCAGCTAAGAATGGTACTAAAATAGGTAAGATCGGTAACTGGGTGTTAAAAGCTATAGATATGTTAGATAAAGTATTATTTAAAATACCAGGATTTGAAAAAATAGCTAAAAAAATAACTGGTACATTTATACCAGGTATGAAAAAGTTAGCTGGAGAATTAATGGAGAAAATTAGTGGTAAGTTAGTTAAAGAAGGTGGAGAAAAGGCTGCTAAAAAAGGATTCTTAGGAGCATTAAAAGGTGGACTTACTTTATCTGGTATTGGAATAGCAATAAATATAGGATTTATAGCATGGGATGCATGGCAAGGTGCTAAGAAAGCTAAAGACTTTTTCGATACTGATAATCCTACTGCTATACAGAAGTATGCTTGTGCAATTACATATGCTACATTTTCATTAATAGAATCTATACCTGGGTGTATGATTGTTACTGCTATCGTATCAGCTATAGATGGAATCATGCAATGGTTCTGTAGAAGAACATATGAAATTCTTAATACTTGTTTAAAAGCTATTGGTATGGGCGATAGTGTTGAAGAAGAAGAAAGATACAGATTATTATTAGAAGGAGATAAACCAGAAGATGATGGAGGAATGGGTTCTGGAGAAAAAGGAAAAGGTCAATATGAATTAACGGAAGAAAGAATGAAGAACGAACAAGATCCAAATGGACAACAGACTTCTACTGGATATACTTATGATGATGGTCAGAAACAAAGAGAAGAACAAGTGAAAGAAATGTTCAAATATTATGGAGAATTAGGTGGTAGTGGAGGATCAGGATCTACAACGTCTTTAAGTGGTAGAACTTCTACTGGGAATGCTCCTATGTTTTATTCTCAATATAATTTACCTGCTGGTCGTTTAGGAAATCTAGATTTACAAGAAGATGGTTGTGCATTAGCTGTTATGAAAATGATAGCTGCTCATAAAGGAATACATGTAACTGATGATGAACTTATATCTAAAGCGAATGATTTTAAATTATCTAATGGGTCAGTATCTGTAGGATTCTTTGATTCATATGGAGGTAATTCTACTAGTAATAAAGATGATATTAGAAGAGCTATAGCTAGTCCAAATGCTTGTTTAGCTTTATTAATATATAATCAAGGAAGTAAACACTTTATAGCTGTTATAGCTAAAGATAAAAATACAGTCTATGTAGGAGATCCTCTTAAACAAGGTTGGGAAGAACTACCTAACACTGATAATAAATTCTTGTCTTACTCTATTGCAGCATCTATATTTAGTGGTGCTATTGTTACTGGAATAGGAACTCCTGGTTTAAGAAAACAAGGAGGAACAGGAGCTACTGGTGGATTTGGTTCAAAAGGTAGAGATTTAATTATAAAAGGTGTACAAACAGTAAAAGAAAAAGTAAAGAGTGTTGCTAGAAATATAGCATCAATATTTAATAATGATATGGATGAATCTGAAACTACGACAACCACAAATCCTAATGGTGGAATATCTGGTGCTGGAGTATTTGATGGTGGATCAGTTGTTATGCCTCATGGACCTGTCGTAGAAGTATTAGATAGATCCAAATATGGTGGCGGAAAAATGGATAACGTCGTTAAATATAAAGATGGTACTATAGCAATGAGACATGGAAATGTTGGTTGGAGAATGTTTAACCCAGATTCTCATGATGCTGGATCAGAATGGGCAATACAGAAATTTGGTGCTTTACCTCCTAAGAACGGTGATAGACAAGTTACATATCCTTCACCTGCTCATGCAGATGCTGCTCAGAATTTTATGTTATTCCAGAAACCAGATGCTGGGTCTAAAAGAAGAGACTGGACAGGAATGAACTTTAAAGAATTCGTTAGTACTTATGCTCCTAAAAGTGATGGAAATGATGAAGCAGGTTATGTTAGAACACTAGAAAAAACAACAGGACTTCCTTCAACAACTAGATTACAAGAATTAACTCCTGACCAAAAGATAACTTTTTTAAGGGGAGTTAGATTACAAGAAATAGGTACAGATACTAAAGAAAAATTAGTAGATTATTATGCAGGTAAAAGAAATGCAGGTACGGAAAAAATAATTCAACAAGGTACTAATAGTGCTAAATCACAAGGAGGATCTGGAGGACCTCAACCTGCGTATATGAAATATTTAAATAATGAAGAAGTACAATATTATGGTAGGGGAATAGGTGTTTCATCGGACTCATTAAAAGCATGCTTTGTTAAACAAAAAGATGTTGGTACAGTATTAGGATTAAATGGTAAAGAAAATACTACATGTGGTATAGCATGTGCTTTAATGGTTCAAAAATTAGTATTCTTTAATGACCATAAGAAATTCGATGCTAAAGTAGTTAAACGTTATGCAGATGGTAATAAACTATTTGATAAAGATTTAGGTGTATCACAAAGATTCTTCTTAGGATTTGGTATGCAAAAATATGACATTGATAAAATTAGAGCCTCTGTAGGAAAAGTAAAAATAGGAACATTTGCAGATCAAGATAGAAAAGGTAATGCTAAGAAATGGGGAATTCAAAATCATGAAATAGCTATACTTAATGCTGGAGGTCACTGGGTAGTAATAGTGAGACAAGGTGGAGTGCCTTGGATATTAGACCCTATGCAAAATGGACCACTTAATTTATTTGAAAGAAGAGATTTAGCCCAGTTAGAAGTTGATTATGGAGTACACAGTAAAGATAGTGGAAGAATAGTAAATATGTTAATGAATTCTACATCACATATTGCTGGATTAAGTTCAGGTGCTGAAGGTAAAACTAAAAAAGGAGCTCCTATAGCTAAAGAAGATACTAGTAATGATAACAGTGGTGAGAATTCGGCTGCTGATCCTACTGGATTAACAACAGATAATGCTAATGGAGAAAGTAGTACTCCTATCAAAGGAACTTCTGCGTCATTTGGAGGATGGTTCTTTAAAGGTGAAGACGGACAACTTAAACAATTCTTTTTTGGATCTAAAGCTACTAAAGGTGGAAATAATAATGGAGTAAATACTGCTGGTGGAACTTCATTCTCTGCTGGTGCTTTAGGGTTACCTGGTAGTTGTGATGCTGTATCTGGTGTAGAAAGAGATAAAATATCACCTCCAGGAAAAGATACTCCAGCATATAAAGCTGCAGAAGTAGCAGTACAAAAATTTGGTAATAATAAGATGCAAGGTAAATGTGCTTATGGAGTAATGACCTCTGTCGCTACTGCATTTGGTAAGAACTATTCTTCATTAGCAGGAAATGCTAACCAATTCTTAGGTGCAAGTGGAGTAACAGGTAGAAGTGATGATGGATCTAGAGCTAATGTTCTTAAGCAGTTAGGATATACAACAATATCAGTTACATCAACACCAGCTGTTGGAGATATATTAGTATTTAACGATCCACGTGTTAGCGGTTGGTATGGACATATAACAATGTTAGCAGCTAATGGCCAATGGATCTCAGATGGATTACAACAACATTTCTATGTTTATCATTCACCTTCAACAAGAAGTAGTCATCCTAACTTTGCTACAACTAAATCTTCTAAACCAGAAGATGCTAAATATACATTATGGAGATATACTGGTACTGGAGGAGATGCTACAGGAAATGGTGATAAACCAAAAGGACTAAAAGATTATAAAAATAATAATAAATCAGCTAATTATTATTCAACAGGTAGTTCTTCATATAGAGTAGATAAATTATATAAAGATACAGTAGATAGTGCATTTAATAGTCCTGATGAACCTGGTGTATTAGTTAGCGAAATAGCAACAAAAGATAGTAAATATAGAACATTTAGAATAAGTTCTAATGCTGAAAGAAATGCAAATGCAGCTTATAGAGATACAGTAGCTAAAGCTAGATACGACAGACATATGAGAACACGTAATGAAGAAATGAACTTAAAGAAATTTGGTCAATTAAATGTTACGTATACTGATAGTGATGATGTATTAGCTAAAGCATTATCTGTTGCTAGTGGAGCAGTACAAGATATTAATAGTGATAATGAAATAGTAAATGTATTAACTAAATTAACAGGTGCTATTACAGATAGCACAGTTCAGAATAAATTAGGTACTCAAAAGATAATAGAACAACAAGAGAAACAAATAGAAGCTATTAAAGACAATATAGAAGAGACTAATAATATTCAAAAGAATACTGAAAAATCTGTTAAGAATGCTAAAAGAATGACTATTATACCTCCACAAACTCAAGCAGAAATAGAAGCAAATTTTGCATTAATAAAACAAGCAGAAAAAGAAATGTTTATAGGATTAGTAGATTAAAAAGGGGCCCCGTAAGGGGTTACCCTTAATTATCCGAAATTATATATAATATAATTGATAAAAAATAAAAAGAAAGGAACCAGAAGAAAGTTCTGGTCAAGGTGAAAATTATGAAAATAGTAGTAAATGCAATGGAATTAGGAAACGAAAGAGACTTCTCAATTAAAGGAGATTTCCAACATTTAGTAGAAACAGGAGTTCTTCAACAATTTATCTCTCAGTTACAAGATAAAATGGAGGAGATGGACCAATCATGTTTAACAACATTAATGAGAAATGCACGTAATCAAGAAAAGCCGTATTCAGATATATTACCACAAGATCTGAGAATAAAATTAGCAAAAACATACACTACTTTAAAAGAAAAAGGTGAAGACAATTTAGCTGAAAATATAGAAGCTTTAGCAAATCACTTCATGAATCTAGAACAAGCTTTGATGACTGAAAAAAGTCACGTAGCTTTTTTGGAATCTATGAGACCTCTTCCTATGTTTAATACTAATCCACAATCACCATTCTATCAAAGTACTTATCCTGGGTCATGTAATGGTTATGATCCAAATCGTGGAATGATCTATGCACAAATGAGACCAGTTCCAGAATTCAATCCTAATCGTTATATTTTAAATTCTTGGTATGGTTCTCCTATAGAACAGTTCAAGATGGCAAAATTTTTCCATGACATGATGTCTCATTATCTTAATTCTCTTTATATTCTAAAAGATAAAGATATCGAAGTAAGATACTATATCAGTAAAACTTTATATGAAATCCAAAGAGTACAAGAGATTATAATGGATCTCTATAGAAATAACGATAGCTTTGAAACAAAAAGATCAGATCTTGAGAGTATTTTCGAAATAATTTTCTATTGTAACAAACAGATAAGATCTTTAAGACCTGATGATAATATAATGGAATTAAAGAAAGAGGTGTTTGATAAGTTTAGACAAGACTTAGAAAATACATTCGTACAAATGAAAAAATAATATTGAGCCCCATATGGGGCTCTTTTTTTATCGTTAATTTTAGTTATCTTAAGTTTTTTTTTTTGTATATTATATAGATGATAGAAATAAATAATAACTAATGGTACTCAAAATGAGTTTAAATATTCAATGCCATTAGAATAAGGAGAATACTATGAAAATGAAATTTGACGTTAAAGGAACGATGAAAAATTTAGGAATTCTTTCAGAGGATCAAGCAGCAGATCTAAATATAAATCTGGAGTTAGAATTTGCTCCAGAGGAATTTAGAGATGTTCTAAAATACCAGCTTGAAGTATTACCTATGATCTACAATGCTATAAAGGACATACAAAAAGTCAACGAACATGAAGCGGAACAGGCAGCGAAAATATTTGAGCAGGAAGAAAAAATAAATTCTCTCGAAAGAGAGAATAGCTTCCTGAGAAAAAAAGGAGCTGAAAAAGAAAATAAGAAAGAGACAGTGCCATTTCCGTATTATGGAAATGGAAGACCTCGTCCATAATAAAAAAAAGAAACTCTTAACTGGGTTTCTTTTTTTCTCTTAATTTTTTTAAATTGTATATTATATATATGATAAAATAATATTAAAGGAGATGGTAAATATGTTAAATAAAAAAATTATGAAAAATATAGAGGATTATTGGAGAAATCGTCCTCATCTGAACCACATACAAATTTCAGAGCTCTTCGGAATTACTCCCGAAGATGCTTTAAAAATCGCATTGGAAGGAGGTATTAAAATCAAAATATAGCAGGTTTATTCCTGTTGTATTTTTTTTTACGTCAAAATATAAGCCCCCATTGGGGGCCATATTAATATCTTAAATATTTTTCTAATACAGATGGATCTTTAATTTGATCATGAGTACTTTTACCTAAATTGATTACAGTTGATTTCGTAAAGTCTTCAAATGTCATACTATTATAAGTATTACTATTTTGTACTAGATCTGTTACTCCTAGTGGAGTTAAATTTTTACTATTACTTAATCTAGCTATAGTACCTTTTTCATCAACAAACATTTGTCCTAACATAATCTCTAAATACACCCTAGGAAAATTCAAAGATACGTTTGTTTTCATAGCATTAATCATAATATTGTAATATTTTTCTCTGGGAATAGTAGGACTTAATCTACCTAATAAGAAGTTATTAAATAAAGCATATACATTATTAATAGTAGCTACAACTTCATCATTCTCTATAATTACATCTCCTGCTTCAAAATGTATAATTAAATGATTACCATCTTCACTTTCTGTTACTTGTTCAGATGTATACAAAGGAATGGTAACTCTGGTACCTAAAGTTATTGTCTTAGTAGTCATACTACCACCTTCATGTATAATTAATAATGATCCAAATAAAAAAGTATTAAGATTTCCATTTACATCTTCTTCTACATTTTCTTTATGGATTATTAATTCACATTCTTTATTACAAACTATCTTATGTCCATCTTTACTGAAATAATCTTTCATTTATCCTCCTTGTACTATTATAAAGATATTAGAGGAATCTTTCTACAAATTTCTTCGAATATTTCATATAAATATGATTTATCTAAAGATACTTCGAATAATTGTTTTTCGATAGACACGAAAGCCCATCTATTTTTTTTGTCTCTAAATTCATGATATAAATCTTGTATAATAGCATAATTGATATCTATAACTTGCTGTTTAGACATGTTGTACTTACCATTATTAATGTCATGTATATGTTCTTCTAATTCTGTACTAATACCTAATACATTTCTTTCGTATGCTAAAATAAACATTTCAGCTAATGTATCTAATAACATAGAAAAATCATTTGTTAATCCTACAGGAACATTTCCTTTCTGTAATCTATCTTTAAATATCTTTTTGAAAAAGATACCTTTAATTAGACTAATGTCTGTTTTCTTTTTCTTTTCTTCTTTTATTTTAGATCTTTTACTTTTAGCTACATGTTCCATATTACTTATACTATCTTTATGCTTACTAATATTTTCTACTAATTTCTTTAATTCTTTTTCATCATTTAAATATTTACCATAAATTAATCTTACTGCACTTTTGTATGCTTTCTCTGTTACTAATTTTCCAAATTCTTCATCTCTCATTTCTTCTACACTATTTATGATATTTAAAAATTCTACAAAAATATCTAATTTTTTATTTTTACCATCAATCAATAATTCTTTTCCTTCTAAAGTATCATTTAATTTAACTGGGTCTACTAAATATAATTTATATTCTTCATCACCTTCTAAAGATTGAGCTAATCTTTTAAATTCATCTTTTAAATAATATGTAATTCCTTCATATGTTACATCTAATAAATCCATTTCATGTTCTATACTATCTTTATCTGTAGTAAAGAATATAGGTAATAAAAGATATAATCCTTTAGATGTGTCTTTAAAAAGATCATTAACAGTTCTATGTACATTTTCTTTCATCAATGTAGCAAAATCTAATCCGCCTTCATCTGTTATACTCTTTTTTAATATTTCTTTATCTTCTTCTCCTATAGATTCATCTTTTTCTATTATAGATCTTAAGGATAATTCTTCTAAATCTTTTTGTATTTCTTCTAAAGATTGAACTATTTCTTCTCCTGCATCAGCAATAAATTCACCATTTTTTATTACCTCTACTTTCTTTCCTTCTTCTTGCGATCTTTCGTCACTTACTATTATTTTAACGTCTTCTGGCATTATGTTTCCTCCTAAATTTAATATATGGTAAAAAGTTCAATAAAAACTTGAGATATTATAAATTGATCTAGTATGGCTGTAAAATAGTCATATAATCCAACCTATATGGCCAATTTTATATCATCTAGTTGAATTTAAAAAATTATATAATTTTTTAATCAAAATCAAAAATGTAAAAAATTGAATTGAAAGGAGAATAAGTATGTTACAGTTCATAAGAAATACAGGTAATACACCTCTACATAAAGATCCACATGTATCTTATAATGTTATAGACGAGTCTGTAATTTCTTATCCTACCACTACTCCTAACACAGGAACAATGTTTTGTCCTATATATACAGAAAAAGGTGTTAATGGTGTAGTTAAACACTTTAGTGGTACAAATGGATATAAAAATTTAATAAATACATATGGAGAACCTAACGTTGTTAGATTCGGTCTTCCTTACACAGCAGTTGTTTCACATATGCTAAAAGGTGGAGATGTAGTAGTAATATCTGTTAAACCAGATGATGCAACAAATGCTGGATTTATTTCATATGTTCAAATAGAAACAAAAAATGCAGATACATCTTCTATAGAAAAGACTTTAGGATGGATTAAATCTGATGGGTCAGGATTCGTAGAAGATCCTTATGCTGATACAGAAGCTGGATTACCTAGACCTACTGTTCAACATATAGCTCATAAAATCTACACAAGTAGAATATCTTTTGTTACTAAAGAGATAAGAAATATTAAATCCATAGATGACTTAAGTTTAATCGTTCAAAGTGACTTTGAAACTGAAATATCTAAAACAGCACCTGGTACAAAAAGATTGTTCCCTATAATGTATGGTATGTATAAAGGTAAAGGATCTTATGGTAATAATTTCCAATTTATAACTAAGAAATCTACAGTATCTATAAATGGAAGACCAACTATGCAAACGTACATAAGAGATGGTCTTAAATCAGAAACATTGGAGAATACTCAATTAACAGTATCTTTAAATAATGATGTATATGATGGAATACCTATATATATTGAAGGTAGATATGCAAATGCTCAAGAAGACTTTATTATAAAATCTATTGATCAAATATCTATGAATCAATTAGGAGAAGTTATATATAAATTATTTGATAAAGTTAAATTATTCTCACAAGGTAGCACATTAGCTGGTACACAAGCACTAGCTTTAGAAAAGAAAATTAATGATATTAAAGCAGATTACTCTAAACCAAAAGATCCTAACTATACTGCTCTTCAATACTTTAATCCTGCTGATTTATCAGATTTAGGAAATATATTTGAAGTACAAAATATAGGTAGAGTAGAATTTAATGGAGGTTCTGATGGAATCTTAGCTAATGAAGAAAGATTCGATTGGGAAAAGGTTTTCGAAGTAACTGAAAATGGAAGTAGAAAAAATAAATATATTTATGCTGAAATGTTTAAGAAAGCATTTACTGGAGAACTTTCTAATGAAATCTTCTCTTATTGGGCAAATCCATCTGATTATGTTATTGATATGGGATATCCTAGATCAGTTAAAGAAGCTATGGTTATGTATGGCGAAAAAAGAGGAGAAACACAAATTATTTTCAATGCTCCAGTTAGTATAACTTCTTATACAGAAGCTATCAATTTCAAAAGAATGTTTAACCATGAAGATAGAAACTATACTTACTGTCCTGCTAACTTCGAATATTTAGATCCAATATCTAATAGAACAGTTAGAGTTCCTATGTCATTTGCATTAATGAGTAATATAGTAGCTCACTATCAAAATGGATTCGAAAAACCTATTGCTGGAACAGTTAATAATGGTCTTATAAGAGATGTTATGATTAATACTCATAGAGGTCTTGGAGATATGTCAGTAGAAAATAATGATATACTTATAGATAATGGATTCTTAGTATGTAAAAACTATAGAAATGGTGCACTTTATTTAAATAGCCAAAGATCTAACTATAAGTTGACAGAAGATTCTGCTTTACAAGAATTCCACAATAACTCTATAGTAAATAGAATCATTAAAGATGTTACTGTATGTTTACAAGATCATCTACATAGATTAACTTCTGGAGAAGATTTAACAGTAATAGAAAAAGCAGTTAATGCTGTATTATCTGTTTATGCTCCTAAAGTAGAAGAATTAAATTATACAGTATCTTATAAAAATGCTTTTGATAAATCAATTGGTATGTTAACTCATGACTTTGATATCAAATTCTATAGATCTATTAGAAACCATCATTTCAATGTAAGAGCATTAGGTAATGTTGGTTAATCTTAAAGGGAAGGAGAATAATAATGGCACAAATTAATAGTGTATTAGATACAATGTCATATGTGTTAGGTGACAAAGGTAACCACATTAAGAATTTAACTACTGCTGGAAAAGGTAGAGCACAAGATGATAAATTCTTTACTGAGTTAGTATTATTTGACAACAGAACATTTAATCAGCTACAACCGTTCATAACAGGTCGTGGTATATTCGTTGCTGGTCAAATGCCTAAACACATGGAAATCTTATATCCAAAAGAAACAGCTTACTTCAAAGTGTTATCATCAACATGTATTATCGGGGTCAGCGGTTTCAATAACGAAGTATTGGACGTAGATACGGTTAATGCTGCTACAGATCAAAATAGTGCGACATACGTTACTAAATTGACTGGTAAGACAGACAGTATTACATTAACTTATCTATGTGAATTTACTTCATTAGTAATCTATAACTATGTTACAACATGGATGCACTTAATCTATAACCCTGGATCAATGGCTGCTGCTTATTGTCACTTAACAGGACTAGAATACCATGAAGGTAACCATAGTATGACTGGAGTATATGTTGTGACAAATCCTTCATATCAAACAGTCGAAATTGGAGCTGTATTCTATGGAATGATTCCAACAGATAACCTACAACAAAACTATTTAAACACTACATTCGGACAACATGATATCCCTACTGTAGAATTGACATTTAAAGTTCATACTTATACTACTGCATTACCTAACGTAATGGAAGTATGTAAGAAAACATTAGATGACTATGTAAATAGAACAGCTATTGTAGATTATAGAGTTAAGAACGTTCCTAAATCATCAGACTTCTTAATAGGATAAAAATAAACATATAAATAATGACAGCCCATTGTGGGCTGTTTTTTATTTTTAAAAAATACATTATAATAGAAAGGAAGAAGAATATGTCAGATTTAAATAACATATTAAAAAAATATGCTGTAGGTGAATCTTTAGGTATTAAAGTTAAAGAAAAAAAAGTAGCCCCTAACATAAGTGACATTATTACTGGTAGAGTATTAGATAAAACATATACGATCCATGGTGAAAGTTTTGATCTAAAAAATAGCATAAATGAAATCATTGATTATAAACAAGGTAAACAACCTTCATCTGAAATATTTGGTTTCTCAGCAAGAGAAAAAGTTCAAAGAATGGGTCTAGATCTAGACGCTGTTAGAAAAAGAGGATATTCTTTTAAAGGGAAGTCTAAAGAAGAAATGAATGAATTAGGAGATAAATACTTAAAAGATATAATATCTTATTCCATATCAAATATATATGAACCAAACGCATTTAAAAGAATAGGTCAACTTAAAAAGAATCCTGATGGGACTATTGATGTAGTAGTAACAGGTGATTTGAATTCAGTTAACCATTATATAGAAAATGCTGTTGGAAAAAATAGTAATAGAATAATGGAATATAATACTAATTCAACTGAAAAAGGTGTTAATAGACCAACTGCCATAAATGCTGGATTAGTAGGTGGTATGGCAGCATCGATGTTAGGTGTGGCAGCTATATCTTTTGTAGTACCAGCCCCTACTACTGTATTAGGAATGCTAATTTTAGTTGGAACTTCTATAGCAATTTCTGGTTCAGTAACTTTAGGACTTATGAACTTAGTAGAACAAACCGCTTACCAATTCTTAAAAATGTCTAGTGAGTCTAAAAAATCATCTACAGTAAAGTATATTAATACAGCTGTCGCTATAAATTCTGTAGAAATAGTTAGAGCAGAATTTGAACATTTAGCTGAACAGGCTAAAGAAAAAACAAAGTCTGGAGATAAGATCGCTGTTAAAGAATTAAAAATTTTCAATAAATATGCGAAGAACTGCGAAAGATACAAAAAAGTCTTAGAAAAAGAACTAAAAAAACTTGAACCTAAAGTTAAAGCTGAATTAGAAGCTCAAAAATAAACGATGAATAATAAAAGCCCCCATCGGGGGCTCATTATTTTTATGCATTTTTTAAAATTTTACTGGATAATCTTTTAATATTTGATCTAAAACAATATCTTCTTCTGTTATTGCTTTAGCGTTTATTAATTCTCCTACTAAATAGCTTAAACGTAATAATGCTCCATCGTAAGAATAAAATGGAGATAAGAAAATAAAATTATGCTTATACCAAGAAGATTCAGACATCGTGTATTCATTAGGATGATCTATTTCAGATACATTGTATTTACATGTCTTTATACCTTCTATAATTTCACTTACTGTTTCATCTTCCAATTTTCTTATAGCATCTATTATTTCAACCCATTTATGTAAAAGTAATACATCCTTTACTTTTATTGTTATTTCTGATTTATCTTTAACTTTTTTTGATATACCTTTTTCATCAATATAAAAAATTACTATTTCTATACGTTTTTCTTCTTCCAGTTCTAATCTTACTTGAATAAAGAACTTATCTCTAGATAATAGATTAAAATCATCTATTCGCATCACAGGTTCTAACATTAGCCAATAAAAGATTCTATAAACATTAGAATCACTCCTTTTTTTCTAAATTTAGACGATTATAAATCTTATTAATAAATAAATTTTTAAAATCGTACATGTTCATTTCATATATTTTATTTATTTCATTTTTGTCATCAAATACTTCTCCATCTGTTAAAAAAGCTTTTACTATATAGTCTATGCTATTTAAATGATTATTGAATATATTTACTAAATTAGATCCTACAAAAGAATATAATTCATTTAAGTATTTTACATTAAATATTTCATCGAAATGTTCTGACATATTAAATAATGCTACTTTATTAAATTCTTTCTCATTCATTAATATAAGATAATATTTTCTATTCATCTTTCTAACGTCTGTTTTAAATACATTAGCACTATGTAATATTTCTTGACATATTAATAATTCAAATAAATTATCAAATTCAAATATATCTCTATATTTCTGTAATTCTTCTAAATCATATTCTATATTATCTAATTTAAATTCTAAATCATGTCTTTTGAAATAATCTATTCTATGTTCAGATTGATATATTACAAAACATAGATCCTCTGATATAACTTTTAAACTTAACTTAATTGCTTCAGATATTTTATCAGTATTATTTACTATATCCATCATATTATTATATGCTTGTTCAAATCCTTTTATATAATTATATCCAACAACTTCTTTTAAATTTTTAAAGTTCTCTACAATATCCATATTAGATACAGCATTTATAATTACATCAGCTTGTGTCGATAGATTTTTCATCGTATTCCATACTAACATTAGACTAGGCAATAATATTAGACTGTCTATAATAGTTATCTCTAATGTACTATAATTCATACCTATTCGATACGTAGATCTTAAATTCTTACTTTCTAATGACAAAGCATTATTTAAAAATTCCATATATATAGGTATTAACATTTTAGCACCATTAATATATCCAAAAGGAATTATTATATGTATTTTAGCTCCTATATAGTTATCACTTTTTTTCCAATAGTAATTATTATCTTGTGTTATATTATACAACGATAACACTTCTTTGATGTTTTTCATCTTTTTAAATCCTCCTTAAAAAATATAAAACGAGGTTTAAAAAATAAGGTATATCTTATCATATGTGTGGAGTTTCCCACAAAAAATTAAACATTCTCTTATATTTTAATAAAAGGAGACCGAAAAATGTACAGAGTAATGAAAGATTTTTCTCATGATGAATTAATAATTAATACACATTATATAAGACCACGAAATAAAGAAGAAGATGATTCTTTATTAGTAGTAAGTAAAAATATAAAAACAGGAGAAAAGATAATGAGGGAATATCCAAAACCTCAAGTACCTGTATATATATTATCGCCTAAATATAAAAAGAAAGATTATTTAGAATTTGCTAAAAAAGAAGAGTTAGAAGAACATTGGGTCAGTTATAGATATAGAGTATTTGAATTAGCTCGTTTATTAAAATTCAATGATTTTACAGATAAATTAAGAAAGAAACAAGTAGAAGCTAATCATATACATTTAGATAAAAGATTATTTGGTACAGATTTACATATAGAAGATTTAGTAATGAAAGAATATTTCAAATTCTGTCTTAATAGAGATGAATCTGGTAACATAGTGATAGATTTCCCTAAAATAGATCATTTTGATATAGGGGGGCTAGATATAGAAATAGATGTAAAAGAAGAAGCAGAAAGAGAAGATCAACCTGTAATAGCTAATACTGTTATAGATAATAAATCTTGGAAAATTTTAACCTCTTGTTTGATTAATGATAAATATAAAGGTCAAAAAGAAGTAATGGAAGATATAGATAAATTTAAAAAAGAATTCCATCAAATATTATATGACCATATAGAAAATATAAATGTAGATGAAGATGATCCAAAGAAAAAAGCTAAAGTAGAAGCTACAGTAAAAAATTTAATTCATAGTATGGCTGATCAATTAGATTTAACTTTAACTTTTGAAACAGATGAAAGAGAAGTTATCAGAAAACCTGTTGAATTTTTATTTAAGAAAGCTAATCCTGATATATGTTATATTTACAATGCTATGTTCGATATAGGACATATGAAAATAAGAGCTGAAAAATTAAATATGGACTACGACGAATTATTTCAATTTAGACCTGATACACCAAAATATACCAGTTTTAATTATCATAATGATGATCCGGATCCAAAGAAAAGAGAGCATTATTATAATGCGTATAATCCAACAAAAATAGTAGACCAATTATTACAATACGCACAACTTCGTAGAGGAAAATTATTTGCGTCATACTCATTAGATGCTGTTACTAAAAGAGAAATTGGTGTATCTAAATTAGATTATTCTAAAATATGTTCTTATATTGGAGATTTTCCATATGTAGATTTTAAAATGTTTATTATATATAACATTATTGACGTATTTATGATGTTAGTATTAGATAGAATGACTAATGATTGTTACTCTCAATTATATACAAGATTAAATCTATGTACTGAATGGGGAAGAATAGCTAAACCAATGAAAAGAACAGTTAATGTTTTTGATACATTAGCAGATGTACAAGGATTTATAGCAGGTAATGAAATAAATGCTTTATTCGTTAAATTAAATAGAGAAAGGTTAAAGAAAATAGAAAAAGCTAATCCGGGATTATATAATGTTATTATGCAGTTAAGAGCTGCTAATACAGATGATAAGAATGATAACCCTTACAGAATACAAGGTGGTCATGTAGCTGATCCTAATAAGATTAGGCAAGGAACAGCTAAAAATAATATTTATGATTTCCCAGTAAATGTGTTTCGTAAATTAGTTAATTGTGCAGATTTAGATGCTGCATCAATGTATCCTAATAATATTATAGCTAATAATGGTAGTAAGACTACGTTATATGGTATATTACAGTCTATTAATGGTAAAACAGGAGATAATTTACCACAAAGAGCTAATCTTGCATTATTAAATGAAAATTTTTCTTCTATAGGGGAACATTTTTTTAATTTACCAAATGTAGAAAATATATTACAAGATTATTATGAAGTTAAACCAGTATACAAAAGAAGAGTACCTGAAATATCAGGGTATAGTACAACAGATATTAATTTTGATCCTAAAAATAAATTTATGGAGAAATATCGTAAGTTATTATGGAAAATGCAAAATAGTAAATATGATCCTAAAGATGTAGAAGCTGGTGTTCAACCAATAAGTAAATATTTCTTATCTAATGATAATAATTACATAAGATTTTCTTATTATAATACCTTAATAGAATTAAAATTAGAAGGTGAAGGTACTTTCAACGAATTGTGTGGTTTTAAAAATAAAGGATTCATATGTGGTGAATTATTAATGAAAGATGCTATCATAAAAGATAGACACGAAGATTATATTTCTTATTTAGCACCATCGGGTAATTATCCTAAGTTAGGAGAAACATTATTTAAAAGGAACTTTACAGATGAAGAAATGCTAGAGATGATACAAGCGAAAGTTAAACCATTTACGATGGATTTAAATGGACATAAATTTAATGCTATGGGAAGATTATTATTTTGGGATAAAGATAGTGCTTTATATCCATTACATGGAACATTATCAGAAGTAATAAATGATAAAGGTGCTATATCAGAATCCGGTGTTTTATTGCGATTAATAAATAGTTATGATATAGACAAAAATAATAGATTGCAAGTAACACAATCTATAATGTTATATAAAAATTAAAAGAGGCGAGTATAATGATAAAAATAAAACTTAATGATGAAAAATATAAAGAAAATGGACCTGATTTATATGAAATATATTTTAAAAATTATTCACATATAGGTAGAAACAGCATGATTTATTTCTTAGCAAAAACTACCCATAGCAAAGATAGTATGGTAGGTGACTTAATTTCTAACAAAGAACGATTAATGGTTCTTATTAAAGATAGAATAGATTCTGATCAAAGAAAAAGGTTTTAAATGTAATGCCCCCTTATGGGGGCTTATATTATTACCTTAAAAATATTAAATTATATATTATGAATGTGGATAGAAAATAAAAAAATAATAAGAGGAGTGATAATTATGTTAAAGGCAAATCATTATTTTAATGGAAGTATTCATTTTGAATTAAAAGGAGGTTTAAAGCTAGTAATCAATCATAACATTCTAACAGGAGTTTATAAACATACTTCATTTGTAGATTTAATTGTACTTCAAGGAGATTGTCATGAAGTATTTAGAATAGGTGCAGAATTAGATGTAGATAAATTAACTCAACAAGTTGACATGTTATGTAACACGTTAAAAAGTTTTATCAGAGAATACATACCTGGTCAAAGAGTAGGGTTGAGAGATACCGTTTTAAAAGATCTTATCAGAACGTTAGTTGTTTATCCTGACGTGTTTAAAACTTCTTCAATTCTTTATAGACAACTTCAAAATACAATATTTACTTTAATAGGTGAAGAAAGCTACCATTACGTTACAGTATTTGATGCAGTCTATGACGATGAATCTGGTGATCACGTTATAAATAAATACATAAAGTATAGAGCTGGCTATGATTTATTTGAATTATGTGAAACAAAGGATGAGAACGGTGAAATAGAATACTGGAATGGAGATGAAGATAACGAAGATGACGACTACGATGACGACGACATAATAGAAGAAGAAGTAGTTGAGGAAGTCGTTGAAGAAACTGTCGAAGAAGCAAAAGATAAAAGAAAACAATTTGAAAAGATGGTAATAGAAAAGGAAAGAAATAAATTTGCACCTATTAAAGATGATGAATTGGGTGCTTTACTGTGTGATATTGATAGTTCTTCAGTGTGGAAATTAGATAGAGCAAATTCAAGAGAAAATCATGATTTCACAGTGTTCCCGTTTGGTAAATACTTCTTTGAAAAAGATGAAGAAAATAACACAGCGAAAATATTTCACGATGCACCAAAGTCTAAAGAAGACGTGATGAAAAAGTTTTGTTATAATCTTGATCTTATTCATGAATGTAACAGATTTGAAGATGTGTGGGATGTTCCAAAAGACGAATACATTTGTGAAATCAAAGAAATGGAAAAATACATCGAAGAACACACATTAGAAGAAATCTGTTCACCTGAAGGAAGATACTTTTTCGTAACTATGTTAAGAAACATTTTAATGACAGATTATGATATATATCAAGATAAAGAAACAGGTACTTGGCAGTATGATGACGATGAAGAAGATCTTGAAGACGAAGAGTAAAATTTACGTTAAAATAAAGAGCCCCCAATGGGGGCTTCTTTTTTTGTCTCCTTAAAATAATATTTTTATATATAATATA